GCATAACGTTCAAACACGTACTGTTGGTAGAGTATACTATCTATATTCTTTAGAAATGTGCCGAAGTGTTGGCTTGCCAAACAATTATGACACTTGTAGTACAAGTCATTTCGTTGACGATAAAAATAACCCCGTGCCTTGTTTTTATTGGTGCGAGAATCACCACACACAATGCACCGGCAGTTCCACAAATCAGTTTTCTTTTTCTTGAACAACGGTAACCGATGTCCAATCAAGTTCAAATATTTGGTATCAATAAAATAAGACATTGTGCGTTATCCTCCTATACAGAAAGATATAACACAATGTCTCGGTTGTCAATACGTGTTATTTAATTATTCTGGCGACAATTTCGTGAGCGAAGGTACCTAGGGCGATGCTACCACCCATCATCAACCATTTCCAACGTTCCAATTCACCTATGCGTTTTTCCAAATCTTTGCTTAGGTCTGTGTTAGTTTTGGTTTCTTCGGTGATGCACTTCTTGATGTCTGCCATTCCATACGTCATGGCAGTCATTAATCGTTGTTCTGTTTCATTGATATCATCAGACAATTCACGGCTAACAGTTGTGATGCGTGAATGTAATTCTTTAATATCACCTTGAATTTCCTGCCGGCGTTTTTCCACCAAAGTGAAAAGCTCCTCGTCTATATCGTCCTGTTTGTTTAACCGTTCTTCATGAACAGCCAACATTCGCGCAATACTGTTGGATACATCCCCCATCTTCTCAATGGCGGTATCCATTTTTTGAAAAAGCGATGTCGTTCTGTTGACATCGCTTTCCAAAAGAGCAACCTTGGTTTCTAAATCCATTTCCTATTAGGCTTCAGGCTTTTGCTTCTTCACCTTACCACCATACTTCTTCTTTGCCTTGCCTGCTTGTGCCTTGGCACTTTTCACAACACGCTTTGTTTCAGCTTCTACATTTTTAACGGCGGCAACAGCATCGGCAAAATCAACTTTGCCGTCATTGTTAACATCGGCAATGTCTTTGGCAGTTGAGATGGCTTTATCAGCGCCATCCTTAATCTTCAACTTCAATCCAGACACAGGAGCGGACTTTGTATTTTTCCACGCAAAGAATGTTGCAAGTGCAAGACCACTTATCAAAATAATCCAAAACATAATATTTCTCCTTTATTTTTTGTTTGATGTCTTTTTAGGTTTACGACGAAACATTTTTAACTTTAACAACGGATCATACTTGGCAATTTGTGTTTGCCCAGAATGTGCAATATTATTGACAGCTACTCCCGTCAATTCTTCGATAAACAATTTAAATGATTTCATATCTTTCGTAATTTATTTATAAGAAAATTGTCTAGCGGTACTTCAGCTTCGTTTATTTGTTTATTGATATGATAATTGTCCGGCAAGTAGTTCAAGTATACTAAAAATGTTTTAACTTGAGGCCAATGTACATGTTCAATTTTAAAGAACAGCGACGGCACTACAAAATTTCCAAACACATTGTACAACAAGATGATGTGATTCAGAATTAACTTTTCTGAGATTTCTCCGGTTTTGTTATATTTACGTAGCAAACGTTTAATATACTTAAACCGTTTCACATCATCTTGAAATTCTTTCATCCCAGAACAACTAGGATTGTTATAATGTTTTATTGCATACAATAGAAAATTTTCATCATTTAACATAATAATATTTACATTTATACCACTGTTGCTGTGCCGCCCAACACCCACCAATCACTACCGTACCAAACAAGAAGTGCTGTATCTCCCGCTGAATTAAACGTGATACTTGTTGCCTTGATGTTACTTGTAATAGTAGAATTTGCCGATGCTGATGTACACATGATGACTTTAATTTGTCCTTCATACAGCCCATCACTGATACCCAGCGAACTGGTTGTTCCAGTATTACTTATAAGTGTTAACGTTTGTGTTGTTTGAATGGTTCCTGATCCTGCAAGTGTTTGAGCACCATTGAAGGCCAAAGCAATCAGTCCAGAAAATTTCGTTAAACTATTGGGCAAATTAGCCAATAATGTTGAAATTGAAATTTTCTTGTCAGCAGTTCCTTGAATAAGGTACAGTACGTCCGCCGAATTGACGGACGTAGCTGCACTAAAATCTGTTACTTTGCTATCTGCCATGAGTTAGTCTGATTATGCGTCTGGGAATTGGATGTCATCAGCAGCATCACTTGTGATACCATTCTTTGACAATGCCACAAGCACTTCATATTGAATACGTCCTGCATGTTGACCCACGCCCACCTTTCTCTTTACCCAACCAGTGTGTGCTGCTGAAGTTCCTGTTTCACCTGTACCCTTGGCTGCTGTTGCAGTTGCAGCTGTTGAAGCCACCTTTTCAAAGTATTGTGCATTGTTACCAGTACCTGAGATGTCAACAACAGTTTCTACTGTGTATGTTAGACCTGTCAATGTACCAGCAGTTGTTGTAAGAGCTGCACCAGCTTCAGTTGTTAGTGTGAAGCCTGTTACGTTAGGTGATGAACCAGTAACGGCTGACACCGTGTATACAGTTCCTGTGGCGTAACCTGTGATGGTTGCAGTACCACCTAGTGTACCAGTGATGGTGACACGGTCGCCTGAAGCAAGTGTTGAGTTACCGCAAGTGAATTGACCACCTGTTCCTGAAACAGCAACAGTTGCTGCCAAAGTGCCTGTTGTGGTTGCTGCCTTCACCTTGAAGGCATTGGCTGTTAAACCAGCAGTGGCAACATAGTATGTTGTACCAGAAGTAAGACCTGTTGCAGAAGTACCACCACCGTTGTTGTATACAACAACACTTCCTGCTGTAAGACCGTGACTTGTATAGGCGATGGTGTCAGTTGATGTTGTTACACCTAAAGTTGGGATGGTTACCCGAGCCTTAGGAATAACTACAGTAGGAACTGTTTCGTATGATGAACCTGTGTTTGTGACTGCAATAGAGGTTACTGCACCGCCTGAGATAGTCGCTGTAGCTGCTGCTGATGAACCGCCACCGCCTGTGAATGATACGGCAGGAGCTTCCACATATAATGTGCCACCATTTACTACAGCAACAGAAACTACATTGTCGCCGCCTGCACCAATTTCAGTGGCATTAACACCGAACACTTCGGTTGATAAGATGCTTGGATCACTTGGTAATGATGTTGGCTTTTCACTTAAAGTGTATCCTTCGCCGCTGAATGCTGACAACACCACTTGTGGATTGGCATTGATGACTTGGCATGATGTATCAGAAGCAATAGAAATGATAATCATTTCTTGGTCTCCTACACGAATGAAGTCGCCTGGTGCTGCTTCAGTTGTGAATCCTGTTGAAGAACCTGTAATCACACCACGACCATAATCTAAGCTATGTGTCAATGTGTGTGATGCACCAACACCGTCAGTTGTGGCAAGAATGCTGCCGAGCAATGCGTTTGCTTCAGTTGCAGCTAATCCTAGTGTGTTTGTTGAAAGATTCACAACATAATATGTTGAACCTGATGTGAGTCCTACAATTGATGTGCCGCCACCGTTTGAATATACTACGGCATCGCCTGTTTGAAACGGATGACTATTTGATGTGATGACACCAGCGGCATGAGCAGTAGCGCCGTTGAATGTGATGGTAGGTGCTGTTAATGTTATTGTACCTGACGATGTTTTATCGTCTGCTTTACCCCAGCCTGACATATGTTATTCTCCTGAATTATAGAGGTGTTCGACTTTATTGAAAAATTCTTTTACATTTTCTTTTGGCAAATCTGCAATATTCGTGATGCCGTATTCCTTCATGGTTGAAAGAAATGCATTTTCGTAGCTTTCTCTCATACCTTTTGCATTATCACGACGGCGGCGAAGTTCAGCTTTGGCACGACTTGCCACGCGCTTATCTTCAGGAGAGAGTTTACCCCCTGCGCGTTCTTTACTCTTTACATTGGTAGCCAAGGTGGATAACATTCCTTCTGGCATACGCTTTAACGTTTCATCACTTTTTTCAGTAACTATTGATTCCATGGCAGGGTTCCGTGTTTGGGTGACTATGGTACGCATTCGTTGAAATATTGCAGAATCATCAAAAGACATACTCATTAACTTATTTAGAAGTGTTGCAATAACCATACGGTCATCAGGAGTTAACATTGTACCACTTTGAATTCTATATAATGCTCTACGTAAAATGGGGAGTGTTTGTAACGGCATCAATCCCAATCGAACAAGAAGTTCCAATTTGGATAAATCGAAGTTCTCCCCAAGATTTTCACGTTCTAATGTTTGCATATGCACTTCCTAAAAAATTATATGACTATTTATATGAATTAGCAATTCCATTTACGAAGTGCTTTGTTGATACGAGAATTTGGGTCTCTGGCCGTCTTGGCTGAAGTTAATCTTTTCTTCATTCCGCCCATTCTGGCACAGAAACTCTTTCTCCGTTTGGCTGCTTTACTTCCCGCCTTCAATTTGGAGGGTTTTGTGGTTACAGCCATAGACAACTTACTGCCGGGATTTTCACGGCGATATGATGCAATGCCTTTTCTATTTAATCCGCCTGACGCACTTTTACCTTCTTTTCGTTGCCAGGCAGGAGCGGCTTCTGTGATGAATTCTCTGAATGATAGCATGTCTTGTTCCTATAGTTTATTTTTTTCTTTTTCGTGTTCTTCTGTTAGCAATGCGCTTCATTTCTATCTTTCGTAAGTTAGGGCGTAAGCGGATAGTTTGACGCGCAATGAATGCCTGAAATGGTACGCGCTTCATCAATGTTTCAATACGAGATTTTTCTGCAGGAGACAATGATGTTCTGGGACGATTACGTAGAATTCTCTTATACATCATTCTACGCGCTGCCAACTTTGCACGTTGTTGAATACGTTGCGGTGAGGCGGAACGATTCAATGCCATGTTCTTATATAGATTTCTTTTATGACGAGAACGTATGGCAGAGAAGCGTTTTTTAATTCTGCCCATGGGTGTCAACCCCTTTTCCATCAATACTTCTTCATCCATTTCATAATCTTGAAGTAGGTCTTCCCATTCTTCTTCTGACATCTCATCATACATGACTTCTAACTCTTGTAACAATTCATCATCAGAGGGATCGGATAAATCAATTTCATTATCCATATATGGGGCAAGTGTGTCACACATCTCAATTTCAACAAATTCCTTAAAGGTTTTTGTTTTCTTGGGATGTTGACCGGGTGTTTGTTTGAGCCACTTGCGTGTTAGCTCCGGAGTGCCCCATTCATTTTTCATGCGGTACCCATGGGATTAGTTCTGTGTGCATCATCAATCTTAGGCTCAGGATTATTCTTGTATGAGTCTTTCACCCATGCCAAGAAATCTTTAAACGTTAATAGCGAAATTTTTTCTTCGACTTGTTCTTTAATGGGAACGCAGTTAGGAACTTCTTTGCCGTTCTTCATTTTTGTACCAATTGATTGATATCCTTTCCAACAGGGATTTTTCATTTTTTTCATTTTAGTAGTACCGAAGTAGTTATGGCACCTGCTATAAATCCTGTAACGGCCATTACCTTTCTACTGGGTAAAGGAATGCCAAACATCTTGTTGGGATTTTTCGGTGCTGGGGGAATGTTTAATACAACCTTTTGCAGACTGTCACGGGACGTTGTAAGTAAGAATATTGCGTTGTCTTTATTTTGTAGAGCTTTGTTTAATTGTCCAATTTGTGCATCTTGTGTATCTATTGTATTTTCTTGTTGTTCAATGATTGAATCTTGAAGCGAGATGATTGATGTCATGTGCGATAAAGAATCCGTGACAGTCTGCGGCATTTCGGTTTCTTTCAATAAAGCAGCTCGTCTACTTTGTAATATAGACGTTGTGTTTCGTAATTCTAGTACATCTTGGGCATATTCACTGGCTTTGTCTTGTGCAAGTTTTGCTTCAGTTTCTTCAATGATGATTTGTGTTTTCAAACTATCAGCAAACTTTACTGCTGAATCTGCTTGTGCTTGGAATATCTTGTAGTTATCAATATACTCCTGCATTTTATCTTTACTACGACCATCCATGTAGACAAAGATGACCCATAATGATATGGATATTGCAATCATATATTTTAAATTCTTTGTCAACATGGAAAGGTCCTCTTTTTAATTATTTATTACTTCAACAAAGCGTAGAATTCTTTGAAGTGCTTGATTCTATCTGCCAAGCCAATAGTACCACCGTTTACTTTCTTTGTGATGGCTGTGACATCGGCATCTGTGGCACCCTTGTCTGACAAGGCATTCAATCCACGTGAGTTCCAGAACCAAGCGGCTGAAAGAAGGGGATACTTGGTGGCAACCAAATCAGGTGTTTCAAGAATGTTTTCTGGTACCACCTTATCAAAGGCACCATAGTTATCCTTACCTGTCAATTGAATGTAGCCACGACCACGATACTTGTATCCTTCACCTGAGGCTTCTGGACCATTACCCATACGACCGCCGTAAATAAGATTGGCAATCTTTTCAGGCTTACGTTCGTATTCCAATGCCTTGGCTTCGGTTGGGAAATACTTCTTGAACAATCCCAACAATCCCTTGGCGCCATAGTTCAAATTTTCATTGACTGCCTTGAAGTTGCCTGATTCATGTCCACATTGTGACAAGAAGTGGCATAAACGAAGTGGGGTATTGATTTGAAACTTTTCCATGACTTCTGGAATTTGTGCGATTACAGTATCGGGAACATGTCCCTTGAGCTTTTGAATATCCATTTATTTGTTCCGGTTAGAGTTAACGAGTTTCGCGCCATTGCATTGATGCAAAGGCATTGGTATCAGCAGTAGTGCTTAAGTTTCTGGCAACTAAAGCAAAAATGTTACTTTCAGTAGATGTGATGTTTTGACTGATATAGGCACGTTTTGCCTTGATGGGATCGGCAATACTATTGCCACCAGAGGCTTGTTTTCCTGAAGGATTGTTGGCAGCAACGAATCCACTTGCAAACAATTCACCACCTGTAGTATTGAAGCTAGTGCCTGCCGTGATGTTGTATTCTACTACAGAGGAGCTGTTAGCCGCCACCCAACTACCGCCCGTGATGTTGGCATCTCCGGGGAGGCGCCATAATTCAAACACAATGGATGCACCATCAGACAATATATTCATATCTGTTAAGCGAACAACACTTCTGTTAGGTAGGGATTGATAGGTGTCAGTTAAGCGAATAGCCATTAAACATTTTGCCGCGGCAGGAGATCCTTTTGATAGGAGAATGTTTTCCGCATAATTACTGAAATTCACACCCGATTCAATGTATCCCCCTTCTGACATCACTGTGGAACACACTTGATCCATGAAGGCAGTTCCAACAGCTGTACCGATGTTACGAATTTCACAACGAATGGGAAGGTTAGGATTTCTCCAATATACAGTAGATAAGGTATTACTATGTGTGAATTCATGAGCCACAATGAACTCGCCGTTATGCACAAATCCTACACGCAAACGTCCCACACCTAGCCATTGATAATCACAGAAAAACAGTTGAGTAGCAGTGATTTCTAAATCAAATCCTGATGCGCCTGTTCCGTCACACTTATCTACGTTCCAGTTTGCTTGATTGATGGGTGTTTCATCAACCACAGATCCGCTAATACTTGTGCGCTTCACAAATTGTAAAGTGCCATTACCAGCTTGTTGAAAATATACGCCATCTTCTTCTCCGAATAATCCCACACGCTTTACTGTATTGGCTCGGGCGTTACCGAACATGAAACTCATCAATGCCAATTGACTTTTTCCTGGCATGTAGTGATGATGCATTCTACTTTGATGCACTACGAAATCACCATCGCCTGTGCCCACAGTTAAACGAACTGATGCTTCATTGGCTCGGAGAGTTTTTGTTCCTGATCCACTTGATGCAGTTAAGAGTTCAACTTCTTCTCCGTAGGTATGACTATAATCAGCAAGTGTATGTGGTTCAGAGATACGAAGGCGACCAAACGCATCGAGGTTTGTGCCGCCCAGAGATACTAGTAATGAATTGTTATTGCCATAACCGCCTGTAACAGGTAAGGGATTCGTGGCTTCAACCACACTACCATCCTTGCCTGCTGCAAGCATGACAACTTCATAGCGTTGTTCTCCATCTTGTACATCTTGCGGCTTAATATATTGTGCCATTATTCCATACCTGCCTGTACGGCGTCCATGAGTTGTTTTGCTTCGGCTTCACGTAACGTTGATGGAAGCCCTCGCTTGAAATTTTTAAAGTCATCATTTTTAGCATACTCACGCATTTTACTTGCCGACATACCTGATGCTCCATCAGCATCAGGGTCACGTTCGCCGGCGGATATTACTTCAAGAACTTTAAAGGTATATTGGTCAGCTTTTCCATTATACTTATTAAGGAGTTCTTGATATTCCCGCACTCTATCAGACCCACCTATCATGATAACTTTATCATATTGTTCTTCGTAAAACTTTTTCAACCACCCAAACATTGTGGGCATTTGTTGAGTTGCCAATTCAAGATTGACACGAGGAAACATCTTTTTCGCAAACTTCAATTTTGTTTCTGGGTCCAACGGATCCTTAGGTGATTTCTGAGTTTTTGAAAGCACGATGACATACTCACCTTTTTCTGTTCGTGCCGTCTCCAATACTTTCTTTATAAGTTTTTCATGACCTATAGTTGGAGGATTCATTCTTCCAAAAGCAAACACCATAGTTTTCAATGGCGTATTCAATTCAGGAGCAACAGGAGCAGGTCCTGTCCAATCTTTTACTGCATTGAAATTTGCTGCTGAAAACTCCATTCTATTCACTAACTTTACAGCATTTCCTTTTTTATCAATGGCAACATATCCTTCAGGATCTGTCACCTTAAATCCTTTCTCTGTTTCAATAAACGTAGGAATGCCTTGTGCTCCATTCAACTTCTTAACAAGAATATTTTTCATCATCAATAAATCTTCGTATAATGAAAACATAGTTCGAAGATTTGAACTATTCACCCGTAAATATTCCTGAATCTCTTTACGTAATCCCGCATAACGCATTTTTGCTGCACTTGTTTTCACCCCTGCTTCTTTTTCAGTAATTCTACTGATAACAAAAGGTTCTAACCCAGAAAGACTTTTCCGTGTTATAGGGGTGTTGGCGCGAACCAAACGATTAACGAATATCTTAAACATGTAACCAACCGTGAGGTCGGTGTTTTGTGTTGAGAGTTCGTCAAGAAATTTTCGTACTGCTATGGCGTTGGTTTTGGCGGAGGCTAATTTTGTACTAACCGTACGAGTTTCCTGTGCCGTCAGCGTCATTTTTCCGGACAAGTCCTTGTATGTCGCATCCTCAATCCAGGCGGTTCTAGATTTTAGCCGGCTTGTGTCAACACCAAACGAGGCAGATAAAGTATTTACCGGTCCCGTACCTAAATATTTAGTATGAAAGACAATTCCAAGATTGCTATTTCGTATCTTTTCAGACAAAGGATCCTGGGTGGGTATAGCATACACAATGGTGTTAGGCTTGAATGTGATGTATTCTTCACCGTCAATGACCTGCATCTTTTTTGTGGCGGGCGTAAACATGACATCCCCTTGTAGAACATCTTTCATGTTCAAGGGTTGTAGTTCTCGGAAACATGTTTTCAACGTGTCTGCCAAACCCCCTTCATGATACATGTCCACCATGGCTTCTGAGAAGCAGAGTTTGGGTGTTTTGGCAAAGGCACCGTGTTTTGTAGCAACGAAAAATAAGCCTGTTTCTGGGTCTCGTCCCGCAACAACAGCAGGGGCTCCGTCCCATTTCACTGTGACGTTAACCCCTGTATTGGCAGCTCCCTGAAACAGCTGCAAAAGCGCCTCAACAAACGCTATGGATTGTTGGGCGCCTTTATAACCTAAGTTGATGATATCATCTTCGAGGTGTTCTAAATGCTTATTTTGTTTACTAACCATAAGTTTCAACCATCTCTGAGTATAAAGACACTACTATTTATACTCACACACTAGACAATAGCTCATCTACCGCCTTTTTTCTATTGATAATGGATAGTAAAACATATCCTGATACAAGATTTTCAAGTATATCTTCAAACATTTCAACGGTATGTTCTTCGTTATCTATATTGAATTCTCTGAACAGCTTTTCATAAAACTTCATGGAAATGTTTGCTTCTTTTTCAATTCGCTTCGTTTCTTCTTCTGTCCAACTTTCCCAATTAATGGAATATTCATTCGCCATACTTTCGCCGACAGACTTCACGAAGTCTAGATTTTTCTTAATCATATTTTTAGTTATATCGGGTCTGACGCTTCCAACGTAGTGCCCGTTCAAACTCCGCCTTCTTCACTTCCCAAAGTTGTTTTACATCAGGATTTGTAGCGTTAGAAATCATCATGTTGATGTTGTTCAATACCCGTTCGTCGCGCAGAATGTCTTCCATAGAATCTCCTTGACAAATAATTTCTGAGGGGCAGTCAATAACATCATCTTTATCGGGTTCTTGTAGAACCACAGTGTCCACCTGTTTAAAGAACTTGGCCGGTGAGAGCATCATGTATGTAAAGGCCATTGCCGTAGGAATGTGATACCAATTACCCATAATGCTCTTCACCGTGTCCATGTTCTACTTTTCCTTAGCGGGAAAAGAGAGCGCTGCCAGCCTTGTTATAGGCTGCGGCGACGATGGCGCGGGATGGGGTTCCCATGCGATAGGTGACACCGTTGCTGTTGCGATTGGTGTACACGCAGAAGCCATCGTTACGAAGGTCGTTCACGCGAGCACGAAGGTTACGGACGCCGAAACGGCTACGAGCCTGAGCTGCGGTGAGGGTACGACCGGTTGAAAGATACTGGATAAGACGTTCATTCTGAGTCATGGTAAATCTCCTATTGCCACACAAGTCAAGAATTGTTAGATTGTGGCGGTGCATCTAACAATCATATAATGAAATACGGTTTTCAATTAGGATAACCGTAAACCTTTTTATACTTTACTTGCTACGCTTCGCCTTCGAAGCCGCCTTAGGCGCAGGCGCCGTCTTGGTCTTAGGGATCAGACGATTGGTGGCACGCGCCACCGCCTCCTGCTGTACCTGGTCGAGGCTGAGCGAAGTGGTCTGATTCTGAAGATAGTTGACAGCATCCGCCTTCGTCATCGCCTCGGGAAGAGCATGCCAAATGATGTTAGTTGCGCCAATCTTCTGAAGCACCTTACTGCGACGAACCTTCTCGACCGCGAAGCGAACCTTCGTGCCGTTGCAGCCCTTGCCACCAGTAGAGAAACCAACGAAGTTGACCTTGTCTGAATTACGCATAATGTAGCCTCCTGAGAAAGTTAGAGTTTTCACCTACAACTTAAATATACTACAAGTAGTACCGTTTGTCAAGCCTATGCTAAACTCATTTCACCACTTCCTTCTCCTGATAATGTGGAAAAGTCATAGTATCCTTCTCCGAAACTGGCCAGCCGGTCTAGATATTCTTGCTCATCTAAATCCACTTCTGCCCAGAATCGTCCGGTTACTGTAACCGCCTCATCCTCAGGGTCCTGCACATTTTGCGTCATTGTCGAACCCTCGGTTTAGTTTTGAATGTGTTACTCTTTAAATATAACACCATTTGGGGGATTTGTCAAGCCCTCCGCTAAGTGCTTATTTTACAACAACTTACACGGCTTGAAACCCCTGTGCTGAGGGGAGCCAACGCCAGATTTTCCGCATTAATGATTTTTTCAGTCTATCCCAGTCTGTTCCCTTGAAGGCATCTTTATAGAACTTGTAACTATACAATTTTCTATGTCCATCAATATGCTTCAAAATGGTTGACGGATTCGACGTTGGATAATATTGATTAATTTCCATGGCGATGTCATGGGCATATGCCTCAATCTCACACCATGAACTTAAATATTCTATTTGCTTTAACCGCTTTTTCGACAACTTATCTGAGTGATACACCTTCACTAAACGTTCCGAGTGTTCTGGACGAAACTCATATTGACTTTTATGGATGAATTCATGTTGAATAATCTGTGACAACATGAACATGAATCCATTGTACCGCGCCCGAGTAAACGAAAAGGTTTTTCTATTCGACGCAAAGTGAACATTAATCACAATGGGAATACCTGTCGCCTCTGTGTCATAGTACCCCGAAAAGGAATAGTATTGACGGGAGTTAGACTTACTCTTTAAATTGTCATCTCGAACCACTTTTCCTTTGGCACCCAGAGGGCGAAGAATTTTATTCATTCTTCTACTTATCTGCGCATACGTCAGCTCACTACCAATAATCTCATCGGGTGAAAAATGAGTATTTATTTCTTTGTGTAGCTTACTAGCCAGATACATAATTCCCCCTGGGTTAAGACACCACTCTCTATTTATATTTTAATACTTTCAAAGTTTCGTGAGAACGTTTTCGATGTGACAAAATTAGGCTTTGACTCCTGACTTGATGAGGGTGTGTCATTTTTCAAAACCATTTTTTGTGCTGACATGTCCAAATCGAACAACTTCATTTTAGCGCGGTCAACGCCAATCACAAATCGCTTATGATGATTAGGATCGGCATATCTGTTCTTCAATTGTTTTATCATGATTTGATCCAACTTCTGCAAATCTTCTGTGGAAATCAAGGCGAACATGAAGTCGGCTGTTGCCGGCAATCCAAATGATTCTGATGTGTCAGTCAATTCCACATCACTATTGGAATATCCCGTTCGTGTTGTTTGAGTTGCTGATACGATAGGTACATTGAATTCCACAGCCAATCCACGAAGTTCTTCTGCAATACCCTTGATGTAAATGTAACTGTTCACGCTCCCAGACATTTTGAAACGACTACTAGCACAAATGTTCAAGTAATCAATGAAAATCAAATCCGGACGGAAATCCTTCTTTAAACTCAACTCATTCAACAATGCTCGAAAATGTCCTGCATGTGCTGAAGCTGTAGGATATTCTTTAATGATGAGTTTTCCTTCCGTCTTGTTTTTGATACGACTAATTCTGTCATCAAACATTTGCTTCGGAAGATTCTTCAAATCATCCATTGTGACATTCATCAAATTGGCGTCAATACGTTCTGCAATCTTTTCTTCCGCCATTTCCATCGTGATGTACAGAACATTTTTCCCTTGACTCAAGGCGCCTGCTGCAACGTGACACATGAACAAACTCTTACCTACGCCTGTACCTGCCAGTGCAATGTTCAATGTCTTATTGGACAATCCACCCTTTGTAATCTTGTTGAAAAAATCCAAGTCGAAAGGAATCTTTTCTTCCACACGATGATAGAAATCATACCGAGTTTCACTATCATCAAGATAATCATGTCCCACACTATTATCAAAACTAATGGCTAAGGCATCCTTGAGAATTTCAGGAATGGCATCAGATGTCAGTTTATCATTCTTACCATCAATGATTTGAATGGATTGAACAATGGCGTTATACACCGCCTTGTCCTTACAAAACGTTTCGGTCTCATTCAATAACCATTCTTTATTCTTCTCAGCATCACTTTGAAATGAATTGACAAGTTCTACAATTCTCTCATACTCATCTTCACGAATTGTTTTGTCATTCTGTAATGAGATGTGTACGGCTTCAATTGTGGGGGAAGCGTTATACTCCCCCACAAAAGAATTAATCGTTTGAAACACCTTCTTTTCAGTTGCATCTATGAAATACTCATCCTTTAAAAAAGGAATAACTTTACGAAGATATGTTTCATCCTTCAGTAGATTGTTCAGTATCACCTGTTCCAATTTCATCTGTTTGCTCCCCGTCAGTGTTTTTAGCCATATCTTCAAGAATCTTGTGTAAAACTAAACCAATTTCAGTTTCAATCTGCTCACGATGTTCTTCTAAGATAACAAACTCAGGAGTTTCTAACAAGTGATAATCAAACTTAACACGACCATTTCCTTCTTCATCTTCACCTAAAAATTCAACAGGACCAAACACAAATGACAATCCCTGGAAGGTGCCTTCATCAATTTCAATATAAAATTCTGCGGTATTACTTTCTTTAAACTTTTCGTTTTTCTGGACAATAAAATTAGGCATTGTCATATTCCTCTTGAATGAGTTCATCAGTAAATTCTGCCACTAGGGACGAGTTGGAAATGGCATAATGTGTTTTAATCCAATCTCTGAACGTGCTATCCGAAAGAATAGACATCCAGAATTCCCGGGTGTATGTGTCATTTAAGCGATGCTTCTTTTCTTCTCCCTTCTTTTGATACCAACCATTTGCGGGCTTCACGACATGTCCAGATTCAAGTGCCACATCCAATAATCCTGACCATGTGCTAATACCCCCTTCAAATGATACCTCAACAGGAATCTTACTCTTTTCACGAACAAAGCGAGACTTCTCAACATTGATGATGAAGTTGTATCCCGTGAGACCATCAGCATCCTTCTCTTGCTGACGACCAATGATGAAGATGTTATCGGCTGAGTAATAGATGCCTGTACCGCCTGATACAATGTCCTTCGGGAACATACCAATTTCCTTGTATGTGTGATTCACAACCACCATGGGAATGTCCTTGATGGTTAAGTGGGGTGTACACATGCGGAACAGACTCTTGAGCTGCTTGGCTCTGGTCATGTCTGCCACACTCTTTCCTTCCAGTGCATCTTCAACTTCTTTCTTTGATGCCAAGTTACCAACAGAATCAACAATGATGATGACATGCTCACCACGTTCAATGTTGTTAATCTGTGACATCATATCATGTTTGAGTTGCTCAATATCGGTAATCGGTGTGTGGATCACGCGGTCGGTATCAATACCGAAGCTCTTGAAGTATCCCGCGGGTGCGCCAAACTCTGAATCATAGAACAGAATGGCTGCATCCTCATATTTTTCCAAATATGACTTCGCAAGAAGCATGGCGAACGCTGTCTTAAAGTGTTTAGAGGGACCTGCGAACACTGTTAAACCAGGCGTAAGACCACCATCAAGACGACCCGATAGAGCAACATTAATCATCGGGACAGGGGTTTGAATCATGTCCTTTGCTGAAAAGAATTTACTTTCAGTTAGGATTTCTGTTTCACGAATTGTGGAATTTTTTCGTAACTTGTTAATTAATGACATAGCATCTCCTTAGAATAAATCATCTAGTGTGGCAATTTTTCGTGTTGACCAACCCATACAATCAAGAATGGTTCGCATAGGTTCTAGAAAACTCTTTTCGAACATTGTATTATAATCAACATACTTATGTATGTCAAGTTCTTTTGGTAACGATGTCACAAATGCAATGCTGTTTTCCTTGATGGGATTGGGTTCCTTCAAATACAAATACTTGATTTTATCACCTTCTTTAATTAGCTCATACTTTCTTTCTAACTTCTTCAACTTAATGTGATGATTGTATAACAGTGCACCTCGAACATGCATAGGTGTCGCCTTCTGATATATGGTTGCCTGTGAATGATACTTGGAGAGATTGTTGGCACTTCGCGGAAATGCAATCTCCTCAGGCGTCATCTGCATGAATTTCTGTTCAAGGTCAGCAATATACTCTTGAATCTCATCTTGTGTTTTTGTCAGTGCCATCTTCACTGTGTTTCGAAGATATTCACGGACACTCCCAGGGGTTGAACTACGAACAATTTCAAGCCCCTGCACCTTCAGCTTGGGTTCCTTGTATCGAACACCTTCACTATCATAGACGTTCAAGGCATAACGCTTCTTTGCCACCCAGATTGCCTTATCAGCAATCACCTCACGTTTGAACTCCATCTTCGACACGTATCCATGTGTCACATCCATGATTTCTTCACAGGCGCGAGATAACACCTTACTAATTTTATCCTTACAAAACTTGTCAATCACATCCACAATCTTGTTCTTATCCAACTGTGAGAAATGTTGTTCAACCAACTTATCCAATGTGATGTAACAACTATCAGTATCGGAATAGAAAGTATACTCCACATTAGTCGTTCCGCATGTCTTGTTCAGATAATCATTCAATGCTCGACCAATATGTTGAATGATGTATTGTCCTGTCAACGTGATACCTTCGGCAATTCTATCATCATAGAAACGAAAGTATTGATTTGCCCAGGCACCATATAAACTATTCAACTGAATCTTACGAGCCATTTGAATGTTGTTATATTTGGAAATCAATTTTACCTGTTCAACATCCTTTGTCTTTTCATATTCCTTCTGTGCCTCAATCATCTTCTTCTTGTAGAACACACGTTCACTGAAAATCTTTTCGACAATTTCTGGGAATAATCCTTGATGTGTTTGTGTATAACAATAGCCATTTGCTGCCATTGCCACATTCTTGTCATGGAGCTGACCAACGTGTTCCGTATGTCCTGCCAAAAGTTTTTCAGGTGTGATGTCTAGTGATGCACCCGTTACCATTGTTTCAGGACTCATGTTATACTGCATGATGATGCTAGGATATAGTGATGCCGCGTCGAAGCTCACAACCCAATCATACTTACCCGGCACGGGTTCTTTCACATAGGCACCGGCAATTGTTCTACCTTCGTGATGTTCCTTTTGATGAACAATAATATTCTTTGCCCACAAATGATTGTGAAGAATACAATCCCAGGTTCGCACCGCCGAGAAGATGTCATTGAAGTTACACTTGGCATCATATGCCATCGTGATAACCAATTCAATCAACTTCATCTTATCTTCTAAGGCGTCAACCAGTTCTACGTCAACAACGTTATATTCCACAAACGATTGCCAATCATTTGTATAATGATCCTTGAATGTTTCATATTCCGTTTCTAGTTTCTTTCTTCCCAATTCCTGCTGTGCGATATAATCGAGCTTATAACTTTCTTGTGCCGAGTATGTAAACTTCTTATACAAGTCCAAATAATCTAAGCTACTCACACCAAAAATATCAGCCGTGAGAAATTCACGACCATTCATCGTGATGTATCGTTCATTAACAATACGCCATGGCGACAAATCCTTAATTTTATCCTCACCCAAAACTCTCTTGATACGAACCAGAAGATAAGGCATATCGAATAGCTGTGTGTTCCACCCTGTCACAACATCAGGAGTTGTGGCTTGCCAGAAACGAAGAAATGTGCTGAGCAAATCTGCTTCATCACGACACTTCACATATTCGAAATTGTTCTTATTGGAAATATGCTTGATGTTTTCAATGTCAAACTTTTTTGCGCCAAAGGTTGTAATCTTCTTTGTGTTGTTATCTTGTACTGTGATGAGCAAGACTTCCTCGATGGGATTGTCAATACTCGGAAAGCCATTCTCTGAGGCTGTCTCAATGTCGAGTGAGAAGATGGTGAGCTGACTAATATCATAATCAACCTCAGTAGGATATTTCTCTGTGATGTACTGATAGGCAAAAGAAGTGTTACCGAAGATGGGGAAGTTTTCTACTTCCTTATATTTCTTCATGAATTCTTTTGCTTCGTTGATGTCACCAAATTGAATAGGCTCTAGATTATCACCAAACAAACTTTTATGTTTTGTTTCAGTCTGCGCCTTAATGAACATCGTGGGGCGGAATTCCACCTTGTGGTTGTCACGCTTGCCGTTTTTAATTTCACGGACAAGAATTCTATTACCATATTGTAATACGTTCGTGTAGAAATTCTTCATTCAACCTCTCCCGGGTCTTGAATGTTTTTAAGATATGTATGAAATATAACATGATGCCACACTTTGTCAAGTAGGCAGGAAACCTCCCGTCTCCGAGAGGTTTCAATGTGTTAGACTAGTTCTAACTTTGGGCGTTCAGGAAGAACAATACCCTTGCCTGTAATCCTATTGTATTCATTCTTCAATTGGTCGGCTGCTTCATATACCAGCACAACATGTTCACGGGAATATGAAAACTTCTTGGAGGCAGCAAACGGAAGAAATGGTGCAAGACCAACAGAGTATTGATGTTCTTGGGTTGGGATGAGCACAACCGCACATGGTGTTTCGATGGTGAGTGAATCACCTTGTACTTCAACGTCACCAATCAAATCTTCGCCTGTAACTAACTTGATGCATTTAATCATTATAAACTCAACTGTAAGGGTGTTAGGAGGATTATTTAATTACAAAATGTCAATCTTCCGAGGCTTCTTATCCTCGGGGACGATGCGTTCCAAATCAATGGTGAGAACACCATCAACAAGTGACGCATCACGAACAACTACATCATCAGCGAGTGTCCACTTGCGAGTGAACGCACGCTTTGCCAAACCGCGATGGACATATTCCACTTCGGTTTCTGAAGTTTCTGTCTTTGCTGAAATGGTAAGAACTCCCTCAGCCAATTCAACATCAAGTTCATTCCGCTTGAAACCTGCCACGGCAAGTTCGATGCTCCAATGCTCAGCATCATGCTTAACGATGTTGTATGGGGGATAATTGCTTGCACTATTAACCGATTCAATGGTATGAAAACGGTCCCATAGACTATCAAAGCCAATAGCCCATGGTGTATTAAGAGAAGCAGAGTTAAAAGTAAAGGTACGTGTCATAATTCCTCCTTTGAGCGAATGTGTTAGTGATACCCTTTCGGCGTATCTAAGGTTAAGTTAACTCCTAACACCCCTACAGTCAAGTCTTATTTCTTTTTTCCAATATTATATTTTGCTACTAAATTCCAATTGTTCTTTTCACCAAATGCAAGTACTTTGATTTGTGATAACGGTGCGGTATCTTCACATAGGTCTGGGTTCACAATGTCAACCAATCCCCAATCTTCAAGAAGATGAGCAACTGTATTACGTCTGTGTAAATCGTTATCTGATAAATCAGCATGCTTACCGTCAAGGGCAAAAAGTTCCTTAAAGTGAACAATGAAATATCTGCCTTGCTTATGTAAGATGTGACAGCTTTGGTATAGTGTTTGATCCTTTCGTGAGGCAACACCAATACGTGTTAATGTTTCACGAACCTTCAAGAAGTCATCCGGATTCACCAATTTAACTTCTAATGGTTCATACCCAGGAATTGCGGGTATATTTATTAAATCATGCGCCATTTGTCAATCCACCTGTGTTCAATTTTTCTTTAATTGTGAGAATTTGTTCTGGCGTTAAAAGAGCAAGAGCCTGAAATGCTTTCTCAGTATTGTATTTATAATACTGTTTAACCACATCAATATCTTCGACTTTTTCAGCCTTCAACCACTTGTTGAATCTCTTTCGAGGTCTCACTATATTTATAAGAAAATCAAACTGGAGGCGTTTCTCCAGATGGGGACGACTATTCATTTCATTGGCAGCAATTACTGTGTCTGCCCCGAAACTTAAACTCTTGTTTACAAGATAGGGATTATACTGCTTCTCACTCCACTCATCCACAATGAGTGCATCCTTAGAGTAATGAATGGCATTCACAAAATCGAAAGGACTAATTTTCGGAGTTTTATATTCCTCAATTTTTTCTTCTACGATTTCTTCGCCATCAAGATTTATCATGTGCCAGTAGGTCTAATGTGGAAATTTCTTCGTGCATCTTAAAGTTTCTATATCCTCGTTCTGTGATGAATTCAACATCAAACGAAGGATTTTTATCTACATTGATAGTACTCTTTCCCCGATAGAAATCTAACGGATACAGATAGACATTTGAAGTGTCAACATCAACCCCAAGAAGAAAATCAATACCACATTTGGCATAATCTGTCTTTTTTCTTTTTGAGCCCTTGTCCCTACCATTTCCTTTAGCATATGTTTCAACACTTCTATTTTTACTAGTTAATGACTTTACTTGTACCAGTAAAGACTTTCCTGTTCGGGGATGACGAATCAATAAATCATATGGAGAGGATGGATTCTCAGGAGTTGATGTCTCCCAACCTCGATAAATGAAATATGTCTTAGCCATTAGTTGTGTGATTTGTCCTTTTTCATGGTCAGTCACAAATGTCGAATAAGAACTGGGAATAAGATTCATAGTATTCTCCTATTACTTCATCTCACATGCTGCCATGATTTCTGTCAGACATGCTACTAGATTAATTTCAGCATCGGCAACGAACGCCGCCTTGTATTGATAATCAGCCAATAGCAATACCAACTGAGGAACTTGAACCACCTCAGTGAGTAACGTATCATACAACTTTCGAAAGAGCATGTTCGGATCGTTGTCCATGTTGTTCACAACCCAACCGCGCATCTTCTTGAAATCCTTTTCACGGAGAGCCGTGAGAAGTTCCTTCATGTTTGCATCACTGATGTTCGTGAGAATACCTGCATCAATATTACCCGATGAGGCATATCGTTGCAACTCATTTAATACACGCCGATAATCAGGGAAGTGCTTATTTAACACCTCAGCAACAGCTTTCGGATCAAACGTGACTTGTTCTTCCTTCAAGATGTCTGATACTCTCTTAAAGAATTTCGCCGCCATGGCAGGCTTATCATCCTTTGAGAGTTTGAAATCCACCACGGTGGTTCTACTGTGTAGTGGAGGAATAATTCTATTTTTGTAATTACAAGTGAAAATGAACCGACAATTCTTACTAAACTCCTCAATGAAACCACGAAGTGCGGGTTGTGTGGAATTAGGATTTAAATAATCTGCCTCATCAAGAATCACGACCTTTGTTTTACCAGCCAAAGAAACTGTACTGGCAAAATCTTTAATCTTGGTTCTGAGTACATCAATACCTGATTCCTCAGATCCGTTGATAATAATATACTCACATCCTAATTCTTCACACAAAGCCCGGGCTATCGTGGTCTTACCTGTCCCTGCTGTACCCGCCAAGAGCATGTTAGGAATATTATCCTTATCCACAAACTCTTGGAACGTGTTCTTCAATGTCTGCGGAAGAATACAATCAGAAATTTTCCGCGGACGATACTTTTCAACCCAAAGAAACTGCTCACGATTTGCTTCCATAATATATTACACCTTTGATGTAGTGTCGGCTGCAATCAAATATGTTAGTTCAGAAGTTGTAGATTCAAAGAAAAATACCAATACCTTACCTGCCTTGGCGATGGCGTGTGATACATGCACCTTATACTCACCAGGAACAATCTTGAATGTATCAATTGCCATCTTGACATCAAACGACACATCACTGTCACCCAAAGGTTGCGTGAATGAATGTGATGTAGAATTCTTCGGATCATTCACAAACAATGTCACCTTACCATTCTTTGATACGATGTTCATCATTGTGGCAGATACAACCGAAGCCGTCTTGACAATCATGTTAATGTCAGATGCCGTGAGCTTAAAGGAGTACAAGTGTTCAAGCTGCGGAGGATTATCAGACGGAGCTGCTACAAGACTCTCATCTGCAAACTTGAATGAATGATTACGCCCATCACCATGTTGAATGACCAGATGCTTCTCATGAAACTCAATGTCTGGTGTCTGTGACATTGAAAGAAGTGTTAGAAGCTGTGTCAAATCGTAAATAGCGAACTGCTGAGGAAACGTTTCCTCGACAACAGCCCGTGCCTGAATACTATTTACTGCATTACGAGTTGCCAACTTATTACCCGCCTTCACTAGAAGGTTAGGACTAATCTGTGCGAAACTCTGTAGCAGTGATACCGTCTTGGAACTAATCTTCATGTTGTTTCTCCTCAATGTAAGTGTCATGTACGTATAGTAACATAATAGCGTAGTGAATGATTTTCAAGATGTCATCACGATTATGTCCATTCTTTTTTCCATATCGTTGAGCATACTTCATGATGTTACCTACAGTAAACCCAACACCGTGACCATTATCAAAAATGAATTCAGATGCTTGAAACTTGTTTCGTGAATAATGTTGGGTATAGGTCTTATTAATGTACGCCTGAATTTCCTGAAGGATTCTATCCTCAGAATAGCGATAATTGAGCATCTTCACCGTTCCTGATATTTTTGTAGCGGGAATGGTTGTCTGCATTATGCCTGTACCACAGGATATTGTCCACCTTCAGCATCAGACAACGTGCGATACCATCCATTGCAGTTACGGAGCTTGCCCGGTGCACCTGAGACTTCACAAATTGTAAAGCTACGCCGTTCAGCGTCACGAATTTTTTCATCCAAAACATCATGAATCAGGTCGGTGTAGATGCGAAGTCCGCCCCACTTCTCCTTCACTTGGATGATACGAATGTTCGTAATCTTTTGCTGTTCAATGAAATCAAATACTTCATTGATGAGTGATGCCCAACCCTTTCCCACTGACTCTAGAGCAAGAGCCCTGTCATATCCTTCATACACAACAAACGTGGGATACCTCGGTGATGCTGCCTTAGCCATAATTATTTCTCCTCAATTAAATCTTCAACAACAGAATCCGGAATATTTAACATCCGGTGTGGATCCTTCATATTAATACGCGATATTACTTTTTGGTTTGTATGTTCCCAAATGCCTCGTAAATAGGCCTTCTTTAACATAACAAGTAGTTCGTCCTTTGTCAAGTTCATATTAACCATTAAAGAATGTTGCAGAAATCCAAATACCTAAGTAACTACCACCCACACTACCCAAGGCATATCCTAACCATTGATGCCACTTATCTTGACCCTGAGCAATTTTTCGAATCACAAAAAATTGTATAGACGCGAGCATAAAATCACTGGCTGCTGCGGTATGATAATGTGTATCGGCAACTGCACGAAAGTTAATACACCATATGGAATAATTCAAGAGCTGAATTAAAAATAGTACACCCGCTTCTTTAAGTTTTGTCAATTTCATAGTTTCTTCAAAGTTTTCCGTATCCGATAAACGTCCCATTTAACCCACGCCATCATAATAGCATAAAATAGAAAAAGCACACCAAAAATTGCCACGAACATAATCATGTCAGCCAGGACTTTTGCAATCCAGAATTTGATAGCGGTAATCATAGATGCATCTCCTTGATGTAATCCCACACAATGATATTCATGGCAGCACTCACGTTAAACGAACGAAGGACTCCACGTTGAGGAATACTCACTTTATAAAAGTGTTCATTAGTAGTTATTAGCGGAGGAATACCATGACTCTCTGAACCGAATACGAACAACGGATTTATTATTTCTTCCGAATATTTCAACGCCATTTTTCGTGATCCAATTTCATCGCCGCCCTGTTCACACAACACCACAGTGTTCCACTTCAACATATATTCCAATCGTTCATTGATTTCGGCGTCGGCGTGTATCGGGTCGTCATAACTATATTGAACGATGTTAATATAATTCTCAGCACCAACTGTGCTGCGTCTGTCAAACTTATTACGCCCAAAGATATAGAAATTCTCTGCACCCAATAGACACGCTGACCGAATCATCATCCCAATGTTGAGTTCTCCTGTAATGTTAATACACCCCACCGAGAACTTCAAGTGTTCCTTATTGCAAATGGCAATGTTTTCTTCAACACTATTATTCTTATATTCATCCCGAACATTATACATTTTACTATTTGTTTCAGCGATGATTTTAGAATAATTCACCATTGGGTTTTCCATATATCACCTATTAGAAGGGAATGTCATCGGGATACCCCTCAGCCTGTTCGGCTGGGGTCATCGTGACACCTGCATCCACCTTTGTATAGAGGTCGAGAAAGCTCGCCTTGGTCTCAGAATTGAATCGAGCAATACAGAGATTGATTGCCTTGAGACGGTCACCAAACATAGCGTAGGCGTTCACGATATGCTCCAGACGCCGCGTGGAGATGAGTTCATCCACAGCACCCTCCATGAACGTCTTACGAATGATTTCTGCCCATGCCACCAGCTTGTCGGCAAAATCCTCATCCACCTTTTCCACACGCTCCATCTTCTTCATGATAATCTTCTTCTCCACCCGGGAGTTAGGATACTCCTGTTCGATGGTCACAGCGAAACGCTCGAGGAGTGCATCGTCCAGAATCTGTGCGGACATGTACTTACCATCGTCAGAACCCTGACCCTTGGTGTTACCCGTTGCCACGATATTGAAACCTGGGGCAGGGTGAATAATCTCGCCCGTCTTTTTATTGAAATACGGCTTTCCTTCAAGGATTGCCTGTAGGCACATCAGCTTGTTACTGCCGCGGTCGCTCTCGTCCAGAATGACCACAGCGCCGCGCTTCATCCCAATGGTCACGGGACCTTCACGATACACCACGTTGCCATCCACAAGAGTATTGCCTCCAATGAGGTCATCCTCGTCAGTTTCAATGGTGACGTTGACACGGATACACTCACGCTTCAATGCGGCACACACCTGCTCCACCATGGTGGTCTTACCATTACCAGACAATCCTGTAATGAACACGGGATAGAATTGCTTGGAGGCGAGGATGGTCATGAGATCCTTATGAAACCCGAAAGGTACATAGGTGCTATCCTTGTTTGGTACAAGGTTGTCCACCTCAATCTTGAGCTTCGGCTGCGATAGATACATTGTAGATGCATTACTCACAATAGGTGCCTCTGCCTGAATAGGCGTATAATTTGAAGTGCTTGTAGGCGTGATGGCATAGACGCCGCGCCGAACCTTGTATGCTGGGTCATTCAAAAACACATTGGGACTTTCACCCACCTCACGGGCGACCGTGAGAACATCAGGACGAGAAAACTCGGTCTTACCAGTAGCGCGAAGGGCATCAATGAGTCGGGTCATGTTTACTCCTGTGTGCTTGAATGATGAAGTGTACATCTCAGATTATACTATAAATATAACACCATTTCTCTCGTCTGTCAAGCCCTACGTAAGTGCTTATTTTTCAACAACTTACGTAGGGCTTCACAGTATTACGCCATCTGTTCAATGAACCTATTTAAGAATACACGCGAAATCATTTTCGTATTTTGCATTTTCTTAAATGCCTTGAGCAGAGACCCCTTCTTTGAGCCATCCTTGTAGCTCTTGAGGACTGTATCCATATCCACATCTTCAACTTCTAGTTCATCACCTGGCACCATGTAGTATACATCATACCCGGCGAGCTTCATACCGAAATACTTGTACTTTGCGAATTCATCGGCATACTGCTTATCGAACACTTCCTGATTGAATTCAGGATTATTTCGCGTCAAGGTTCCCATCACCTGACTGCGATAGTTGCGACCTGACATCAGATAGAAACCCACCACCCGCGAACCTGTATGCTGCCGATACATTTCAAGAAGTGCCAACGTGATGTTACCACACTTCGACACCATGACCTGCTTCTTTGTCTTGCGATCCTCAATCACAATCCGACCCCGGTACATTCCACCGGCGTTACCCATCTGCTCACCATCCTTGAACGCCAATCCATATGATGCTTCACCGTCAGTAAGCAGTACCGTGTTTAGAATTTCCACACGGGTGTTTTTCTTGAATTCCTCAGCAAGCGAGCGAAGAACCAAAACAGCGTCGTTCAATGGAGTCCCACCCAAATGCATCGAAGGGGGGACATGGTGGGAGCTTGAAGAATAATAGTAATAGTTTGCCGAACGCTTATAGGCGTTAGCCAAGAGAAGAAGATTTTTCACCGACACGTTAAATTCTGCAGCACCCATGTTATAATGGAGCAACTGCTTCAAGCGAAAATCAACATTGTTAATTTGAATGGATCGGTCACGATTGTCGTTAGGACATGTGCGATACATCGTACCGAAAATTGGATGCTTGCTCTCAGAGCGTGTAATACCCGACAACATGAAATCCTTTTCAGCTGAGGTGTCAATGAACCCATACACATCGAAGGGGATATTCACCTTTCGGCAAAACATGGAAAGATTAATGATTTGCTCAATGGTACCTGCCATGTTTTCAGTCATGGAACTTGACAAATCAATAACCATAAGCATTCCATGATTCTTCCCATTGGGAATTTCGGTTGACTGTAGGAACAGATCCTCTGAAATCTGATAGCGCCAAAGTTTTTCCGTGTTCAGCTTACCCGTCTTGCTAACACGCGCCTTGGCGAACTGCTTGGCATTTCGCTTTAGCTCAAACTCCTTAACCAAATACTTAATGTAATTACGATTGGTGCTCATGAAGGTGTTGTATAGGTCATTCTCCTTCGCCAAATATTCCGGCTTGTATTCAGACCGCATCTGCTGATGCACCACACGGGCAGGGATTACATAATCCTTGTGATTCAATTCAGGCCAGAAAATATATGTATTAGGATAGGCATCCTCATCAATGAGCTTTTCCTGATTAGCCTCAAGAGCCTCGTCAGTGATGGATCCCATTTCCTGATTCTCAGCCCATTCCGTCATCATCCTACGATAGGCATTGCTCTTGGACATGCGTTCCAGCTTGTCGGCAGCATTATCCTTACCTGCGGCGCGAAGCTGGTCTATAACATCCTGCAGCGTCTTGCCACTACCTGGAGTATCGCTGGAATATTCACCATACCCTTCGCCCGTGCCCTCGCCCTCGCCGCCTTCATCCATGTTGTCAATGGCGTCAGACAGAGCATCGAGGTTGTCGAAAATGTCATCGGAAATATCATTGAACTCCCCATCCGCTGCCGCAAACAGCTCCTCAGACAAGGACATCACCTCATCCCATGTCTCGGCATTCTCAATACGAGAAACAAGATTTTGCTCAGCATCCGTAAATGTAATACCTGCGCGAGGACCGAGCTTGAAATGCACGTTCACACGGTCAGCAAACGGGAGATGCTTCATATCATCCAGACCGACACCGAAGAACCCGCGCTCCACAAGCTGGGTGTATCCATTATACATGGGCTTCCGCAGACCCGGAAACTTACGCTTCATGAGCTTTTCAATACGAGCATCCTCAACAACATTAAGAATACCCTTGAAATTCTTTCCGTGCTCCTGTACCCGATCCATCCAACCATCGGTAGGTGTGTAGAGAGCATGACCAACCTCATGACCAATCATGAGGTCATACAGGTCAGCGTCAATTTCCTTCCAGATGGGGAGAACCAGAACTCGGTTCTTAACATCGAAGCTGGGGCCTCGAACCTGCCGATGCTCGATGCGAATATTTTCTGCCGCTAGGAGCTTGCCTAGGGTTGACTTTGTGTTGTCTAGGACGTTCGACATAGTATACCTCTTTGAAGGTCACGAAGGCTTATCGGATACTAGTAATCTAGCACCCGATAAGCCGTTTGTCAAGCCCTGACGTAAGTTATTGAAAAATAAGCACTTACGAGACTTATTTCTTCTTGGTTTTTACTGTTTTCGTGACTTTTTTAGGGGTTTTCTTAGGCGTTCTCAGAGATTTCGGTGCAAATTTTTCTTGTAACCGCTTCGAAACCTCTTCACCTGACATCCAAATATCTTTGCTATCAAGAATTGATTTAATTTCATTTGCTGTTAAAAACCCACTGTAGATATCCTGCCAAAGTTTTTCACTCCACTTGCGTTCATGAATTATGTTGTCATACATTTCGCCGCCCTTGCCAATGGTTGCGCTGGTATAGTTATGAAACATGAACATGGAATGATTACTAATCTCCCAATGCTTGGCAGAAAGGAAAATGATTGTAGCAGCACTCATACATGCACCTTCAACTGATGCCACAACATTTGCCTTTGATTCAGCAAATACACGCATAAATTGAATTGCCGTAAATAAGTCGCCACCATAACTATTAATGTGAACTACAATCACATCGTTCTCACTTGAATTTCTAATGGTTTCAAACCATTGTACATATTCAGCGGGTGATTTAATATCTCCCGACAAATAGAATTTGTGCACCTTTGAGATAGGGCGGTCGGTAAAAGCGGTAATGTTATTACCTGCCATAATTTCAGTCTTGTCCATAATGTCTCGTCACCTGTTGAATACGTTCAATTTGTTTTTGAATAATGTCTTTACGATTCGGCCAATGAATATATTCCTTGTCAGGATTCTTTTGCAGATTGTAAAGAAGCGGGAGGATCAATTGTTCAACTTCTTGTAACTTGCCACGTATTTCTTTTGTTAGTAATTGTTTATGCTGTTCAATCAAATCATTTGTATCACCTTCAGTTAGAGCTTCAATTTGTTGCTCTAATTTTTGAATCTTTAGAAAAAGTTCATCTTTAAATTCTGGGTCAACAATGGCAGGTTGAGGTGTGCCTGACGATGTGGAGGATGAAGAAAATTCATCGTCTGTGAATGTAAAGCCAAAATCAAAATCATTACTTGCCATGTTTCATCCTGCGTTGAAGTTTCTTGTTCTTTTTCTTTAATTTATTTAGTTCCCAACGCAACTTAAAGTTTGATGCATGATGTGTGAAGTTTAATCCTTCCATGTGGTCATATTCATGTAACACCACACGGGCAGCAATATTCTTAAATGACATGCGTTGAGTTGTACCAGACACATCTTGATATTCCACGGTAACTTCAGATGGGCGCTGTAATGTCAGCATGAATCCTGGGAATGACAGACATCCTTCTTCCATTGTGGTCTGTTCTCTACTTACACCAATCACAATGGGATTGAATAAGGCATATCGCTGTTCGGCATTACCAAAAACAAACACACGATAAGGTAAGCCCACTTGATTGGCTGATAATCCTAATCCTCCCAACTGTAACATTCGCTTATGGAGTATCGTTGCCAACTCCTCTGCAATATCGCCATCCTTCTGGAAATCAAACTCAGGGGGCTTTGTGGTCATACGTGGGTCAGCAAAATGAATTAATTGCAAATCTTCAAGTTTCAAAGTCATAGGTCCTCGTTATACAATAACAGAAAAGTTTTGTTTCTTTGTAAATTTCACGACATGCGTGAACTTATCAAACAATTGGTCGCCTTTATGAGAGATGACCCATACATTTGTCCCATCACCCAACGTGTTTAATAGTTGCATGACATATTCGGTTGCAGTTGTATCTAAACTGCTATCAAATACTTCATCAAGAATAAGGAGATTAGTACTAGCAGAATTCTTGAGCTTGGCGATTGTACGCCACGTAAAAAGAAGCGCCAAGTCAATTCTTTGTTTCTCGCCTTCACTAAAGCTTTCATAACTAAAATCATCCCGATAGCGCGATTTAATAACTTCATCAAATTTCTCATCTAAAGTAAACTGTACGAAGAAGTCCATAGACGTTAAGAACTTATTCACAAGTTTATTTATCGCAGGTAAATATTGACGAATAATTTTTGTTTTAATACCTGAGTCTTTCAATAAGACTGAGGCGATGTCATAATAATCAGATTGTTCATTGAGTTCTAATCGGTCTTTGACAATCGCCATGGTGTCTTTTGCCAAATCTTTCAACTTCATTTTTTCTACTTCAATGTTTCCAACTTTCTGTGAGACATCCGCCTTTTCCAACTCTAGACGTTGAATGAATCGTTCACTTGAATTAATTTCATTCTTAATGGTGTTCACTTCATCAGTGAGCTTTGAAATTTCTTTATTGACGTTACCAATTTCTTTTAAGCGAACTTCCAACTCCTTCTTAGTGTTCTCAATGGCATTGATGTGTGCATGAATCTGTGAGAGTTCGCCTTGATGTTCTTGAATTACTTCATTCTTGAAATCATGTCCGATACCCTGCTTACACTTGGGGCATGTATCATTGTTATGATAGAATGAAATTTCTTTTTCCAGTTTTGTTGAACCTACTTCATATTCATTGATTTGTTGAACAGCTTCTCGGAGATTTTCTGTGATACTAGATAGGTCCCCAATGCTATTAAGATAATCATTTCTTCGAGCATCAATACCATCGCATAAAATACGTTTTTCAGAAATTTCATGTAGTGCCTCCTGAATCTTAGCGTTCAATTCTTCTATTCGTGCATCACGGTCTTGTTCCAACGTTTTGATATACTCTTGTTGAATTTCAGCCTTTGACTTCGCCACAGAAATTTTTCCTTCGACATCATGTAATTTATTCTTCAACTCTGTGATTTTATCCTTCAACACAATATTCATGGATGTGAATATCTTGATATCCAAAATATCTTCAATCACCTCACGCCGAGATGCCGCGGGCAATTGCATGAAGGGAGTAAATGATGCTGAACCCAGAATAACAATTTGTGTGAATGATTTAAAATTCAATTTCAAAATGTTATCTTCAAGATATTTCTGATAGTCCCGTGATGCAGCATCTTGATTGAGAAGTGTACCATTCACCCAGATTTCAAAAATACCAGGCTTGATACCTCGATTGATTTTATAGTTTTTCCCGCCAATAGAAAATTCAATCTCAACCAAACAATGCTTGCCATTAATGGTGTTGACAAGTTGTGGCTTATTAATGTTACGATAAGGTTTACCAAACAAAGCAAAACAAATGGCATCAAGCATCGTACTTTTGCCACTACCATTCTCACCCACAACAAGAGTTGTGGGGCGTCTATTAAGTTCTATTTCAGTAAATGCATTCCCTGTTGAGAGAAAGTTTTTCCATCGAACGGTTTTAAAATGTATCATAGTTCAAGATTCTGTGCCTCAACGTATAAGGTTTTCAGCAACGTTTTCAATTTATTCTTGTCTTTGGCTGATTCAACGGAATCAACATATTCAGAAAGAAGTGTCATTGTATCTTCAATATTCACCGTCTCACTATCCAATGCCTCAGACTCAAATTCTGAAAAATCTTCGTGGATAGTTAATTCAATCACTTCATTAATATACAACGCATCAAGCAGTTTGTCAAATTTTTGATAATCATTTTTATGGACAACAATCAATTTCACACATGCCTTTGCATACTTGGATGCATCAATGGTTTTCTCGCGGTCATCATAATAAATCTTATGAAAAATTTCAAATGGATTTTCTATTAATTGTAGGTCCAATGTATCTAAATCCAATACATGGAATCCTCGTTTATCATCATAGTCACTCCATGTGAACCCATAGGGACTTCCTAAGTAATATACATTGTCATCAGTGCTACGATGATGGAAATGTCCTGTGAGTACCATTGAATAGTTTTTCAGAACCTGTCTATCCATACCTCCATCATTCTTTGCCCCACGAAACATATCAAATCCGGCAATTTCAAAATGCCCAAAACATAACTCAGCAGGTTGTTGAATGACTTTCATACAGGCATCATAGTTCTCTGCACACATCCAAGGAATAAAAGATACTGTGCGACCATCTAATTGTGTGATGGTTGGGTCTTCAATGATTTCAATGTTATGATATTCCCGTAACAATAAATCTAAACTATTCACTTCATTTGTATTCTTATAATATGTATCATGATTGCCAGGAATCACCTTCATGTCAATACCACGTATCTTTAGTTGCTCGAAAAAATATTCCTTACATGAACGTAGTGTATTGAAGTTGATGTACTTTCTTCTATCGAATACATCCCCTAAATGCAAAAGAGTTTTGATTCCCGTTTCATCTAGATATGGGAAAAATACTTCATCATAAAATTTTCGGAAATAGGCGTCGAAATGCTGTGAATCATTTCGCGCACCAAAATGTGTATCTGTGATTATGGCAACTTTCATTTATCCCTCGTACAGGGCAGAGTTGCTCCCATGTTCAAATACTTCCACACTCTTAAGGCGAACTCGCCCGTTCGTCTTGTGTACAACACCGGGGGCAATGTCAACATATACCATATGAGCAAATGCTTCACATCCAACACTATCAAAAATACGCAATGTGCATCCGCCTTCCTTATCCATTTGTTTGAACAAGGGAAGCAAAGGATCATCCTTGGCAACTGCCGTTGTGTGGTCAAAGGCAACATCTAAGTATTCCTTAATCCACTTGGTATCACCAAAGTCATATACCCAGTTTCTTTCATCTAGGACATCTGCCTCAAAGATGAAACGAAATCCTAAACTATAACCATGAATTTGATTGCAATGTGATTTTGCTCGCCATTGACGAAATGCACAGCTCAAACCACGCTCATTACCAAATGTTTTCGTTGAATAGAATTTCATTGTCATCTCCTCAGTATTTGTTTGTAGAAGTGTAGTCACGATAACGATTATCATCCCGGCGCCATGCTTCACCTTGACCCAACATCACATCTAGAATTCTATCCATTGTCTGTGATGTCCAAGCTGAAATCTTTCCCATGTTTCTATGAGGTTCATTCAAGTGCCTGAACAACTTGTTAATGGCATCTTGTTGTGACCAAGGTACATATAAACGTTCAGCATCATTGGCAAACGTTTCTGGGAATGACCGATAGGCAGGATACAACACATTACATTCAAGTGCATCTGCCTCAGACACCGTGTTACTTACCCAATCTTGTAATGCACAATTAAACAATACACGACTATTGGCAACAATCTCATAATACTCATTCTTAGAAAGATTATCATAAATCTTTAAAAGACCACTCTTTTCTAATTTACGAGCACGTTCCAAATATACCGGATTGTTACTCCGTAATGGACCGCCCGATACTATGGCAAATTCAATGTTATATGTTTCTGCAACTTGTTCAGCAATATCCATGAAGAAGTTGGGTTGCTTTTCTTGGTCAAACCGAGCAGCAAATACAACACGCATCTTTCTAGATGAGAATTCTGGAATATGCGATACTCGACTTCTCACCTCATCACGGTCAAACGTCAAGCCTGAAATGTTGTAGAGAGGTGCTGTCCAACCTGCAATCTTCATATGTGCCACCATTTCTTCATTTGACGCAAGAACACCCGTAACAAAATCATTCACCATGTGTTCATACTTACTCATCCAAGGTGCCATACCCCACACATGAACAAAGTCATCAGGATCAATGCTTTGTGCAAGACAACGTACCCACACCTTCGGTCGATCCTTTTCAGGGATTTGATTCATGATGTAAGGAAGCGATTCAATGCCGGGTTGAAACATATCTTCAAAAAAGATGGCATCTTCACCGGTGACTGTCCCATCTTTCATCATCTGCACAAGATTCATCATTTGTGACATAGCGAAATAACTTCTTCCATGTGCATCAAGAACCTGTCCCACAGAAATTGCCTGACTGTTATCAATGGTCTTGCCGGGAACAATCACATATTCAACACCACGACGATCCATAGTGGTAGTTGCCCACTTAGTTAGTTGCAATGTATATCGTGATTCATATGATTCCAATCCCATATAGAAAATCTTCATGTCAAACTCCCCATTGGTTGATATTGAATGATTGCACCGTTCTCACCATCTTCACTCACACCTACTTCAACTTCTCTGCCCGGATAAACATTAGTAATGTACTCTATTAAATCTTCTGCCAACATTTCACAGCTCTTATAATCAACATGCAACGTGCCTTGATATAGATGTTCAAGTTCACGCTTGAATAAGATGAATTCAATGTCTCGGTCATTATGTGTCACCGATACACGAACACGGAAATGAAACATGTGTCTATGAGGATATCCTAAAAATTCTACATCTTTCAATTTCGGGTCAGTCAATGCTGCGGGATATTTGTGAATACCTTCTTTCTGAAATGTCACTTCAATGTAACGCTTTATCATGATTAAAAGTCCTCAGGTAATGTTGCAGGTATGCCATCACGAACAGCTTGACTTGGGAGATATCGTCCCATTTCATTTTCCCACTTTTCAAAATCCACTCTGTTTTTAACTCGACTAAACGCCATCATGGCATTGTATTCATCGTCACTCATCAATGTATGAATCTGTGAAAAATCCTTTCTCATGGTATCTAAGTGACGTAGAAAGTTAATGACTGATGAAGTGAAGTATGCGTTAAATGCAAGAATGGGCGGATTAGGATCATTTGTTTTTGCCTGATACTTTCGAACACTGATGTTCATGACCTCATGGAATACTTCATCTGTTACATCATAGAACGGAACATTTTTCTTGATGTCGGCATTGATAATGGAATACTGAGGACCATTTTCATTGATGAAGTGTTTGCCGGGAGTAATCCAAGAGAAATCAGGACCATAGTATCTTCCCATTTGTACACCCGATGTATGGGTCGTACTATCATAACTAATATGTTTGTTTGTGTATAAGCCACTTTCAATCATTGCCAATGTAGGTACCATACGTGATACTGCACCAATACCTAACAAATGGAGATGATTGTTCATTTCAAACAAGGGTGTTTGTGTGTAATAAAATGCTCGCTTACAATCTTCAAACATCCCGTTACCGATACCACCTGAACCCATGGCGACACCGCCAATGCGTTCATGATATTCCTTAGGAATTTCTTCCAGTGCCAACTCACACCATTTGATGTATGTGTCAAGGTCACCGCCTTGTACAATGAACATGGGCTTGGCATCAGATTTCATGGCGATGAATGTGTCAATTTGGTTCTTCACATTTCTGCCTGATTCACGCGCACACCATTCAAATTTATTTCTATCAAAATATTTACTGTTAATATCTGAACGTACCGCCTTTGTGCCAATAATGCTCACAGGAATTTCATCAAAACTCATGGCGCAATCAGAGTACATGGCTTGACTCTCGTACACCTTCTGTTTTAATGCCGGCGTGATGGTCAATCCTTGTGTGACAATTTGTAGACCGCCCGAGTCGGCATACACCTGATTAATACCTTTACCACGATAGGCACCATAAAACACCTCACCGAAATGCTTTTCAATATAGGCGTTATACAGGAATGAAAATTCGTGGTCATATTTACCACGAATATGTCCCCACATTTTATTCAATTCACCCAATAGATATCCTGTATGTGTATCCTTAAAGTTGCAACGCAGAAAGGATAACCCAGAAGCAACATATTCAAACATTATTAGCTCCCAAAGATTTTAAGTAGATGATGTGTCTGATGTAACGCATCATCAAGTGCATTGTGATATGTGCCTGTTCGTTCAGCTTCTGGTAATTTAATTACTTCGCGTATTGTGCGATAGCACCTGTTTCTCCAGGCGTTCCAAGGACGTACCATACTTACTGCCTTATAGGCATTTTCCATAATGACATTATCAAAATCAGAACCACAACCCCATGTAGGATATTGTACTGTTCCATACCATTGAGAAAACTTTGTAAGAGCTTCGCGCAGAGATACATTATTTTCACGAAGCATTTCTAATACTTCCTTGGGTTGCTTACTCCACCATTTCACAGTATCAGCAGAAATGTGTAATCCCTGTAATTTACAGTCAGCCACATCTACCGTGCAGTAAAATGTATCTATCACACCTGCTTCGATAGAAAATTTTACCGCACCAATAGAGGCGATTGCTGCGTTTGACTCGGTACTCATGGTTTCCAAGTCAATCATTACATTGATATCACTTGACATGATATTACTTGATGAGATGCATGAATTCTGAACGAAGGGCAGGATTCTCCTTGAATCCGCCACCCAACTTCGATGTGATTGTATTGGAATGTGGATCCTCAACACCTCGTGCCTTTACACAGAAATGTTCGGCGTCAATAACAACCGCTACATCAGGCGTGTCAAGGATGAATGACAGAGCATGATAAATTTGTTCTGCAAGGCGCTCTTGAACCTGAGGACGGCGTGAGAAATATTCAACAACACGATTCAACTTGCTCAACCCCAACACCTTATTTTTCGGGATGTAGGCAACATGTGCCACACCTGAAATAGTGACAAAGTGATGTTCACATGCCGAAGTCACCGTGATGTTCTTTTCAAGAACCATCTCATCATACCCCATCTTATTCTCAATGGCAGTACACTTCGGAAATGCTGCATAATCTAATCCCCAAAATAGTTCATTCACAAACATCTTGGCAACACGCTTAGGACTATCTTGGAGACTGTCATCAGTCAAATCCATACCTAGAGTTGTCATGATTTCAGTGAAATGTTTTTCAATCTTCTTAATCTTCTTGTCACTATATTCTTCCGTCTGCATGAAAGGTGTCTCTACACCCTGAGCAACAAGATGCTTATGTACCTGTAATCCCAATTCAGGATCAGTCTTGCCCATGGCAGAACGAATAGCTGATGCGTTAAAACGATGTTGTGACTTCATATTATCTCCCAATGACGTTGCCAAAGACATAACAATGATTTCGTGTGGCAACTTTATAACCACGATTCATTGCTTCGATACACAAATCACCAATATACGGATCCTCTTGAGCATCCTTTGTGGCGCCGACAGGCATCACCCATACGTCTGGCATGTATCTCCCACATAGTAATCTAATTCTATTTAGGTGATTGTCAAGTTCATCCCAATTTTCTTTTGTCCCGTTACACACAAATTTCAAAATGGATGTAGCATTGGCAAGTGAATATTCATGAATGTGTTCTGCACTCACCACATTATCTTCACCTGATACCGTGAACAATTTTGGACTCATTGACCAATGCCAACGCGCCTTACCATTTCCCATGAATGGGAATTCAAATGACATGAATTTTCTTAATTCTTCTGACAAGGGGCGTGTGGCATTTGTTTCCACCGTGACAAGTTGTGGTGCATTATTTCTGTCACGCAACACACGAAGAATTTCCATCATTGCCTTTTGTTGCATCATGGGTTCGCCGCCCGTGAAGCATAGCATGATGGGTTGTTGTGTTACAGGATGAATGAACAATCCTTGTGGGTTATGCTCGCTCTTGTTGGCTTCAACTAAACGGTCAGCAATTTCTTCGGGAGATGCATCGTGCGCTAGATGCTTGAAACGTTGTGACCAAGAATAGGATGAGTCACACCCAAACTTCCACACGGGAAGGTCATTGACATGCTTCACAGAATCCACATCGAATGTTTCGAATGGTAATTCATATGTAGATGGGTCTGTGGGATTCTTTTGTCCGAATCCACTACAATTTAAATTACAACCAAAGAAACGTAACCAAACGGCAGGCGTTCCTGCCAATTCAGCTTCACCTTGAAATGAATAAAAAATTTCTGAGTAACGAATACGCATATCACACTCCAATCACAAAGTTATATAACAATCTACAGACTATTTAGGTATTTGTCAAGTTTCACTCATCATATTCATCCACTTCTTCCACATCAATATACTCAGATTCAATAATCACCACATCGTCATCAAGTGCCTGTAGATATTTTGGTTTACGTGTAATCTTTTTCGTTTCTTTGTCGGCACTTAATTCTTGGTTGGCGGCATCAGCTTGCTTTTGCAAGTACCGAATGAACTCATTTGTATGTGTGCCTTCGTCATGAGCTTGACGAATGATGTTATCCACATCTAACGAAGCAATATACTTATATTTGGTTTGTAGATGCTTCTTCTCTTTTTGAATTCTTCGCACAAAGGCATAATAGGTAATTTGTGTGAAGTAGGCAAAGGGATTGCTTGATTTCGCGGGATCGAAGTTGTCCATATATGTGAGACAATTTTCAATGGCATCTAAAATCATATCCTCACGGAAACTGTAATTAATGAAATTATTTTTATAGGCTAAATGATTGGCAATTTTAATGAAGCAGTCGCCTATGTATTCTGGAACTTGTGGACGTTCCTCTTTGTTCTGTTCTGCTTCACGTACCTCTACTTTATAATCTATTAAGGCTTGTAGAAACTTTTTATTATCTATGTAATGATTGTTTGTTTTACTCTTGGTTTTCGTCATGGTTATTTTCCATATTCAAAGGTTCATCAACAAAATATAACTCACCGGGTGTAATTTCACGTAATAAATTTTCTGCTGCTTCTTCACGTTCTATTTGTTCTTCTTGGCGCTTTTGTGTTTCAATGGTATGTTCAATATAGTTGACATATTGTTGACGTACCTCTTTCTTTAAACTTCCTATGGTTAATACAATGTCAGTACTAATTGTAAATTCATCACTATCACTTAATCCAATCCATGGACGCAAAACAAAACTTTCGCCTATCACTTGACCATTGCGTCGTGTTTCTTGGTGAGGGATAACCTGTACAGGAACATTCATTTGTAAATGTGTTTCAGATGCCAACGACCGAACATCATGATTCATGGTACAGAGTATAGTTTCTCCTGTTTTCAATTTCACAATCTTATAATACGTTCCCTCATTATACTTGTTGTAACTATGCATGTAAGGGTATTGTTAATAGTTTATAATTGAATCCTTCTTCATTGTAAATTTTTACACGTTCAATTAAATGAAGTAGGGTATAATTTTTATGTGTTTTCCATGAGAGGTTATCTCCAATATCATACAACTTACAACTTGTTTTTTGTTCTCCCAATCGAAGACCGCGACCAATACTTTGTAAATTTCTGATACGAGATTTCGAGGGCGAAGCAAATACAATGTTGTGGAGATTTCTAATATTTATCCCCGTAGAGAATGTTCCATATGACGCAAGAATAATGGCATTCTCAGATTTTTCTGTAATGGCACGAACTGCTTCTCTATCTTTAGTTTCAACTCCACCGTGTACAAAGAATAACTCTCGTCCCTTTTCAACTTTTTCAGAGAGCATATCAAACAATACTTCACCATGTTTTTCAACATATTGGAATAATACTAGAGTATTTCCTTTTTGGTCAAGCACTAAATTTTGTATAAATTTATTTCTCTTGGGGTGTGTGACTAACCAATCTAATTCTTGTTGATAGGTGAACTTCTTACACAACTGTTTTTCTTCATCACTGTAATCCAACTGTAAGCAACGAATCTTTAAATCAGCAAGCTGTTGTGTATCCATTAACTTCTTTGTGGTTGTTACTTTATGAACAGCACCAAACAATCCTTCTAATACTAAACGATGTGTCTTGGTGCCATCCAATGTTCCTGTTGTACCTATCTTAAAAGGTGCCTTGGTGCATTTGTGTAGAATTGATGATAATGATTTGGCTTTAAACAAATGGCACTCATCACCATATACCACATCAAAATTTTCAAAATAACTTTTCGGCATCTTGTAGATGCTCTGCCACGTGGAGATTACAATAGGAACGTTTGTAACTTTTTCTTTACCTGAATAAATGCGGGTGCAGTTTTCAGATACTTTCCAATCCGACGCTGTAGCATAATCAGCAAAGTCACCATACAATTGCTCGACTAAAGAAGTTGTGGGAACGATGATAAGTTGTCGGCGCCCTTGGGTCTGATGCCAACGAACCAAAGAATAAATGATTAAACTTTTGCCTGACGCAGTAGGAGAAAGAAGAAGTGTTCGTCCACGATGAATGGATTCTAGTACAGCATCTTCTTGATAATCACGAATATCAACGGGCTTACCATTTGAATGGTAATTCAATGATGCAATGAATTGTTTTGCTTGTTCAACATCTTCGGCATATGAAGGTAAATGATTTGTAAGTGTATAATTGTTTGACTTACAAAATTCTTTTACATAAGGAGCAAGACCTACATATAACTCCTTTGTGAACAAACTTAGTAGACGAATTTTTCCGTCCCAAAGTTTTGCACGATATTGGGGTGTGAATTGAGCACCCGGAACTGCAAACGTGAAGAAGTCATTCATTTCAAGTAGAATGGATGCATCGGCATCTACATGAAGATAAACCTCATCTTTCTTGCTAATGGTAACATCACTCATAATCCACCATTCGTAAACTTATACCATTCAATAGCAGACTTGATGTCCCATGTTCTACTATTGATGCTTTTAATGATTTGTTCCAATTGGTACATGACAGTTTTTAAATATTCCAACTTATCCGTCATGCGGATAACATCATCGTCAGTATTCATGACATCATCCATTTCATTTTTTAATGGACGCGCATTGAGATATTGTTCCCAGCCCAATTCACTAAGTTCTTCTTTTGAGAGTTCGCCACGATAATATCTACCTTTCAACTTTCGGATACGAAGGTATTCAGCCTCAGCCTTACGATATTGAAGGCGGACTGATGACATCATGTTGAGATATTTTGCGTGAAGTTCAGGAACACGGGCGGCACTACGCCCTAAATTAGTTTGGTCAATTTTACAATCTTCTGTCCACATGTCCTGTATTTCTTGTAACTTCATACCACCTCACTTGTTAATACATCATGTAACATACACAGTACAACTACATTTGTCAAGTAGTCAATAAAGACTCCACCGTGAACATGCGATATTTAAAGACGGCGTTGCCTACAAAGTATTGTGTGTTTCCTGTTGATACATCGAAATCCAATCCAGATAACGAGATGGGGAAACAATCTATGAAGTTTAACCGAACGATTGGGAGGTCACTGGAATTCAATACCATTAATGTGGCATCACTATATTCCGGTAGGTCAGTTCTACGTTGTGTACCCACATCTTGGTTATTGATTTCAGGTGTTCGGAATGCTTGATCCGCGAATCTCTTTTGAAATTGTTTATGGTTCTCTGGGAAACCTAAAGCAATCATCCAGTTGTACAATTCAATGTAATTTGCCATGTCTTCCTGAATCATGAAACGAATGGTGAGTTCACCGAAGTCAAGTTTTTCACCTGGCTTTGGGATATCAATCAATGGTGTGGGTTGTTTTGCTACACCTAAATTCATGGACGGGATGTTTGCTGCCTGACAAAAGTATGTTACTTTCGGCAGACTTTGAATCATGAAACGAAAGCCATTGGGACGTAGAAAATCTAGTTCCTCAGGTTGACGATTAGTCCATTTTGCTTCTGTGATTTCGGTTGACATGTTTCACCTATCTCTCTTGACTGGCACTTGACAGAGTGTTAAACTCACTATGTCTGGGATGAATTGATAATACTATTTATGATACTATAAAACAGCTATATACTCCCTACTCCTGAGAAAGTATACAAGTATATAGCAAAAGGATTGGGAGAGACTTTTCAGCCTCTCCCTTTCCTGTTTCATCTGCTACTTCGATTATAGAAGGTTTGTGACCTTCAAGCGACGATAGTAGTGATTACGGTTAGCGGTGAATGTATCGCCGTCAGTTGTACCGTTGGCTTGTGTTACGAATGGATTTGCAATCATGCCGTAACGTGTCTTGAATCCAATCTTGGGTTGGAATGAAGATGGGTCAATGGCACGTACCATTTGTAATGGAACGTATGGGCAGTAGAAGATACCTGCGTCATATGCATTTGAACCCTTATAACCAACTACTACGAATTGTGAAGCTGAGTTTGTGTTGGCTGAGTATGGATCAATGAACACCTTGAAGCGACCATTCAATGTACCTGCGAATGTGTTGCCTGTGTCATCCATTGAGATGCCGTCGTTGCCTGAAAGAGCAGGTGTGTAATCCAACTTACCTGTCATGGCAAGAGCTGCTGCAACGTCTGATGAACAGACGATGAAGTTACCGCGTCCACGACGAGTTTCTTGTGCGATTACGTTTGCATCGCGTTCGATTTGGAACATCAAGCCCTTGAAGCGTTCTACTGACCAACGACCGTTTGAGTCAACGTCAAGGTCGAATGTACCTGCTGTTGCTGTTGAAGCAGCACCTGGCTTAGCAACCTTGTAGATAGTACGAATTACTTCACGGTTCATTTCAGCAAGAATTTCTTGTGAAAGAATGTTTGATAATTCACTTTCTGCATCAAGACCGTGAATTGCCTTCAAGTCTTGTGCTAATTCAACTGTGTATTCGGCCTTCAATGCACGTGACTTGGCTGTTACAGTTGTCTTTTCGATACTGAAAGCCATTTCGTTGAAGTCACCAGCCATACCGCCTGTGCCTAGAGCTTCAGCTGCTGCTGTTGTTAAGCCTGTGCCGTATGTGTATGTGCCATCAACTGGGTTTGTACCTTCGTGTGTGCCTGTGCCTGAGAAGTCGGTATCAGCTTCATTGAATAATGCTTCTGCACCATCTTGGGTTGAATAACGTGACTTCATGGCGAAGATGAGGCCAGTTGGACCAGTCATTGGTTGTACGCCGGCTACGTCATAGGCCATCAAGTTTGGAAGTGAACGACGAACCAATGAAATTAAGATTGGGTCGTAACGGTCAATTTCGGTTGATCCTGAGCCAGCAATGTTGTTAACTGGAACAGCTTCGAACAATGCTTGCTTTTCTTCGCGCAATGCCTTTTCTTGGTTTTCAAGAATAACGGCAGTAACAGCCTTCTTGTAGTTGTCTTTGATGGCTGGTAGGGATCCGTGTTCTAGAACTGGAGCCCACTTCTTTTGTAATGATTCTGATAAAAACATTTACGTTCTCCTGAGTTTTTGTTTACTGTTAAACGTTACTATTATTTATACTAGCTTTATTTTCCAAATGTGTTGCGTGAAAGCATTTCTGCATATTTAGCAACCGTACCTGATACTTCTTGTGTTTCTACCACTTCTTCTGTGATGGGTGAAGAAACAGTTGACTTGGGGAAGTAGTTATTTTTAATAACTGAAATCTTTTGTTCAAATAATTCTTCATTTTCAAATTCAACTTCTTCAATCAAGCCGCGAAGTTTTTCAGCTTCAGTTTGTGCTAAGTCACTTGTTGCCTTTGAGAATACAACTTCACGCTTTGCTTCGTTCAACTCTGTATTAAGTTCAACTGCCTTTGCCAATGATTCGTTAACTTGTGCAGTTAATGTATCAATTTGATTTTGCATGTCGCCTAAAACATCGTACTTTTCTTCAGGAACTTCAATGTAGTGTTCCTTGAACAACACCTTCAAGCCTGCAATGAAATCTTCAGTGACTTCTGCACGAAGTCCTGTTTCAATTGCAACTTCATTGTTTGCCAACCATTGTTCAGCAACATATGAGAGATAGGCATCAATCTTTGAAACCATTTCTTCGTGGATGTTCACGACGGTGTGTGCTGCTTGTTCAGCAAGCGCATCTTGCATCTTTTCTACTTCGTGAGCAACGCGAGCAGTTACGACGGCTTCGAATAATGAAGCTGCCTTTGTCTTGAATTCTTCTGACAAGTCAACTTCTGATGCAAAAAGATTTTCAACATCCTTTGCCAATTCAGCCTTCATGTTTTCCATGGCTTCGGCAAGTGCTGTTTCATCTTCTTCTTCAGTTTCTTCTGGGCCTTCTTCTACTAATGAATATTGTGCCTTTTCTTCTTCTGAAAGAGCATTGTATTCTTCTTCTGAAATGACTTCTTCGCCTTCTACTTCAGCTTCTTCTTGGTGAACATTGCCCTTTGAAGATGCTTGGTTGATGACAGATGATGGATCTGCTACTGTTGTGTAGTTAGTGGCAGCGCCTGCACCTTGATGTGAAACAGTAGGCATCTTAGCCTTCTTTGATGCTTGTGCCTTACCTTGATTCTTTTCATCAGTTTCTAAATCAATTGAAGCATCTTGTGATGAACCTTGCTTCATGGGAGCAGCTTCTTTGGGGCCTGCGCCTGCTTGTAATTGATTTACAGGGTTTGATGGCTTTTCTGCGCCACCGCCCTTGTGCATCATTTGAACTTCTGGTGTTTGTGATGAGCCTTGAGCTGGAGCCTTAGTTTCCAAATTCTTACCCATTCCTGGGAAGGCTTCATCGAGCTTTTTAGCCATCATTTCTCGAATCTTGTTTTCTACTGACATTTAGTATCTCCTGTAGTTGTTTCAAAAACTTTATATTATTTATACGAGTTTATTTCTTTGAAATGGCATTTAAGAAGGTTTCAAAGGCACGAATCTTCATTTCTTGCAATTGACGTTGATTGGTCTTTTCAATCAGCTTCTTAGTTTCATCCATATTTTGATATGTCCATGAACCATTTACAAACATCCAATCCTTATTTTCCATAATCCCTTGTACGAAAGCATCAGGTGCCGAAGGGTCAGCCACAATGTCAGCCGCCGTTGCAAGATAGAAATCATCTTGAACTTCGTTGATACCTTCTGAAGTGGTTTTTAATGAACCCAATCCGCGTGACGACACACCCAACTTACCACCACCTTCAATGATGTTACGTGCAATATTACCCATTGGGGTGTTCATGATTTTTGCACGACCAACATAATTGTTTCCATCTTCCTTCAATGACACAATCATGTGAGAGACACGGTCAAGATTGATGGTTGGACCTTCAGGATGTCCCAGTTCACCAAATGCGCGATTGGCTTCGACATATTCCTTCATGTAACGCTTTACTTCGCGTTCCATAACTGTCTTGGGATAGATACGTGAATTTTTATTGGCAATTTCACTTTGAAGAAACACACCTTCAATGAAAAGATTTTTTGAATTTTCTTCGTTGATGATTTGAACATCTTCAACTATTTCAGCAATGAGTCTCATGATTATGCTCCTATTGATTGATTAAGATGTTGTGTATCACCATATCCTGAGACCTTCATGATTTCAAGAATAATGGTACCACCACCTGCGGGTAATGTCACAACTATGTTACTACCATTTTCTCTGTTATCAGAAAATCCGTGAAATTGAAAATCACGTGCACCTGTCATAGCCCAAAGTTGTACAGAATTTCTTGAAACGGTTCCGTTACCTGAAGGTATTGACCAATAGATGCCACTAATATTTGCCTTAGGTGTTGCGGCATTCTGTGTTGTAGTTTCTAGTGTTGTTTCTAAATCAATGGTTTCAGATGCATTTGCGCCTGTAATGGCAACTACAACATGTATGGGTGTCTTTTTAAGTATTGATATGGCCATTTGTTACTCCGATTCTGATTGCATATATTGTGCAGCCGATACAATATAATCTTCTGCTAAGGTAATTTTGCCTTGAACCCATTCAGGAAGATTGGTATCTTCAGATAACATATCATGCATTTCTTGTGCATTACGAATAATTGTTTTCAATGAAGATTTTGCCATATCACCTTCATAATCATATTCACCTCTTTCTTCGGATGTTTCTTCCTTCATTGCCATTTTAGTGGCTGTGGCATACATTACATTTTTTGCATTGGCACCGTAACGTTTGCGAAAATCTTTGAAGTTTTTCTTCATGGACTTCACAATCTTTTCTCGTTGAGCCATATCCTTTTCGCTCATCTTTGCCATGATTAATCCTTTTCAACGGTGAACTTTGTACTTTCATCCCATTGTTTTGGATATCCACCCTTGTTGTCACCTCTATAAAGTTTTTTGGGAGGTTCACGCTTGTCTAATATTTGTGAGGAACGGGCCATACCCTTCACGCGCTTGGCAAATTTTTTTGCTGACAAAGGTGCTTCTTGCTTCTTCAACACTCTGGTGCCTTGATCCATGGACTTTCGTTGATACGACTTCAAAGTTTCAGAAGAAATTTCATCAATGGATTCCACTTCTTCATTAGCCTTTGCACGCTTAACAAGCTTGTTTGTAGCATTTGCAATTCCTCTTTCTCGCTTGTCTACCTTTTGGTATGTACCAGACTGAGCTTCACCTGCATATGAATCTGCTGCCTTTTTGATATACGAACCGAGCGTTGCAGATTTCAATTCATCAATGGGCTTCACTTCTTCGTTCTTCATCTTCATGAAGTTCTTGGCAAACTTTGGCTTCTTGGCAGCTTCATATTCCTTCTTGGCATCTGCCATAGTCTTACTATATGACTTCTTCATTTCAGCCGCCTTCTTGGCAGCATATGGATCTGAATATGCTTCTGAAGTTGATTTCACTTCTTCCTTCATGCCCTTCTTCTTGGCACGAAGCATCTTGAAGTCCATGGCATCTAATTTACCATTCTTGTTGACATCAATTTTCTTTTGACCACCAATTAAAGCTTCATCCATTCTTTCATCTTCATCTTCGTAGTCATCTTCTTCATCGTCATCCTCATCTTCTTTCTTTTCCTTCTTCATTTTCTTTTCTTCTTCCATACATTCAGCACATTCTTCTGTGTTGAACATTGATGAAGAAACTTCATTTTTCTTTGCATCAAGCAAAGCATCAATTTTTGATTGTAATAATTCGTTGAAGATGTTATTGGCTTCTAGATGATTGCCTGCTTCAATGTTATCAATTAAATCTAAAATTTGTTCGTTAATATCTGCCATCTGAATATCCTCTTTTATTTGTGTAGCAGGTTTTAATTTAGACACATGTATGGTATGGGGATTAGAATCTGCATTTGATGGCTGAATATTCACATGACCCGCAAGGGCAGAATTCTTATTTCCGTCGTGACGATGTATTACTCTACCTGTAACTTTCTTTCCTTTATGGGTGAAAGAAACGGTATCGCCTATCTTAACCTCATGTAGTTCCATTCTTTTTCTTCTCCGGTGGGGCGGGGAAAGGAGATCCCTTAGGTAATATGTTGCCGGGCTGATTTGGGTCTTCAAGGGGTTCAGAGTAATCCATTCCTGCTGAAGCAGCTTCTTCGTTTTCTGAATTCATTTGTGCAATTTCTTCATCAGTTAAACGCAACACATGCTTTTGAATGTAACTCTTACTTATATATTTACCATCAAATTCTGCAAGTTGTGATAGTAATTCAACGCGAGCCCGCAACAATTCTTGGTCTTTGCTTTCAGAATAATAGGCATCTTGAGCAAACTTATACTTGATATCTTCCTTCATTTCTTCCCAATCAGTTTCAGTTGTGACACCTTTTAACACAAGTTGTGTTTTCAACAGGTCATCAAACATACGTGAAAATTGACGGCGCAATTTATTGATGAATTTTGTGAACTTCAATTCATCACGATTAATTTCAGCGGCACGACCAAAGTTCAATCCTGATTGTTGTTGCAAACGAGAAACAGGAACATATAAACTTTCATACAACTTACGTTGGAAGTATTCAATGTCGGCAATTTCACCGAGGTTTTGACCACCAGGTAGAGTATCAATTTCAGTACCCTTACCTCCTTCACGACGAGGCAACCAGAAATCTTCCAACAAGCTCATAGTCTTTTTATCATCACGAATCTCGCCTGTGTTGGCATCATACACCAACTTGTTGCGATAACGATTCATGATGTCCTTGATGTATTGTTCAGCCTTCAACTTGGGAAGGTTACCTACATCAATATAGAAAATTCTTCTTTCGGGCGCTCTTGCTAAACGATAGATGACAAGAGCATTTTCCATCATACGCAATTGGTTTGCTGTTTTGATGGCTTTATGTAAATAGCTCAACACCATGTTATTATCTACATCAACTAAACCTGATGGGACATAACAAATGGCGTCTTTGGTTATTTTCAATCCTTGTGTGGCACTTGGACTTGCTTGTGTCACAGGTGTAGTTAATACACCCTTTTCATTATATACGAAAAATTCTTCCACCTTACGTACAAGTTCTACACCTGTATTTTTTTCAGTTTCTTTAATGACGTTTCTGATTTTCTTGATTTTTCTTGGATCAATATAACGAATATCAGTTAACCCTTGTTTGGGTTTTGCTACGTCTACAACTTTGTGAAAATACACACGACCATCTACATACCAGCGACGAAAATAATCTTGTGCTCGATGTTTAAAGTCAAGAATTTGTGTGATGTTTGCAAATTCTTCCTTGATGGCTTTCTTGATTGATGCTGGAGCCTTTACATCATCTAAATCAATTTCAATAGGATCCTCATCTTCAATATTGGCAATGGATTCATTGACGATATCATCAATGGCACTATCAACATCCGCCATTAAAGAAATGGCACGATAGCGTTGAATTAAATCTGATTCATTTTTTGCTGCATTATCCAGGTCGAGGTAGGTACCGTAGTACCCACCTGCCCGGACAGTGTCGAGAGCACCATCGTCGGAAGGAGGCACGAAACTAATTTCAGTTCGTGCGGGCTCCTTCCGCTTGATGCTATATCCAAAAATATCCATAATATTTTTACCTTGTCAAAGATTAAACAGGTGTTACGTCAAAATGCGAATATTGGAAAGTCACTGTGAATTCTGAAATGACATCATTTTGACTGTATGCTAATGCAATTTCTGAAACGTTAATTGGGAATGCGTTACGAATTTCATATGTACGAAGTGTAACATCATTTCTATCCAATTGTTGTACACGTAAATCACATTGATACAACGCAGGGGTTAATTGACCACCGTTGTTTACACGGTCGTTCATTAAGTTTGTCCAGCGTTCGAAGTATTGACGCATCTTCAAAGATGTATCGTTGATAACTGTGATTGTCCATGGATCAAAGATGCGTTCTCCTGCCATCTTTACTTCACGACCACGATATTGAACGATTGTTGGGTTAACGTTTGATGCAGGGAGTGCAGCGGCTGTGACAAGTAATGAGTCATCAGAAGCGGCTACTCCTACTGCTGCAGGCCAAGTAAGTGTTACCAAAAATTGATTTGGACGAGCACCACCTGCGCCTAACTTGTTTCTAAATTGGGTAATATCCATTTGTTTCTATCTCCTAGAAGTTATTTAGTTTAGGCGCCTACGACTTCTTCAAAGCTCACACCAGTACGTGTGGCGATGAAGTTCAATTGCATGAAGTTGATTGAACGAGCTGGCTTGATGAAGATGTCAGCTACGAATTCGTTACGGTCAATGACTTCGCCTGTGTTATTTGTTTCATCGCAAACTACGCGGAAGTCAAAGATACCACGACGACCACGAACATCGCGCAAGAATGGTTCCACTAAGTTACGGAATTGTGCGCGTGTGAAGGCATCGTTGAATTCAAACAATTGATACTTGCCTGCTGTGGCAATTGCCTTTTCTAGAACGATGAACAAACGACGAACGTTGATTCTATCGAAAGCTGATGGCTTGGCAAGAAGTGTCTTGTCGCCAAACAATACAGTACCTTCGCCTGGGAATGACACAACTGGGTTGATGCCATTCTTATATAGTTCATCGCGGTCAGTCTTGTCAGGTGAATATGCCAACTTCACAACATTCTTGATTTGACCACGATTTAAACCACCTGGTGAGAACCAAGGATCGGCAATGGTGTCAGTACGTGCACAGAGACCTGCAATGTCGGCATTCAATGGAACCCAACGATACAAATCATTGTACTTGTCGTATTGATATTTCCAACCTGAGTCCATAACACCATATGATGTATTGACATTTAATGTATCTTGACGGTCTGTGATGATGTCCTCAGCTTCGCTGCCTGCGTTATTTAATACAGATGCTAAGAGAGGTGAAACGAAACCTACGCAATCCATACGTGCTTGAGCAGTTTGAATCATGTATTGTCCAACTGCTAATGCGTTAGGACCGTTGAATAGAAGATTTACATCAACGATTTCTGCATTGGCAAATAAGTCCCAACCTGTTTGAAGTGCGCCGGTTGATGGTGCATCGTCAGAAACACCATTGGCAAGTGACCAATCGTCTGATCCTAAGCCATCATATTCGATTGATGCTGATGCAGCACTGCCCCAGTTTGTTCCTGCAGGATGATCCATCCAATATACGTAACGTGAACCACGAAGTACATCACGATAGAATGCATTTGATCCGTCAGCCTTCTTAACGTCACTACCCTTTGAAACGAATGCAAACTTTTCTAGTACAGTACCAGGTGTGCCTGTCCATAAACCATCTTCGTCAACAACGACAATGTGCATTTCGTCGCCGGCTTCAGTGTTTCCTAAATTCACGAGGAAGTCTGATGTGCCAGGTGCTGCGTCGAATTCTGTGCGATAGGTCCATGCTGAGAAGCCTGAAGCGTCACATGCTGACACCTTTAATGAGTTACCTAGAACACCTGGGAACTTAGCAGCCCATTCACCTACTGATGCGGCGCCGTTTGAATATTGTGCTTCCCATTGGTCTTCGTTCTTGATGAGAATTGCTGTGCCTGATGTTACAGCATTCTTTGCATTACTACCTACTGAGCGAACAACCTTTAAGTTGTTGCCATATGCCAAGAAGTTGGCGGCTGAGAACCAGCTAGCGGCAACTGTATTGTTTGGCTTTGCAAATGTTTTGACGAGTTCAGCTTCGTTGCTGATGGTTGTGATTTGTTCTACCGGACCCCATTGGAAGGCTCCTACGTAGCCACCTATTGATGTGGCAACAGCAGGAACGATACCTGTTAGGTCTTTTTCGACTACAAGTACGCCTGGTGATAATTGAAATGCCATTTTATTCTCCTGTTAGTGATTGAAATCTTAATAGTATTTTCAGGGCGTGATTACACTATGGTTTATAATATTTATAACTTTACACACCTTCAAAATACTTTAATTCTTGTAGATGTTGTTCCATGGCAAAGATTTATCGGTTGACCACACAATATTGTTCTCAACAAATATGGATTCTGAAGTGCCGTCATCTATGAAACCAAATGGTGTCAGTTCATCTTCAATTTGCATCATTTGTTGTTTGTAGATTCTCTCACGAACGTTGATGTCTGTGAGTTCGCGGAAATATTGGTTTGTGGTAAGCCAACCAAATAGTACTAACGTCATCACTAAGTCATCATGATATCCTTCGTCAGCTACGAATGTACCATTTTTCTCAATGAATGTTGAAAATTCATGAATGGTTTCGGCGTCAAATATATTTAGTTTTTTCTCCTCGAGGAGAGATTTGATGGCGAAACACCCTTGACGTTTCACAGACTTTGTGGTTCTAACACCCATTGTTGTGGATTTGGCAAATCCTGGACTAATGTAGGTTTGTTTGTTTTCTTGTATTGTACAGAGCATATTTTCATATTCATGTTCAATATGTAGAATGTCTGCAATTTGTCCGCCAATGTCATTTGTTTCTACAAGTATATATGCATTATTGTAATCTCGTGCAGCTTTCACAATGACATCTGGGAACAACATGGGAGAAATGGTATTGTTTTTAAACTTACCTACAAGTTTATACGGCATCTCAGTGACATCAACAATGGTGAATGCCGAATAATCTCCTCCCACACCTCGGGCAACGTCAACACAAATGACATACATTCTATCTTTGCTGGGTTCAGTATAAATGGACAACCCCATTTCATTGTAAAACACAGGATCCATACTACTCATATATGCCAGTGTTGCGCCATTAATCAACGTGTTTGTAGAACCCAAAAACTGACATAGTACTTCTTGATTGAATTTCACATCACCCAACGTCTTTCTTTGTTCTTCTGCCCAGGCTTCATCACGACCCGGAATTTCCCAATATGGAATAAAGTGATGAACGAACCCGTTTTTACCCTTTTCAGCTTCGTTCCAGAATTTCCAAAAATGGTTGTAACCTAATGGGGTGGATGTTAGCAGAATCTTGGTTGTTGTACCGGCAGAAATTGTCGGATATACAGACGCAAAGAATTGTTCTGCAATGTTGTTCGGGATAATGGCAGCTTCGTCAATATACAGCCAGTTAACAGACTTACCACGAATACCGGATCCTGTTGTGGCAGCAGTAAACACCTTACTTCCATTTTCCAACTCAACGTTACCTTTGTTCCAAGTACGAACTCCTTGTTGCATCCAGATGGGAAGATGTTCATACATGATTTGATAACGGTCTAATACTTCACGCGCAGCACTACCTTTATTGGCTAGAATTGCTACAGTTTTACTCTCTTGAAATAATGTATACCATAGGATACATGCGGCAGCCGTGATAGTTTTTCCTTGCTGACGCCCTTCCATAAGTACCACTTTACGATTATTCAGAATAACATTAACTTTCGTTTTCTGACAACCGTACAGTTTGAAAAGTTGTAATCCATGGTCAAGTGTAACAATGTGACAATAATTCTCAATGAAATAAATTGGATCCTCTTGACACTTCACAAATTCCTGAATTTCTTCTGGTGTGAACTGGTGTTGATGACCAACAGGTTTTAAGTTAGGATTGCCATGGTACGAATTGTTTTCTTCAATCATTTACATCCTGTATTGTAATGGGTTCATTGACTTTCTTCATGGCTTTCAATAACTCATGAGTTGAACCAACGAACAAATTGTTTTGTGTCTGTATTTTTGGTTTATCTGTTTTTTCCAATTCTTTTTTCCGCTTTTGAACTTCAAGTAAATCCTTGGCAGTATCAGAAACAGTCTTAATGAGTTGTCCTGCAACTTCATATGCTCGGGGATGGTCACTGTTTTTTGCAATATGTAAGATACCGTCAATGGCTTCATTCCCCTTATCAATTAAATTTCTCAATGTTTCACGGGCGTGTTGGGCATCATCTTCTATTACAGGAGATGTCTTTTCTTCCACCTCGTCTACTGTCGTTGAAACAACTTGAAATTTTTCATCTAACTTATCAAAGCTCATATTTCACTCGAAAAAATGTCATCAAATTCTTGTACGAATGTATAATTATCTATAGGTGTTGCATTTTCTGGGTCTGTGGTAGTTGTGATTCTTCTACCAACCTGAGTATTTGTAGGAGGTTGTCCTTCAAACAATCCATAATCTGTATATATGTTTTGTATTGTTTTCTTGATGAGATTGGCATCTTGCACATACCCAAAGAAGTTCATTTTAATTGTAAAGTTCAAATCCCAAATTACACTCAACCGCTTATCAAATCCTCCCTCCCACTCATCTTGATAACTGATGTTATCCAGTACAATTTGTAAGTCACGTTTCACGCCCAGTTCAGGAATTTCATTAATTGTGACATTGAAATCAGGATTGAAATAGGGGAGAATTTGTTCCACAATTTGTAATCCATCATCTTGATTTTTTGCAAATACACTTAAACTAATCCCCATGTTATATGGGGTAGAAATATATGAATAGCGAACACCCGTATTTGTTGTACCTGTTGTATCAACTGAACGAACATTTTGTGTAACAGCTAATTTTCTAGATGCATCATAATTAAAATTTGTTATTTCAAATCCCATACGGGGTAATGTAATTTGAAACGTTGCACGACCTGTTTCTAGTTCAGGAGCTTCACGAATACGGTCTATGAACTTTTGCTTTGGGGCATAACTTAATGGCACAAACAAACTTTGTGCAACTTCACCTTCGGCGTTTATTCTACGTAATGTGATGTTATTAAACAACGTACCAAAAGCAATAATAGCCTTACGTATATGTTGATGATAGAAGTGACGATTATTAAACATTAGTATTCACCAAATGGATTAACTTCAGAAAAATCAAGAATGTCGCTGCCTTCAGATTCGAAAAATTCTGTATCAGAAAACGGTACATTATCAATTGTTTTGAAATCTTGTTTGATAATTGAGAATCCTGCTTGTGTTAACAACCTGCCGCCTGTTTGAGTTAACACTTCATATTCATAGGCATCTTGTGTAATGGTGTCAACTGTGACATCAATTTCTGCAACACCTGTTGAAAACACTTCTGAACTATATTGATACAATTCACAACTCATACTGTAAATGTAAAATTTGCCTAATTGATAGAATGGATCAAGGTGTTGCACGAACTTAATTTCAAACATACTGTTAGTTTTCGGGAGATAAATTAAATCTCCTTCAGCGGGACGAGATGGGAGTTGTAGTAATTCCGGGGGACTGGCTCCTACACTATCTTCCCATCTACGTTTTGAAACAACGAATGTGGCTTGGTCATTTACATTGATACCAAACTTTGTGAATAGTTCACCATTGCCGTCCCATCCTTGAATGTTTGCCAAATACATTTCTAATGGAATGGCAGTATCAAAGCGACTTAATACATCTTCTCCCAATACATTATCTTGATTACCTGATGAACGAGGAAGATAGTATACATCATGACCATAAATCTTGATGCTTTCAATGATTAAATCTTCCAAGAGTCGCTGTTCATTGGTAACTCCCGAGGTGTTACCGCTTTGAAAATAAAAATTGGTTGGCATTATCCCACCATAAAGTCAACAGGAAGTTCGTAACGACTTTGCATTTCTATTTCGATTTGACGAATTTCTTCCATGGATTCTTCGAACATACGTTGTCCATCCATTTGAACGCCGCCCGGAAGTTGCATACCTTGGAACTTCTTTAAGTTTGTACCCCATTGACGTTTGATAAGGGCTGTGGCATATCTCTTTAAAAACATATCATTATATACTTCTGTGAATGTTTCTGGTTCAACCATCACAAAAGCCTCAACTGCCACATAATCACCCTCAGAGAAAGTTTCTTCCCAATTTACATCAATATACAAACGATTCATTTTTCTATTGAAACGAATAGTTCTATTACCCGCAAACATATCATCAAGTAATTGTAAGTGCATTTTCACTTGATTGTAATATGTAACATCAGATGACAACAAATTATACATGTCATTCAATCTGAATTGATATACAACATTGAAAATATTTGTGGTGCCTGCTGAACTTGATCCTGCTGACCCCAATGGGAAAACGCGGATAACACCTGTGACCGGGTCCGCTACATCAAAATATTTTTTTGCAAATGTTCCTGCAAAATATGGATTCGTGTTTCGAAGTGTAGTTGAAAATCCTGAATTGGAACCTGTAATAACTTCACTAGCAACGAAAGGTCTTAAAGGATCATCTCCTTTAATAACTAAAATACCAGGTGATTTTCTAACAACAACACCTATGGCTTCTGATGTTGCCCCTTCTACGGTCTCACCTATCTCAAAATTTTCACCTAAAATACCTGAAAGAAAGAGTTCAGATAAAGTGATTTTTGGGGTGAAATAAACACGTTCCACCCCATCGAAATGATACTCATGAAAGAAGTCAATGGCATCTTGAATTCTATCTTCTATTTGGTCGTCATCTACATTGATTTCAATGACGGGATACCCTAAACGACGCAAACAATAATCTTTTAATTGTTGTCGTGTGGTTATTGCTGTCATAATCTTCCTCAACTATTGATATGAGTACAATAACTATTTATAAGAATTGATTATGTGTGCGTTGTTTTGAAGTGATTATCAAGCCAATTCCAATCAACAGTGTTCCGTAATTCATCGGGGGAATCTTTATATCGTAGAGCAAATTCATGCCCTTCTTTTGCACCAATAAGTACCCAATTACTATGAACTCCCTCGGCAAACGCCATCCAACGTGCCAACCAATGTTGGTCATTTATTGAATTTCGTAACGTGAGTTTCACACACTCACGGAATGCTGTTCGCCAAGCCTCAAATGGACTAGTGGCAAATGTGGCTTCTGATACGGTTCGCGGCACTGTATGAATGGGACTATATGAGGTGAAGTCCAGACCAAAGTTTTCAGGGGTGCTAAGAACCAAATCGGTATTATATGCCACGACACCCATGTGTCCATATTCTAGACGATTACTCATATTTTTAGCATTAAATACGAGATGTGCCCGCGGTGCATCTTTTACTGGATAATCAAAAATTGTTTTGTCAGTTAATTTGTTTTTTCCTGTGACTACAAAGAAGTGGGATGCCCCTTCTGATAAATCCACACAGCGTAAAAACATTTTTCTACGACCGTTAATTCCATCAATACGGACAGCTCGCGGACACATTTTAACAAGGTGTTCCCAATTCTCATCTGCATTTGTTTCGCCGTTACTGGCAAAAAATACAGGAGTTTCTAAATTTTCTGTGCGATTAAATTTCAATGTGTGAATTGCTGCTAGAGGATTGACATCAACAATAATCTTTTCCGGCCAGTCCCATGGATCCACACTTTGAGATTGATATTCTCTGATAGTTTTGGGGTCTCCTGCCCAACCTGCAATGAATACAAGTTCATCATTTTTTCGAACAACGAATACTAAAGGAGCTGAAATGTGTTGCCACTTGCCATTGGCATGCTGATAAATTTTTCTCTCTGAGCCTTTTTCTTCCAACACATTGATGTATTCATAAATGGTGAGTTCCTTTTCACCCGCCTGAGCCCACCCTTTAGAATCTCGGACTGTCTGTTCAAAATCAGTGAACCAGCCAAGAGAACGAACCCATGGCTTTGTTTCAACAATCCAATATTTCGTGAACAAATCACTATGGGCTAACCAACTTTCACCTTTCAACATATTATGACTCCTTCTTCATTTTAGCTTTATGTTTTTTAACAATCTTTTCGTCATTCACATCAATGGATGGACCAAACGCCCATTGTCCTACATGACGTACTTGGCGGCTGAGATTCATGTCCACCCAAATCTTATATCCCGCATCGCGTAATTTCTTTTGGAAGTAGAAATCTTCACCATGCCATTCTTTATCTTTATACTCAAAAGCAAAATAGGGAGGTTGAATTTTTGTTAACACTTCGGTTTTCATCATGACACACCCCATGCCAACCCCCTCAACTTCTTGTAATTCTTGGTCATATTCCAATGGCAACCAATTGTCCCAGTCACCTCGTTCAGGATAGGCAACTGTCTGTAAAGGAACAGAACGTTTCATGTAGTTGGAACAGACAACATCCTTATTGTGTCCCATTAATCGTAATGCTGCACTGCTGGGAAATAACATGTCAGAATCTAGCCATAGGGCATAATCAGCGTTAATTTCAAGTGCTTGTTGTGCCAACTTTTCTCGTTGGGTTAATAGAATAGTACTTTGATTATAAAGTACATGCACATCAATACCCACCATCGTTGTTGTTTTCACTAATTCAACAAGTGATGATGCGAATAAACTGTACATATTTTCTCGACATGGAACAAGAATTGCCAATTTCGTGGGTTGAAATCTCCATGCACTCAAACCATAAATGTTCTTCTTCATACACCCGCCAATCCTTGTGCCAATGATGTAGTGGATGTTGTGATGTCACGAATCATCGTGACAATTTCATAAACTCGCTTCACCACCAATTGATAATCAGCAAGTGGGAGTTGTGTGATGATATTTAATGTTTCAATACCATATCGGTCAAAAATTAATACTTCCATGGCGGCTTGACGAGCAAATTTTTCAATCAAAGCGAAACGAGCGGTTTGTGGCTCATTCACCAAAAGATTGTAGCAATGTTCATGCCCTGTTTCTTCAAGAATTTCTTCAAGTAGTTGTATTCTTTCAGGCCACTTGTTTTCTTCCTTTAGATATTTCAATTCATACAGAAGTTCAGTTAACTTCTTTTTATCATGGGCAACGGTAACCCATCGGACATATCGTTCTTCATATTCCGATGGGTTTTCGTTGATGACATCTAATAATTGTTCAAATGTAATTGTACTCATGTTTCACTCCACAAAAAGAATAGTAAAAATATAATATGTTAATATCTATTTGTCAATATGTATATTAGTAGTTGAAAGGCGTGGTTCTTCCACCAAAATCAATAGATAGGCGTACTTGACCTGATAGATTAATGTTTGGTGCAGTACCTACAGGATTGTTATTAACCGCCTGTGCCAAGTCAGCACGTAATCGAGCTGCTCCTGATAGGCCGTATGCATTACGCACACGGCCCATCGTTATAGCGGAACCAGTTGCTGGTAGTAACCCCATGACGTACTCCTATTATCTTTGCTTTTTCAATTCAGCAACTTCAGCTTGTAATTCCTTGATAGCTTCAATCAAAAGAGGAACAAGTTTTTCATACTTTACCGTCAAATATTTATCATCAATGGGAGCAGATGCCACAGCTTCAGGTAATACTTCCTGCACTTCTTGGGCACTTACACCGATTTGCATCTTATCATTACTATATCCCAATGACTTGGCAAGTTCATTTTCTGTGAAGTAGTAACCATTTAATGCCGCTACCTTTTCACCTGCCTTTTCAATCTTCCCATGGAAGTTCTTTAGTCGTGCGTCAGAGTAATAGGCTGTGATTTCGTTTGTTGCCCGAATTTCACCTGCTGTACCTGATGCCCCTGTATTGACACCTATACTATTGAATTGTACGTTTGAGGATGTTGCTACTGCTTGTCCGATAGACACCGTTACGCTGCCTGTTGAGGCTGATGCAGACACACCTGTTCCTCCAGTGATACCTGTGACACCCGCATTTGTCAAGGTTATTGAACTACCAAGTGCAACAGAACCGCCGCCTGACATACCTGTGCCCGCTGTGACAGTAACGGAACTGTTAGACAACTTAGCGTTGGCAATACTGCCTGCCAACATGGTATTCGTAACTGTACTTGAATCACCTGATGTAATCACAGTACCTGTTGTAGCGGGTAATGTGATTGTTGTGGTGCCTGCTGTTGCTGCAGGTTGTAATGTCACTGTACCTGATGTTGAGCCTGGCATTGCCACACTTGAAATACCTGTCAACGCTAAGTTTGCCGAACCTCGATTAATGGCAACGGCCGTGGTACCAATGTTCATCGTTTGATTGGTTGCCGCTACAGTGACAGAACCTGTACTGCCGTTAACAGCAGTTACACCTGAGTTGGTGATGGTGACAGCACCGGTGCCGCCTGACACAGAAATACCTGTGCCCGCAACAGCACTTGTTACACCTGAGTTGGTGATAGTGACAGCACCTGTAGCACCTGACACAGAAATACCTGTACCTGCCACGTTACTTGTGACACCTGTATTGGCAATTGTGACACCTGCGGATCCGTTATAACTTGTGCCTGACAACCCAGTACCAATTGTCAATGTATTTAAATTACTACCTAACGCCACACCTGAGATGGTACTATTAGTAAGTTTAGTATTAGCAATACTTCCCGCCAACATGGTGTTTGTGACACTTCCTGTGTCACCTGTTGTAACAACAGTACCTGTTACTGCTGGGATAGTAAGAGTGTTAGTGCCTGCTGTTGCAGCAGGAGATACTGTGATGGTTCCTGATGTTGAACCTTTGAGGAACAAACTCTTACCCGAGGCAATTTCAATGTGCTCAGAACTTGTCCAGGCACCTGTAGAGTTTACCCAATTAAATGTTTTGTCTGTTGTACCTTTTAATGTGATACCACCATTATCAGCCGTTGTATTGGAAGGAGATGAAACAGCACCTAATTCAATATTCTTATCGTCAACAGAAATTGTTGTTGAATTAATTGTAGTAGTTGTACCGTTCACAGTTAAATCGCCACTCAATGTCAAATTAGCGGCGCTAACGGTTCCTGTGAATGTAGGGCTAGCAGAGAATACTAAAGTACCTGTGCCTGTTTCATCTGTGACTGCTGCAAGAAGATTTGCGCTTGTTGGTGTTGCTAAGAATGTGGCAACACCTGTACCCAATCCAGAAATACCTGTTGATACAGGAAGACCGGTACAGTTTGATAAAGTACCTGACGTAGGTGTACCAAGAACAGGTGTAACAAGTGTTGGGGTATTGGCAAATACCAAGGCGCCTGTACCTGTCTCGTCTGAAAGTACTCCTGCCAATTCAGACGATGATGTTGAGGCAAATGCACTGAGATTATTTGATGTATATGCCACGGTACCGCCTGCGCCAAATGCCACAGAACTTGAATCGGTACCTGTAAGTGTCAATGTGTTACTTGCTGTTAATGTCTTGCCATCAGCAATGGTTAATGTTGCTGATGTCGCGGGAGCTGTGATGGCAACTTTGTTGACACTAGTTGCTGTTGCCACACCTAACGTGGGTGTGACAAGTGTTGGGGTATTGGCAAACACCAATGCGCCTGTGCCTGTTTCATCTGTGACAGCCGCTAATAGGTTGGCACTTGATGGTGTTGCTAAGAATGTGGCAACACCTGTGCCCAATCCTGAAATACCTGTTGATACAGGAAGTCCTGAGCAGTTGGTTAATGTGCCTGAACTGGGAGTTCCCAATGCACCACCACTAGAAAGTAATGTGGCTGATCCTGAGGGAACTGTTAATGTTGAATTTCCTGATGTTGTTAATGTCAAACTGTGGGCGTTTGACATTGTAAGAGTTGCTCCTGCAACACCTACATTTGTAATACTTTGAGCGTTGTTATCTAATCCATTTTTTGCGACAAAACGTTTTGTGGTTGCCATGATTCTCTATCCTCGGTGGCAGGGTTACTGTGTATTTATATTACCATATAGTAGATACAATCTCACACAGCTATCGGCTGATAGTGTTACATCACTATTGTCTATCCAATATTTTGTGGGGATGACTAGATGTGTATGATTTTGAAGTGCGTGTACGCACCCCTGGTCAAGTTCTAAAGGAAATGGTTCCATAATAAACTCATCCCCTTGACGAATATGCATAACTCTGTCCTGCGGAGAAAGCGCGGCCAATGATACTACAGCCATGTGAGTGGGTGTAATAGGAAACACATTATTCTGTATGATATCGTTAAGATTTATCTTAGTGGATTGGTGTGATATTTTGATTGTTCCTGCAATTTGTAGATTTTCATTGTTGAAATATTCAGTTACATGATGTCTATACTTTATACACATAGCCATATCTATGGTAGAGTTCAGAATAATGTATTCTGAAATTTCTAATGATTCTGCGAGACAGTCTAGACGTTCAGACTGTGTAAGAAAATTACTTATTGTTTTAGGCATGATAATAAAAGTTAGCAGGAACCAACAAAATAACTTAAACACCCATTCGTCATATAATAGATATATACTCCATTATTATATGTTCCTGTGTGGGATACACAACTACCATCTCCAGTATAGTAACATGCATTTGAGTCATAATATAAATCAACTCTCGAACTATCACCACAATCACTATTAAATGCCCAGAATCCCGTGCCATTTGCACTACAACATGCACTACCGGTGTGGTTTCCCCCACAAGAACCGCCACCACCTCCAGTATAACCACATGTGGGAGAATCATATTCAGCAACATCTACATATGAACCACAATTCCCATTAGCAAAATTTCCATACAGAGTATATCCACTACAATATGCAGTTGACAAATATTCCCCGTATTGAGGTGGTGGGGCATAAAGTGTATATGTGGGCCCAAAAGGTAAATATTGTCCTGTGTTATAATTGTATAATCGCATACGAAAAGATACATTCTGGCAGGCTACCTCTGTACTAGCGTTTACCGTACCTGTTGTACCACTGAATCCATATAATCCGGAATAACTACCTGTTGTAATATTTTGCACCTGTATATAATAGGGGCCTGAACTCGGTATGGAAAAAGATAGTGAGTAAACATAGTTGTTACCTGCCCCACTATCATATGTTACCGCATTGGTTATAGTGGGACCCACTGAGGCTGTATGGTTATACCCCCGCCATTCTGACATTGTGTGGGGTGCTTGACCATTTGGTCTAGATGTTGAACCGGTATTTATTGTTACATATGAGCCTATTTCTGCCAAACGTAATCCTATACTGGCAGTAAGGCTTCGCCCCAATTCTTGGTTAATGTTCCCTAGAGAAACGGCACCTGATGATTGGATAGCCATTAGACATTGATTGCTGTTGCTACAATCTTATACACCGTTGAGGCATTTGCAGGTGTTGTCAACAGACGAAGATTGCCCCCTGAGATATCTGCATCAAATGACGCCAATGATACCCCTGTCAAAATAGTACCATATTCAGTGATGTATGCATCAGTTCCATCGTGGATGATACTTACTTCAGTCATATGATATGCAGAACCTGATGTGATGGAAATTTGATATTTCACACTTCTATACGTTGCAATTGCAATACTATCCGCTACTTGATTTGCTGTTGTGGCGGAGGTTGTCAGTGTAGCTGAACGAAGAATACCGTTAGCCAATGCAACCGATGTTGCTGATGCCACACCCAACGTAGGTGTTGTCAGTGTAGGACTTGTTAGCGTAGGACTTGTTAGCGTCTTGTTTGTTAATGTTTCTGTGCCCGCTAACGTGGCAAAATCGCTGTCAGTTAACGCGGTATTAAATTCTGCAATAGTCCCTGTTATTGTGTTATTACCTAACGTAACAGTTTTGTTTGTTAATGTAGACACACTTGTAGGTGTAATGGCTGTTGTATTAGACAAATCAGATTTTGCCAAAGAAAACCCACCTTGGGTGGTGCCATCATGAACACGTAGAGTTTTAAGAGTTGTGTCTACCGAAATTTCACCCGCAGCGCCGGTGAAATTATTATTTTGTGTTGTTGTTCCTCTACGAAACTGCACCTGTGTTGGCATCTATAAATCTCCTGTATCTCTATATTTTATATTAAAGACTTTCTAAATCTGTTTCTAACAAAGATCCTGCCGGTGTCGTTAAACAATCATAGGATCTACTCACTAAGACGCCAAACGCATCTACAGTTAAAGCATCTAAATCCCCGTAATCTCCTGACGGGAACACTGAGCCTAACAAAGCAGTTTCAACAGCATCTAAACGGGTGTCAATTTCACTTGGATCAATATCAACGTAATTGGCAACAGGTACAATTTCATCATTTGATTTTCTAATATAAAAGATTTTATCAATTGAATTTATAGCAAGTTCACCAACCGCCAAATCATTGACGGTTGGTATAGCTAATGCTAACTCGCTTCTTTTAAGTTTAATTATTGTTGCCATTGACTATTTTCTTCAGATGCCGGGGAAGTATCTAACTTCTTTTTCATTTCTTCCAACTCCTCTTGGGTGAGAGCAAGTTGGGCAGATAACATTGTTTTTTCCATTGTTAACTGTTTGACTTGTTCACCCAAAGAGGCGATGTACTTGTTTAAAAGTTTTTGTGTGTCCATAACGAGTCTCTATTCAGATTATTAGTAAGTACCACCATCAATGACATTTGACCAACTTGGTGTGCCATTGTTTGACTTCAAGAAGTAATTGTTTGTGCCTGCTGCTGTTGCTTGAATGGCGCCTGTGCCATTACCATACAATACACCGTTACTTGTCAATGTTGAAGCACCTGTACCACCATCTGCAACACCGATTGCTGAAGCTAGACTTGAAACAGTACCGCCTGTCAAGTTGGCTAAGATTGTACCAACTGAGTAACCTGTACCACTTACGTTAACAGTTGTTGATGGTTCTGATTCTAATCCTTTGAAGAACTTGAAGATGTTGTTATCAGACGCATCGCGGAAGAAACCAGCATACTTCGTTGTTGATGATTCAACATATTCAGCATAGACACCTGAGTCAACTGAGTTACCTGTGTTGTTATCAGCCAACTTCAAGAGTACGTCATCAATTGTTACAGTTGTTGAGTTTACAATTGTTGATGAACCGTTAACTGTTAAGTTACCTGCCACAGTTACGTTGGCGCCATCAAGTGTCAAGGCAGTTGCGCCTGTTGATGACTTGATATCGTTACCTGTAACTTGTAAATCACCCTTAACTTCAACATTGGCGCCTGACAATGTGAGTGCTGTTGCTGATGAGGATTTGATATCGTTACCTGTAACTGTCAAATCACCTGCAACTGCGACATCAGCACCTGAAAGAGTAAGTGCTGTGGCTGATGAGGACTTGATGTCATTACCTGTAACAGTTAAATCACCTGCTACTGCAACGTCACCTGAGCCTGAGAATGTAATGGCTGTTGTGCCACCACTCATCTTGATGTCGTTACCACCAACTGTCAAATCACCTACCAATGCCACATCTTCAGTTAATGCAACTGTAACAGCAGCCGTTTCTGAGCCTGAGCCAGTGATGGAAATTTGATTTGCTGTACCCGCAACAGTAGCAACATAGTTACCTGTTGTGTCTGTACCTAGTGCTACTGAGTTAGCGGCAATAGAAACTACACCTGCTTCAGTTACACTGATATCACCTGACAATCCGGCATAGATGTAATCTGCAACGTTTTCTGCTGTGATGCGACGATTTGCTTCTGCTGAGGCATCATAGACCAAGAATTCATCTGAATCAGCCAATGATGTTAATGATGTGCCGCCTGCAATATCAACCTTTGTGGCTTGTACTGAGTTGATAACAACGTTACCTGATGATACTGTGAAGTTGGTACTGTTGAATGATGCAATACCCTTGTTGGTATCAGATGCATCTTCTGCTGAAATTGTTACTACGTTATCGGTAATTGATGTATCAATACCTTCGCCACCGGTGAATGTTAATGTTTCACCTGTTGTGAAATTGTCAGTACCTGTGTCACCTGCAATTGTGAAGGATCCTGATGGAACGGCAGCAAATGAAAGATTACCTGAACCGTCAGTCTTTAAATATTGGTCTGCACTGAATGTTGAAGGTAATGTGTATGTAACGTTGGCTGCAACTGTGTTAGGTGCCTTTAATGTGACAGAATGTGTAGCATCGGCATCCTTTAATTCCACCTTTGCGCCCACTGTTCCTGTGGCAGGAACTAAGAAGGCATCAACTGTGTTGGTGTAGTATTTACCACCTACTTTATCAATAACTTGGGTAGTACCGTCTGAACCTACAGATTCGATGTAGAGAATAGCGCCGGCGCCGCTGTTGGAGCGGTCTTGACTATACGCTAATTCGCCTTCTGCTAAGGCAGATGTTGCTGGTGCTGTTGATCCTGAAGAACGCTTAATTTGAATTACTGTTGACATGGAAAATCTCCTGTGGGTTTTTTAATATGTTCCGCCATCTATATTCGTTGCTGATGCTTGAATTTGCTGTGCATCCCAACGTTGTTCCGTTTCATTCCATATCAAAGTGGCGCCATCTTCTAAATTATCTTTATTCACGTTCTTCAATTCTTCTAAATTAACTAGAGGTAACGAAACCTTTTTTACATTTGTATTAATTCTTTGAGGTGTTGATACTTGTACTTTGAGTGCCATTATCGTGTGACCTCGGGTGTTACGGTTACTATCCCTTCAAGAACTCTGGTAATTACATCATCATTTTCAATTTCAATATCATAGACATATCGACCAAAACGTAATGCTCCTGTTTGAGTTGATGTTAATGATAATGTAATCACCCCATTCTCAGGTTCATCACCTGCAGAAGTTGTGAATTGAGTATACGTATTCGACCCATAACTTTTACGCATTTGAGCACGAATGGTATAATCAGTTAAATCTAAAGGATTGCCCAAGGCGTCAGACAGTTCAATGGAAATTGAATATGTACTACCTTGGTCAATAACTAAATTACGAGCAGTTGCCATATGTTGAATATTTATAGTTTTTGAAATTATGCCTGAATTGTCATAGCAGAAAAACGAAACACCGTTGATGATGCATTTGTAGGCGTAACTAAAATACGAAGATTTCCACTATTAATATCAGCATCAAATGTTGCCAAAGAGTTTCCTGTCAATACAGTGCCATATTCAGTTAAATACACAGTGGTTCCATCATGAATAATCATGAGAGATGTGGCATGAAACTCACTCGTAGTTGTGTTGGCAACTTGAACAATGTATCGCAATGTTCTAACAGAAGATGCTGCAACAGAATCCAATAGTTGATTTAATGACGTACTTGTTGTTGTTAACGTTCCTGCACGACCTTCAACCTTGAAACTATTCAAGTTTGAGAGATTGTCATCAAGTTCTTGATGTGTTAATGTTGATCCTTTAACTGTTCGTAATGTTAACGTTGCCATTGAGAAATCCTAATTAATCGTTCTATAGTATTTATACATGCGGTGCCCATTTATTTAATGGACATGACGCTGAGGCGAGTTGAGTCTTGGTTTTCATGAAACAACCACACTCAGTACAGCGAAATGCATCTTTTTCCAACTTGTCACATGACTGACAAATATTCATACGTTCAAATCCCACTTCAGTAGGAACAATGACAGGCAATCCTTTTGCGGCGTTTTTTCCTGTTTTCCACATTTCTTTGGCAAGATTCCGTGCCTGTTGAAATACTGAAGGAAACTTATGAAGGGTTTCCTTCTCCTGTTCTAAAAAATAATCAACCTTTAAAATGGTTTCTTGTTCTTCAGGTGTGAAACGAGCTTGTTCATATGTCAATCCTGTCATCATTTTTGTGATGATGTTTAAATCATCATTCAATGTGTTATTGAATATGGCAAATCGCCAGAACACAGGAGTTTGATTTTTCGGAAGAAAATAGTATAATGTGGGAGTTTGGGCACGAGGAAATCCCATGAGATGTTCTGGGATACACATGGTGTAATATACCACAGGTGTAGGATGTTCTTGTAGCTTTTGTTCTAACTGCTGCTGTTCTGGTTTTAATCCATTTTCACACCCTTCAGATATCACAAGTATTAAAATGGGCACAGACGATGTATCAATGATGTTGGCTACATCAGGAAATGTGTTTGGTTGCATTATTCTTTCACATATTTAAGGATTAAATCACTAGGAAATAGTTCACTATTATTTCGTAAAAAGACGTAATATTTTTCATATACGTCGGTGAGGTTCATGTCATTACGTAAAGGTTCTTTTGCATAATCTTGTGATGCTGCTTTATGTTGTTCAAAATTATTGGGGTCATTAATATTTCCACTTTGTTTATGTCCTGCTATTTCATGTGGGTCTGACCAATTGAAACAATATGAGGGAACGTAGTGTGTGTAATGTTCATCTAATTGTTTTTCATCGCGTAATTTAGTATACCAACTCAATCCCTCATATCCTGTGATGTCTGAGCGAAATCCAATTTGTCGAATCCGAGGCATTTTCACAATAACACTTGCTTCCAATGTATTTTGTGTAAGTTCTAATTTATGTTGAGTGGCAAAGAAACTTTTTTGAGGTTTCCATGCATCTGTACCCACTTCTTCTATTTTATCTACAGCTTGTTGAATATGCCAAGGTAGGTAAATGTCGTCATCATCAGCCAACATGAAATAATCACCTGTGGCGTAGATTACTGCATCACGACAAATTTGTCCTCGATTAGTATACGGAAGACCTGTTTGCATATCAGTGTTATTGTTTATTAATACAATACGGTCATCAGAAAATCCCAATGACATAGGATATTCCATATCTGTATTTAGGATAATCAGTTCTTTGTTTGGGTATGTTTGTGCATTAAACTGCGCAATGATTCTATTGACACATGTATATCTTCTAAATGATGTACAGACAAAACTAACTTTTTTCATAACTGTTCCTGGTTATTTAATCTATTCCAAATTTCAGGCGACCAACTGTACAATGATAAATGTTTTGCATATTTATTTTCAAATTCTCCGTACACAAAATATTCTATATTCTTTTCCCTCATCTTGTTTTTAATAACTTCGTGTGTGGTTTCATAACTATACCCTAAAGAAGATTTAACAACACTACCAAACCAACTAGGCCCATACCAATTATTGCTATCATTTATTTGTTGTGTACAGTATTCTAGAACATCTAAATCTTTTTTTGCACCAAATACATTATTTGGAATAGTTAAGTCGCCTTCGTTGTGGTATAAAAATACCCCATCATAATTTAAAAAATCGTCCAATGAATTCACCGGTTTAAAATCAATATCCAAGTAGAATCCTCCAAATTCTTTAACAGCCCAAATACGTAACAAGTCTGCACAAAAAGCATAGTTTTTTATTGAGTAGAATTTGTCATACCAATTTTGAATATTTTTAGATAATGGTGGGGGCGAAGACCAGAAAATATATTCGTAATCCGAGTGCATCTCTTTTATTTCATTTGCTAGTTTCTGTTCTCGCTTGGGTAATTTAAAATCCCCTACCCATATTTGATGAATTATTTTTGGTATCATTCATCTTCTCCATACGGCATCTTCACCTTCTATAATTAATGTATATCTATTTTTTTGAAGGCGTGAATATGTCTGAGCCAATTCTTCTTTTAAGCAATGTGTTATTTCAAACTCTATTTGTATTGGATGAACAGAAGAATCAAGTATACTGTTAACAACTACACAATCATGACCCTCTGTGTCTATCTTAACTAAATCCACAGATTCGATTTGATAACGTTCCACAAGGGTAGACCATGTGATGGCTTCTATTTTATGGTTAGTTAACATTCCTGTCTCTAACATCTTTTTTGCTTCAGAATGACCTCGGTGGGGTTTAATTATAGTGGCCCAACCTTTTGTGAAACCTAAATTATACTTTTCTTGATTTTCGGGTTCAACCCAAAATAAATCTACTATGTTGTTTTCTGCTGATATAGCAACGTTTATCTTAGTTACATTAGGTTTATCGGGTAATCGGTCTAGATATGTTTTTACAGGTTCGACTGACAAACCTATTTGTTCAGGTGTACACCCTTCTAATAACGTGTGGTAGTCGCATGTGCCTATTTCAACAAAATCATATCTCATAGTAAACAACTCGTTTTAGCGGTTTCAAGAATTTCTTGTACATACTTATATGTACACATCTTTTCGTTATAATTTTCAAGAGTAATATTATTATACGGTAATTTTCCGTCAACATACTTACCCTTAAAAAAAGTTCTGTCCTTATCTGCTGTTTCTCCTGTAACTCCCGCATTATGCATGATAGTACATTTCTCCCAAAAGTCAAGACCGTGCATAGGCCATGTGAACTCTAATTCGTCCACCACTTTGGTATCATGTCCAAAATACCAACCATTCCATAAAACTGCCCACATATCAGCAGTCCATTTTTGTATGGGGTGATATTTATCGGTTTGAGGAAATGCTTTCAGATGGTCAAGAAAAAATTGATACAATTTTTCAGAATCCTCATACACCTTTTTCCAAAAAGCAGCATCAATGTTTTTCATGAGATATTGAGCACCTCCACTGTGCATCTCATATTGTACCGGAACATCTTCACTTATACCTACAATTTCACACATGCGTTCGTACACACCACATTTTTTGCTTTTAATATATTCTGCTCCAATGTAATAGCGCGTGTCACTTAAATACCAAACATCGTCATGCACTAAATGGTCCCATTGTGGGGGCTTCGTGAGAATGATATCGCAATCATGATACATAATGGCTTCATCTTTTAAATAAGGATGCTTCTCAAAATGTTTTTGTAGAATGTGTGGACGAATTGAAGAAATATATACCGAATTTTCTCTGTCATCATTATAAAAAAAGAATCGAACCGTGTTATAGTGATTAGCTAATTTAATCCAAGCATCAGGGATATGATTGTTTTTAATGGAACATACAATATCTATATTGTTTGGATTTAAACCATTTTTTAAAAAATTGTGTATCATAACCTCAACCTGCCATGTGTAATAATCAATGGCAGGTTGGGCTGATATATAACGTAAGTTTTTCATAAAGTAAATATCACCTTGTTGTTAATGATTTAGCAGATACATGCACCACCTGAACAACAGCCAGGATCACAGTTTTGTACCAAATATCCATATGTGATTGTGCAATCGTCATTTTGAAGGTCACATACAGCAGCGTCACCTATACATGTTGATGTGCCAGGTAAACAACCCACGACACATGTTGTCGTTGTTGTTGTTGCTGCTGCTGTTGTAGTTGTTGTTGCTGCTGCTGTTGTAGTTGTTGTGGGAGCTGCTGTTGTAGTTGTTGTGGGAGCTGCAGTTGTTGTCGTTGTTCCGCCTGGGCACGATGTTGGGCCTGTCAAGTTACCTGCGCCTGTTACTTGATAGTATACCCCACCTCCATCGCCATAATAACCGGCGTCTGCAAACGTGCCACATCCCGAGTCAGTATACAACTTGGTTCCACCCACATAATATGTGAATTGTGCTGCGGCTGAACAGGCTCCAGATATACTTCCTTGAACACCTGAAAGTCCCAATGTTGAACTATAACAGACTGCTGTTGTAGTAGTTGTGGCTGCTGTTGTAGTAGTTGTGGCTGCTGTTGTAGTTGTAGTAGTTGTTGCTGGGGGTGAGCCTGAACATTGAGAGTCGTTGGTACATACTCCAAATCCACCTGATGTAGATCCACCTTGTCCGCTTACATCTACAATCAACGTACCTGGTGCTACACATAAATTAACAAATTGGCCGAAATCCAATGATCCTTGTATATATCCAGCACTACCATAGGGTATATAGTCGAACACATAGGTTTGTTGATTGTTGAATGGTGAAGTGTTGTATACGGTCCAACAATCACCGAGCGCCGCTGTGGTTGTTGATGTAGTTGATGTTGTTGATGTAGATGTTGTAGATGTTGTAGATGTTGTAGATGTTGTAGATGTAGATGTCGTCGTTGTTGGTGGTTCTGTTGTTGATGTCGTCGTTGTTGGTGGTTCTGTTGTAGATGTTGTAGATGTTGTAGATGTTGTTGGTGCCGCGGTAGTTGTTGATGTGGATGTTGTAGTTGTTGGTGCCGCGGTAGTTGTTGATGTGGATGTTGTAGTTGTTGGTGCCGCGGTAGTTGTTGATGTGGATGTTGTAGTTGTTGGTGCCGCGGTAGTTGTAGTAGTAAAATTATGATTATAGGCAAAAAACTCACTGATAGCATGAGGTGTTGAACCGTCAGGATAATTACCTACCGCACCCGAAGTGTTAGCAGGCACCTTAGGAGAAGGATCCAATGTGTTAACATTGTTTGTAGACAATGACTGAAGGGATAGTTCACTTGACGGCAATCCCTTTTCGTCGCCTACATCTTTAATTGAAATTTGCCCGCTGGATACGATGGCCATTGTCTATGTTCTCCTGTGTTATTACTTAGTGCAGTTGCACTTACTTAACTTATCATCCAATTCCTTAATGGCTTCAATCAACAACCCAATCATCTTTTCATACTTCACAGCCATGTGACCACTTTCACGGGTTGTTACAACTTCAGGTAGTACACCGGCAACGTCTTGTGCAATAACACCTGTATCTGCCCCATGTAATCCTAATGCATTAGCTTCTTCATTCCAAGTATATGTGACACCGCGAAGTGCCTTCACCTTTGTGAGAGCATCAGAAATAACTGCAACATCTGTCTTTAATCCTGCATCTGAGGATGAGAAGGCAATGATGTCACCTGATGCCTTGATTTGTCCTGTGGCAGCACCTGTTGCTGAGCCCACATTGATACTTCCAAATGTCACGTTACTTGCTGTTCCTACGGCTTGACCAATGGCAACAGTGGGTGTGGCACTCTCACCACTATTATTTGTTAATGTAACACCTGTGCCTGCCACTAATGATGCGACATAATCACCTGTAGTATCGGTGCCTAAAGCAACTGAGTTGGCGGCAATTGTTAACGCTACGTTTGATACGTTTGCAGAACCATCAATGGTGAAGTTACCTGTTACATCGCCTGTGGCGAATGTCACGGTGCGACCAGTTGTCCAACCTGCCGATGTGCCTGTGATGTTACTATCAGTGAAGGCGACAGTTTTGCGTGTTGAACTTGGGGTGAAAAACAAGTTCGTGCCGTTAAATTCGACGGCACCTGCTTGTGGAGTTGTTAAGTTTGTGCCAGACACAAGTTTTACAGGAGCAATGGTTGTTGTTCCTGTTACAAGAACTAAAGTTCCCGTCATTGTGCCGCCTGATTTTTCCAATTTGGCAACATCTAAACTGTTGAAGTTGGCGTCAACTTCTGCATTAGTAAGTGGGGCACCTTTGTTTGTTCCTGCTGCTGGGGCTGTTTGGCGAAGCGTTAAAGTAGCCATAAGTTATCCTCTGTTGATTATTGATTGTAATAATTGTTTTATTTCTAATAAGTCGTTTTTGACTTCAGTAATTTCTTCTTGAAGCTCGGATATCTTCTGCACTTGACGCTTTTCTTGACGCCGAGCAAAAATAACTGTTGTGTCAGTATTTATAAGTGCCTTGGAATGCTTATCACGTACAAATGGCGTTTCCATTAAATCACCGCTACTGCTCTGAGATTCTTAATGAGAGGAGTTTTACTCTTATCAGTGGAGTTCATTGTAATTTTCACAGCAAACTTGGCAAATGATGAAGGAGCTGACACACTGTAACTATATTCCTGATAGATGTTACCATTATATACAACAGGAGCCTGTTCATTCAACGTTACCCAATCAACATCAGCAAACGGTCTATCATCTTCTACATTCTGCATCTTGGCTTCTACAATTACAGAACATTGTTCAGGACGAATCATATCGAAGAATACACGCAAGTCATCGGCGCCGTCACCATCCAATGTTACAGTTCGTGTGACATACACGGCATCTGAAGAACCAGATGCGGCAATGTCATTCGCCAATGTTAGAACAGAAATTTTTCGTGTGTCTAACACAGGTGTTAACAATGAATTATTGGTTGATAATTCCGCCTTTATCTTCAATGTAGGAATGTTTCCTGTTGTGTTTGAATGAGAATAAATTGTGAATTCTTTAGGCAACTCAACAGTATCATTATTGTTCACAGTAATATATGCGCCTAACCCGGGATAATATGTACTTGATGTATCAAGTAGTGTGTATGATAATTTCACTTGTGTTGAGGGATTTAAACTCAAGATACCTAAGTTAGGTGAAAGTGCTGTAGCTTGCTTGTTATCAATACTATCAAAGGTGAATGTAGACGCACCACGTGTGAATGTATCGTTTGTTGCCAAACTACCTGAGGTTATGAATATTTCAGCCGTTGTGCCATACACCTTCGTGACATAACCTGTAGCTGTTGTATCATCCTTATAGAAGGTTAATCCTGTTCCTGTGATATTCACTGCATCATTTTCAAGAACTAAACTTGTATCAGAGATGATGTCTTTTACTGTACCTAACAAAGCGCGTGCTCGATAATTCAATGTAGTACCTGACCCTGAGGCTTCAAGTGTTAATGCTGTGTCAGATTGAATTGATGCCACCTTTCCAATAACAGTGATGTTATCATCTTGATATAGAATGTCACCCACACGTAGGTCTGAGGTGAATGTTGTGGCTGAACCAGTGACAGCAGTACCTGTTATACTGATAGTACCTGTAAAATTGGTTGTTGTCGAAGGTGCAAATACACGAAGTTGGTCACCCACTGATAGGTCGGTGAAGTCTGTACTTGAACCCGCAATGGTATCATTTTCTGATACTTGAATTGTTCCGGGCAATACTGTTTGTGTGTCATCAAATACTTGAACAACATCACCTGGTTTCAAAACATACGTACCTGTTTGTGAAATGGTGACGTAATCAATGGGCTTAGATTCAAGAATGACGGTACGTGTTGTTTCAAAACTTCTAGAATACATTTTGAATTTCAAATCTTCAGATTCTAATGCTGTCCAGATGGTGTTATTATTAGGAATGAACAATACACCAACATAAGGTTGTTGTGTGATACGTTCGTTAGTGCCTATTAAATTTTCACCCAATTCAGAAACCCACACTTCATATTCAGTCGTGTTGTTTTCAGGCAATAACATAAGAGCATATTCTGTGTTGTTCTTTAGATATACCGGAGATTCAAATGTAAATGTGGTTGCTGTATTTGCAGTACCTGAGACGGAAATTTCTGACGCATTTAATGTCTTGGTACTGAACGGTACAATTTTATTGCCCGGGAATCCATTAATGACTTCACGGATTTGAATGGTGAACTTCTTGGTTGATGACTTTCTCTTGAAGAACAATTCAACCTTATTCAAGAACACACCATCGGGATGTCCTTCAATGATGAAGGTCTGTGCCATGGGATCGCCAAATGATGCGGGATTGAATGTTGATGGATTAGACAACAACAAACGACTCACAACATTGTTTTGTGTTTCAGAAAGAGCATCTTGACGAATTGCTGGGAATCGTGTTGATGAAATTGAACCATCATCAATATTAGGGACACCTGATGATTGTAATTGTGCAGCCGCTGATGTTGTTTCTGAAGCATCTGTTAATTTAAACACCTTATTTCCCACGCGGAATGTATTCGCAGGGATTAAGAATTGTCCCACTAAGGTACCATCGGTTGCAACAATTAATGGATCACCGTATGCCGAAGCACTTGGTGTATATTGTGATGACAATATGCCTTCTGACAAATTACGTATTGTATTTACAGTAACACCGGTAGGCAATGTAAAGTAACGGCAATGTGCTGAGACATCTTCGCCGTCAAAATATGCCTGAACAGCCGTACCGGGTTTCAATCCTGTTGCAGTGAATGTGATGATTTGCTTTTCAATGTATGGGACAACAGAAACGTCTAATACACGAACACCAATATTTCTAAGATTGTTTTCTGGGAGTTTACCTGATGTAATGATGTTTTTTGTGACATCTGAAATTAATGGTGCCGCTTCACTACCACGAACACCTACCAAACCTGCAACTGTAGTGACACTCAATACAGGAAGATTGGTTGTTTCAACACCTTGCCATATGGTTTTCCAACTGTTCCAGTGTAACTTGAAGGCGTTTGTATTGAATTCCCATCCATCATTAACGCCGTTATAATTTACTTGAACATCAGGACGAACTTGTGTATCTACCCATGTGATTTGTGGCGGATCCAAACGTAAATCGCCTGCCATGTAATTACCTAGTAACAAATTACCACAGACACGACCCTTTGACGCAAATTTATTTTCTGTGATAGTGGTAAATGTACCTGAATATCCTGTTGTGATGACCTCAGATTCATCAGAAGGTAAATGAAGTTCAATGTTGTTTAATGCGAAGGGTGCTCGTAATATTTTATTCTTGGTATCAATTGATGCATAGTAATCAGCATCAAACACGTTACCAATATCATGTCCATCGAAGGCATCAACAAGAATACCCTTCTTAACCATGGCGTTACCTGAATCGTCTGTAATCAACATATTGGCAGCACGATTTTCAGCAATTGACAATGCTGTGTAGTATTCAAGTCTATTCACACGTTGTTCAAGTTCACCAATGTCACGCATTGTGTAACGACGATTATCTACTAAACGAACAATTGATGCATAATCTTCGCGGTCGTAGACGCGAGAAGCAAATGTTGATAATGATGGATATGGTGCCAATTCTATGACTGCCAATGTCATGGCGTTAATGGCATCGGCAGGTGTTTGTGGGTTAAGTGCAGACACACCAGTAATCACCTTAAATTCACCATCGCGGGTTAATACAACTTTATCCTTTCTGGGTAAATTAATGGTGAATGATGCCGTCAATGTGCTATCGGGATCAGGTATCGTTATACCATTTGTTGTATCTAACGTTGTGATAGGCACATTATGTGATGCATTCATATTGTTGTTTTTGGCGTCAACATATGTTTGACCTGAATATCCCGAACGTAATTCAACGGTTGGTCGGAAATCAATTACATCACGAATATCATATGTGATGCCTGTTGATTCTGATGTATACACGGGTAATTCATATGTGAAGATTTGCTTGTTGTAATCAAGTGTTGTTGGATCAAAATCAATCAAGGCACTTTGATATGAATTTCTATTTAGGTAACCTAATGTTGATGAGCGTGTGAAGTTTTTTAACTTCAACACAATTTTCTTTTCAGTTAAATCTTCAGCACCTGTATATTGAACATATGATGTATTGTATACGTTGTCATTTGAGTTTTCATATAGAGTAAATTCTGAAGTGACATTACTCCATGCACTCAAACCACTTTCAGTTGATGGGTATGCTTCAGTATCGTCGGCAATGTGTACTGATACAAGTTGTAATGCGTGTGATACGCCTAGGTAAATTCTACCTGCTGCTAAATTAGTGGCACTAGTAGAAGTTAATGTTGAGCCATCCACTGCCAAAAATGTGGTGTCAAGTGTCAAATCAATAGGCGCACCATTACCTTGACGAACTCGTGCATATACTTTTCTGTTTGCGCCTGCATCACCCACGGCAACTGCCAATGTACCTGACGTTGTATTGGTTGGTGTGTATCCTGTGATTTCTGCTAAGTTGTATGATGCACCTACAGGTTCAACAACAATGAAATCATCCTTAAAGGAAGAACTAGTGCCTGCCAAGGTTTGTCCCACACCACTTACGGCAATACTACCATTACCTGAACCGTTGAATGTATATTCACCCAAATATTTCCAGAAGAAGTAGTCAGTATCGTTTTCATACTGCACAACAGCTTGGGATCCTGTGGGGAATAGTAGTGAATTATATGTGCCTTCGTGTAATTTAAATCCAGTTTGTGTAACTGAACCTAAATCATCTCCAGGTGTAATGGCCACCGTGGCACTAGAATTTGTTGTTGTGATGTTACGAATTGTTGTTAAATCATCAACCGTCTTGCCCGCTTCTAGTGTGATGCCATACAAATATAACTTGTAGAATTTTGAACTTCCTGTTCCTGTAACATCACGATAGAAACGTAATAGACGGAATTTTGCCGTGGCAATTAAAACACTACTACCGTCACGGAGATTGAGTGTGGCATTGTTTTCAGCCAATGACCAACTACCGGTCACCGACTTTACATAAACATAATTACCAAACAATGTAGGAATTTGTTGTTCATCAACTAGTAATGTATCAGTTGCCTTATCAACTGCAAGATAATCAGTGGACTTTAATTCTGTATCAAATCCTTCTACATAGGCTTTACCGGGTTCAACACCATACACCAACTTGGAAGCATCGCCAATAGTTTCTACTGTGTACTTACCATTATTTGTTGATGTTTTTAAATGTTCACGAACATTGACGTTTAATCCTGTGACAACATAGTTACCTGATTCATCATATGTTCGTTGTGCCAATACTCGTTGTAATTCTGAATATTGTGGCTTGTTAAATGCGCGCTTCACCTTTCCTTCTTCAACTAAGAATAGAAGATGGAATCCTTGGTCAGGTGTTGTTGTTATTTCGTAAGATTCAAGTTGTGTGGTAAGTTTATATCGGTCGCCGCCAGGTGCTGCATAATTGTAAGACCCTGCAGCAGGATCAAGTAAACTTACATCATCATTTGATGTTACCGTACTGGTAATAATTCTGAATCCAATATTTTTTGTTGGTGTACTACTATAGAAACTCAGAACTTTAGTCTGTGAGTTATGACGGACAAATGTTCCATCAACATAGACAATGCCATCATCAATGGTGTAGAGTGAACCTACACCTGTGGCTGAACTACTTGAAACAGAAAATCTAAATGATTGTGTTATACCAGTTGAATCAACCACAGTGAGTGCTTCATCTTCAGCAAACACAGTGATGAGTTCTTGTGCTGTTTCATCGTAGAATGATGATTGGTAATTCAAATACAGAACTCGTTGTCCTGTTGAATCTTCATCAACGCGCACAATTTTGGCAGATACACCCAGTTCGTTACTAACAACGGCATTCACAAGCGTTGTTTTGTATAACTCATATGCAGAACTACCAATTGTGATACCTGCCGAATCGGTGTTTTTTACTTTTACAAATGGTACATTGAACTGAAATGTTTCAGCACAACCAACTACAACAGAACCATCTTTGAATACATGGTCACCAAAACGTTGTATTTGGTTTTGTAAAATGGTTTGAAGTTGAGTAAGTTCACGGGCTTGAACCGCATAACCGGGCTTGAAAAGAACTCGGTGAAAATTCTTTTCAACATCAAAATCATCATAGTAGGGTGAAGTTCCTAAATTGATAGCCATATGTACCTAGAAGTGTAAAAAGAGTTTAATAGTTTCAATCTGTTCTGCTGTACGTGTGATGGGAGAGAAATCGTTCACGTAAATGATGGTGCCTGTATTTTTATCAAATTCAGGGTCTTCCACATTTGTACAGGTCAAGTTTTCAAATTCTGTTGTGTTGTTCGTGAACGTATTTTCTGTTGTGAGTCCTTCTGTTCCTTCAACATATGCCAGATAGACCTTATACGTTTCTGTTGATGCATCAAACAACTTTGTTAATACTTTATATATACCACCTGTTGATGACTCAATTTCATCGTCAATGGAATATTCATTATATTCATCTTCAGGAACGGTGACGATGAACGAACTTGTTCCTGTATCCTTTTGAAAATACCCAATATCAACATCTTGTGTTGCATTATACAACTTGAGATTCTTTACAATTCCGAGTTGACGATAATCATTACCTTGGAATAAATCGGCATTTTCTGTGGTGATTGTTGTACTAATACACAATGTATGAGCAAACAATTCTTGGGCGATGTTGAATCCATGCCCTCGTTGAGGACCTACGTTTGCTCGCACAGATGCCACTTCAGTGGGCAATCCATTAATTACAATGCGAGCATAATTGTAATTTTGTCCGTAATCTAAAATTTGAACATTCTTAATTACACCATTTACAATATCATCATCGGGATCAATATACAATTCTGCACCCGTACCATCACCAATAACTTCAACGGTTGCTGTATCATATCCAGCGCCGCCGTCGAGGATATCAACTTTATAAATGGCTCCATGAATTGTTTCAAGTACCACATCTTGATTGATACCACTTGCTGTTTCAGCACCTAAAACAACTATGCCCTGAAATCCATTACCCGAAAATGCACTATATGTTGAGTTGGCAAGTTCAACTTCTGGGAATGTGACCAATTCCAATTCAGTGGAAGAGATGATATTAGATACAACACCTATCACATTGTTCGCTGAATCTACAATGGTCCACCCATCTTCCAATTCATTTGTGAAATCTGTATCTGTGCCCAACACCAATCGCGTTGTGGAATCAGTGGAGATGGTCCCTGAATAGTTTTCTGAGCCAGAAATTGATGGGCTATAATCAGCAGGTGTAGTTTTAGCATCATACATGATTGCACGGGCATGTGTATATCCGCGCATTGAGTTTGTGACAGTAACAGAAGTGATACTCCCCGCACCGTCAATTGTCACGTTTGATGTTGTGCCTACAGGTGTCAATGAGTGTGACAATCCCACACCCGACGCAATATTAATATATGCGCCATTTTCAGCATCAACTAACGATGCTGCTAAACGAATTTCTTTATTGGTATAGAATATAGTATAGTAAACAGTATTGTTTGTTAAATTTGTGATGGAAGTTCCGCCACCTGTATTATATGTTACGGCATCACCTGTTGCAAAATTATGACCCGGATATTCAATGGTATCGTTTGCGGAATCTACAGCTGTGCCACCATTAAATGTAATGGTTGTGGGTACTAATCCGTCGCCCTTAATTACTAGGTATGGTGTATTATATCCTTCACCTGACAGGCTCAGGAGTTGTTGATGTTGGTTTTATAGTTGAGGCAATGGCAACACCTTGACTGTTTCTTCCGACACGAATACACTTGTAAATATTATATTCGTCAGTCATTACATAAAAATCTTCTACAACAAAAACACCGTCGTCATCATATGCCAATTCTTCATAATCACTATATTCAACATATATGGTCCCTGATTCCCAATCCTTACGACGAATCATATAAACCACATCATAAGGACCAGGTACGACACGTTTTGCCAACAACATATTTCTATGTACGTCGGAAATGTAGTGTCGGGTATCTACAGGAGTATCGGCTTCTTCAAATGATTTTCCTGCGAAAACATAGAAAAAGTCATGTCCTGTAATGATGTCACGATAAATTGACCGAGCAATTTCGTGCCTGGTTTGAGCAGGAATCAGGTTAGCCATATTGTTTACTTACTGAATTATGAGATGGTGATGGTCCAAGTGATTGACATACTATCAGATGATCCCTTGTTAACTACTGGGAACACTGTACGGCACAACATGGTGCCTGATGAACTAGCATTGAAGATGCCTGCTTCTGTCAATGCGCCTGTGCCTTCACCTGCAGCAAAAGTTGCAACGGCAGTTACAGTTGCACCTGAGGCTGTGTATGAGTCAAGACCTTGACGACCAGCTGTTAAACCGCCTGCGATTAATCCAGTTTGCCCGGCTGATGCTGCGGTGTTATCTGTACCCACTTCCATGTGTGACATGACGCCTTGTGATGTGCCTGCCATACGGGATGCAATGTGTTGTAAACCTGTTGTTACAACTAAGTTGTCGTGGGTGTGTTCTTCTTTGATGTTACCATTTTCATCACGAAGAACAATGTTCAACTTACCTGTTGCCTTGATGTTTTCTTGCATTTCTTTCTCCTAAAAAGTAAAAGTTGTTATTAGTATTTATACTACTTTAAGTACAGTTGACCGTTCCTGCATATCCTATATCAACATACCCTGTTGCAATATAATCGTCTAGGGCGATACAAATCAAATCAGACAATGATGTTGTGTTATTGAAAAACTTTTCGAAATCACGAATTACAATTTCACCTGTTAACACAGTATCAATAATGTTTTTATCGACATCAAACGTGTTTATAGTTTCTGATGAAGATACACTATCTGAAACATTTTTTCCAACAAGAAGAACATTTGAGTCATTGATATTTACCGTTTCATCTGTAGAATATGCTCTGAAAATTTCTATGCTATCAGTTATAGACACTTGTTCAGTCAAATCACTTGTTACATCATCTTCTTGTGAAAAGACAATATTTTTTATATCACTGACAATAACAGAATCGGCAATATTTTTTTCGATGAAAATAGTATCCACAGTATCAGTTGTCTCAACATCTTCTGTTTTATTAAGTTGTAAATTTACAGAAGGTGTATCATCTACTGTAACTGTATCGGTATAGAAATATGTACGGGTAAGTAAAAACTCATCCGACACAGTAACCACGTTATCACTTACATATTCTTCTTCAAAGAAATTTTCTATATTATACGTATTACCATCAATTTGTATACTGATATTTTTTTCAACCGAATCTAAGGTATTAACTGAGTCAGTTATATTTGTTTTCGTAAGAGAGTATGAAAGAATATCACTGCTAGAGGTATTGTCTTCCACTAATTTACTAACATTCTTTGTGGATACTGTATCACTAGTAATTATTGTATCTTCCAATGAACGTTCAATAGTAATTTCTGCAAAGAATGTTTCTGAGGTAACAACACCATCAGTAATATTGGCAATGTTAATGTCTTTCGCAAGGATATCAGACGATACTACAATATCACTAAAGACTGGTTGAATATTTAACTCCAATCCTGATACGTCATCTACAACCGCCGTATCAGTCAACGACTTATTGAAATTGTATATGGAATTTTCACTTACAGAGAAAGTATCAGTAACAGGTTTTGCAACATGTTTTGCAACAGTATCAACTGGTTGAACACCATCATCAAAATTGTTGATAATGTATTGTGTACTTGTAATATCTATCGGTGTAAATGTAATGTCATTTTCAACAAGTAATTCACCAAACACAATGAACCCTGCAGGATGGGCACTATTTTTATATAAGGTGTTCCAAGTTTCATATGGTACATTTTTAGTTTGTACCACATAGGAATATGCCTGATAATAATAGTTGTCTTGTAATTTATTGATATCTGACAAGAAGCCAGCATTATTTTTCCATGCACCGGGATGTTCGTAAATGTATCCTACTTCGAATCGTACTGTGGCAGAACTGAGATTATATATTGTTTCATTGAAATCAGTATAACCTCGGTCATCATTGAATTCCATGTATGATGTAACACCTTCGCGTTCTTCAAAATAATCACCTGTTACTAATGTAGAGAATCTACTTTTTCTGGGATTTTCTAATACGCGGGTGAAATCTTTATATGTTGTGTAATCGTCATCTTCATTATATAATTCTGCAAAGTAATCACCCGTGACATCAAAGCGATGTCCGGTAGAAATGAAACGAAAGTTATTAATGACACCTTCAGTATCACTAGCAGCATACTCTGAACCTATTGAAACATAATCAGACGCAAAATATTCTTCAACATCTTTTTTGGTTACACTTGTTACACGAATGATGCCATTGTTATTTTCTTGTCCTGGGATAGGATATAACGGACTTTCTTCCACTTCTACTGTGAAGGTATCACGGCGGCGGAAATTTTCACCGCCGGAAAGAATGGTGTATCCTATAAGTTGCTGTGTCAAAAAACCATACACATATTCAACACCATTAACAAATGCTGTAACCCATACCGTATCATAATATGATAAGGTTGCTAAAGCTTCATTGAAATCTTTTACGTTAATGGTTTTAGGAACGTCAACTTCTAGTTCAAAAATATCATTGTTTGTAATGATACGACCAACCTCAACACACCCCAATTCATGTGAGTATAGTTTCAATCCGGTAGGTTCACGACGATGATACTTTAAATATATTGTTTTTTCTTTCAGAGAAAATACATCATCAGCGACTTCACGTAAATCAGCGGGCGCTAAATCTAATGAGGCAGGATCAATTTGTGTGAAATCAGTATCAATCTTCAGTGTTTTTTTCGACTGCCAAACGCCATCAGAAGCACGTAGAACATAATCACCGGGATATTTTATAGTTGCGGTATCATTATACATCATGCGGAAATACAATTCCGCAGCGTTTTCTGTTCCCTTTGCTTCGTAATATTGATTGATAAACTTAATTAAACGACGCTGTTCAGTTAAGGCTTCTGAGGAAATATCATAAGCATGTTGCTTACGCATTTCATCCACAAATAAATCTAATGTTAAATCAACGTCTGTCCAAGTGTTAGAATTAAGAAGTACTGCATTGGCTTGACGATTGGTGTCAAGAAATGTATAGTACTCTTTAATGAACGAAGCAAATCTAGGATATGATACGCGAAGATATTCAGGTATCTGTCCTTCAACTAAATGCTGTAACTTGTTCTTTAAGTTTGACATTATCCTTCAAATGGTTGTGCTGTAACGGTTAAACCAGACAATGTTCCTAGGGCTTTATTTTGTTGACTATCATCTAACACAACCACAATGTTTTGTGAAGGATAGGGATAAACAGCACGTTCCACAATAGGAGTAGTTCTTACAATGGTGGGTGCTAAATCTTTATTTAAATCTTGTGGTAACGCAGAAAAACGGACATCAAATGCGCCTGCAATTAATTGTGTAACCAATAAACGGTTGATAACAAATAACCCTGAATCACTATAGTAAATTTTACCGTAGTTGTTATCAATGATTCTATTGGTTGATGCATCCAGAAGTTTTAACGTGCCCGTTCCTGTACGTGAAGGCGGAGTTTCATCTGGATAATCTTGAATATAGGCGGTGTATTGAACACCTTGAATTGTGGTCTTGAAATTTGTACTCTTAAACGAGTTGGGTTCAATGGCTGTTGTGAAATACACATTCAATGATTCAGGGACATTTAAAATGGGAACAAGTCTACGTTGCAAGCGTAAATCCACCAATGTTCCTAAGATGGAACGCTGTGAAGTTTGTATTCTATTAATCAATTGACCATAATAGAATTTCTTATCCAATGTTGACAATTCATTAGAAAAGTAGCGACGAATTTCCCCTGCCACTAAACTTGAAATTTGATTGGATGTGTATGGTGTAATTTTAGGATTATACGAAACTTTCACATCCATTCCAACATGAAGATATGTAGGATCAACAAATTCATGCTGTAATGACAATACACTACGAGGACGAATTACACTGTTAATGATGTTGTCTTTGTCAGATTCAGTGATGATGTAATCTTCTTTAGGATCAATTGACATGAATACTTTGCCATAAATGGGAGGAACATTTTGTTCACCGCCCCAAACGGCAACAGATTTTGCTTTATCAAAGTTTGCTAAAATTAATGACTTGTAATCTTCAACAGTAACAGCTCTGCCGCGTGTGGCATTATACCGAGGTGCGTTAAAACGAATACTATCAATGTTTTCTCTGTCAGAACCACCTGAAGCAGCATGCACTAACGTTGTGATTGGAGATCCGCCGCCTAGTGTTGTTTGAATTGAGAAGGTTTGTGCACCATTTGCACTATCACCCAACGATGCCACATATTGAATGTTAACAATGTTTCCTGATGTCAAACTTTTACCTATGATGTTGTCACCAAAAAACAACTTATAATATCCATCTTGACCTTCTTCCACCCAATACACCGTATCACTACTTGTAATATCAATAACGGTTTCTGAACGTTTCCATGCTGTTGTTGTTAAATCTGCTTGACTATTTTGAACAGTGACGGCCAATGTGGACAAATCAATGTTACTATTTTTAATAGTGATGGGACCTGTCACAATGTCAGATGTGACTGTTTGTTGTTGTGAGATGACAACACCTTCAACAATATCAACATTACTAAATGTGAATGATCCGGCAACTTTTGTTGCAATATGCTCAACTAATGATACGAATGTAAAACTTTGTCCATCAACTGATGCTGAAAATTTTGTATTTGCAGGTAGTGATAAAGGTCCTGCCTGAGCACTTGCCACTGTGACATTAACTCTCGCCTTAGGGGAGATAACACTTCTGGGTGTGTATCCTAGTGTTTTTGCAATAGATACAACAGATGAACGCTTGACAGCCGTATCAATAAACATTTCATTAGCTTGTAGATGTGCCAATATGGCATTGTAATGTGTGTTATATGCCAACACATCCAATAAATTACTGATACCTGAACCTTCGAAATTGTAATCTGAGAACTGTTCAGATGCACCTAAATAACGAATTAAATTCTCTTTGATTTGTTGAAATTCTAGTTCCGTGACTCTTAGTTCGGCCATTAGCGAAGTCTCTGTAAGGTTAGATTAAATGTAACAGGTGTGTAGATGCCAATCACATAAAAATACAATGTTAAATCATATGAATTGGTGTCATAGTCAGGAATAATCTCAATATTTTCTATGCGAACACGCGGTTCAAATTTCTGTATCGTTTCACTAATAACGTCACGAAGTAAGTCTACAGTTAAAAAATCCATAGGTTCAAACAAAATTCTTTGCAAATCTGAACCAATTTCAGGACGAAATAACTTTTCTCCCTTCCGAATAAACAAGAGATTTTTTATGGATTGTTTGACAGCATTAACATCCAAACGTTTTGCAACATCTTTTGTTGCAGTAACGCTAAATGTTAAGTCTAAATCTTGGTAAATTCTATTAGGTATGGTCATGACATTATTTATATTAAATTTAATATCTTAATGTGGAGTCTGGTAATAGGTTAACAAGTGTCTGAGAATATGTTCTATCATTTTTGAGAGTAAATGCTTGTAATCTAGCCTGTCCTCCCTTGTTCCCATTCGCTAAATTAATACCCTGTTGTTGCCATTGTATGTGAATCCAAGGTTTATATGATGACACCCCACGAACATTTCCTAAACGATATTCAAGAAGTAGTTTATCGTACTGAATGGAGTTTTTCAATTGGACAGCAATGTTATAGTATTCTGAGAAGTTTTTTCTATGGAAGCATACATCAATACCCAGACCTTGTTGATGGAATGATACGCCTCGGGGTGGATTCAAGGATCCAGTTACAGATTCAGGAGTTCTAAACACCGAGGTGATGATGATGTTACCCTTCCCAACTAATTCAAACATGGGTTCTATGACATTTACTGCCAATTGACGTAAATTACACACCATGTCCTGTACAGTTAATCCATATTGTCCGCGAAGTACATTATATCCGGGCAGGGATCCTAATGTAACATTCGGAGTTAAACTATATGAACTTGGGAATGAAGATTGTGAATAGATGAGCTGACATGAGGCAACTGCCGCCGGTCTCGCTGCCGGAGGTGGTGTTTCATCTCTTGTTCCTTCTGCCAATGGGCGATTCAAATCTTCATTTGTGACTAATCCTTCATCAACGCCTTTCTTCTTCAAGGCATTAATGGCGTCCCGATTATCTTCAGGATTTTCCGCCAATGTAGACAATGATGACGCCCACTCATCAACTCTATCTTCCAATGTCAAAGGTACAAGTTGAGGCTCGCGGGGATTACGTTCACCTGGAGGATCACCAATATCAGCAGATCCTGCGGTAGATGCTTCATTCGATTTAGCCAAAGTTGCCGCAGCGGCACCTGGCAATGGTAGCAATGCCAATCCTGTACCGTTCACAACAACCGTACCCGCACCTGATAGTAATAATGCTTGTCCCTGTGGTGCTGCCAATGAAGCCTTCAACTTACCTGACAGTTTCATTACTGCCTGAGCTTGGATGTTGACATTTTTGCCTGACGCATTAAAGTTGTTTTTCGCCTTGGCATTAATAGTGGCACCTGACTCCACGTTGACATTTTTCTTGGCCTTCAAATTAATTGTGCCGCCTGCTGTAACATTGAAATCTTTGGCAACATTGAAAGTCACTGTCTTGTGAACATCGGCAGTAAGATTTCCGTCAACTTGAAGATTCACATTGTTCTTCACATACAGATTACAATTACCTTCTACGGTTACATTGCACTTGCCCCCAATGTATACATACCCATCTCGTTCCCATATTTCATAACCATCACCCACAATTTTACGCACCATAGTACCATTTCTATCAATTTCCATGAAGGTGCCTTCACGGTGATACCAATGCATACGTTCATTGTTTGGTGTGTCATCATATTCAATTACGTGTCCAGATTCAGACTCATACACATGGTTGTAAGGATATTTTGTGTTATATGGGGACTTGGGTTGACTCCATTTGGTGGGAGATGATTTTCGTGCAACAGGAACATCAAGTATGCGTTCTTCATCCTTTGTTTGTACAATCGTGTCCTTAATTTTATGATTACGTGCCAACCGATTTGTATCAGGTTCACCTATATGTGTGACACGCGGATATACACGATTGGGGTCATAGAATCCTTGATTATCTGGGACTCGGCGTAAAGGTTCATTCGTGTTTTGCTGCAGGATGTTAGGGAAGAATCTATATTTGCGAGATGTTGTTGGACGAGGTGTGGGTGGTGTTGGTACTGTACGAGCCGCTTGGTCAATTTGAGCTGCTGACGTAGGATTTCGTATACCACTTTCTACTGCCTTCACACCTCGATTATAAATTTCTTCCGCTGTTCTTCCAATCACCGAGGCGAATTGCCCACCTAATCCAAATGCACGTGCAGCACGTTCACCCACTAATCGTGCCGCCAATAAATGTCCTAATATCTGTGATTTGCGTGTGATGAGATTTTTAACAAAATATGCAAACGTTGTTTTCCACTGACGCAATACATGACGATACATTAACAAACGCTGTATTCTTTGTAACGTCATGAAGTTTTTAGGACCAATAAGTCTTTCAAGCCAAAAGCGAGCATTCGCCATGACATACCAACTTAATGATGTTCGTAGAATATATGGGATGTTATTGTAAAATGCCAATGAGATGACGCCTGCCAATACAGCTTGTTTGGCATAATCTTCACGTGCATTTTCAGGGATGGAGTTCCAATCATCAATGGCTCCTTGACTTACGACACCAATTGAGACTAAATCAGGAACCGTCAATCCATATAAACCCATTTTTTCATTTTCATCAATGACATCTAACCCATGAGGTGATCCTTGTGCCACACGTTCTTGACGAATTTCATCTTCGAGCAACAAAGCAAAAATTTCAACATCTTCAGGAGTTAATGGTCCAATGTGTCCTTCGGGACTTTTTTCTGGTGCAAGAATACGAGAATTAGGAGTGGGTGCTAATGCCAATGCTCCTGTTGTTGGGTCAATGAATACATCACCATCAAATGTCGTTAATAATGTATTTTCTTGTAATGGGATATCTTCATAATTTTCATATTGTGACGCAGCGTAAATGTCATCAGGTGTTACTGTGAATGGATTTTGAGATTGAGCAATCTGCAAAACTTCAGTTAACGCTGACAATGCATTAACACTGTTAATTGAGGTGCCATCAACATTTCGTGCTTCCGCAATTTCACGAACAATCTGATTAATAATGGAAGGAGTTAGAAATTGGGGGAGAGAAAATGTCCCAAATGTTGTTGTGAAAGTTTCGGCGCCTTCTTCTGATTCAATTAATCCACGTAAGGTGGGTGAAATACGCAATAATGATTCAATACTATTATCATTATCTTTCGGAAACTGTCGTTGTATTTCATTGATAATTAAACGTCTATCTATCATGATTCTTGTACCGTAACGCTGTTATTTAAGGCATCATTTCGTTGAGTCTCATTGGTGGCCAATACATTCACAGTAGGAATTGCCAAACTGGACAACCCAGTTGTAGGTAATGTAAGAGTTTTTGATAATGCTTCGGCAAGTTTTTGTAGTAATGTTACCAAGTTGACCGGCTCAGCACGTCCCGGGAATGTGCCTAACATGACAGGCAACTGACATTCATCACCGTCAAGGAAAAATCCCATTACCCATGTTCCTTCTACAGGACCCACAGGTGCATGTCCTGTTCCTGAAATAGAAGCTGATGTCATGGGCATAAGAGGTATTGCCCACGGTAAATCTTCAGTAGGCAAAATAGTTTTGTCGGGATTATGATATCCCACAATACGAACACGACATCTTCCTAGTGCCTCAGGGTCTTGTCTATCTTCCACAACACCCATGAACCAATAGAAGCCCCCATTATTATATACATTTGTATGCATTATCCTAATCCTGAAGCAAGTGATTCTTTTACCATTTCCAATTTCATTGTATACTTATCTCGCGCAATAATATGACGTACAGCAGTCACCAGATAACTTCCTGATAGATATCTATCAATCAAATTCTCAACATTTTCATCACTACCCTTTGCTGCCATTTTTGGATAATAGAATTGTACAACTTCACCTGCCTGTGTTCCTGCCAAACCAGGAACTGTGATTTCAATTTTCAAATTACTAATATCGTATAGTAAACTTGTTCTCTGTAGAACCCAATCTTCAAATTTTGGGTCTTCAAAATCATTGAAAATTTTCTTATGCTTAGGACGGAATGTTACATATGAATGAACATTTCGTAGTTGTTGTGACGGAAACGTGGGATTTGTTTTGCCATGTAAGTGTTCAAACTGTGAATAGTTGTTGATGTAATCAAACACATATTCATCATACTTTTTAGTGACCACATCGAACACGTGCATTGTTGATGAATAATGTCCCATTTCTTGACTACGAAGAATGTCATAGTTTGTGGGTATGGCAACATTTTCCACCTTCTTGTATCCTTCTATCAACGTATTTTTTGTAGAATTATTTTTTGTAATACGTTCAATCATGGCATCATCAAATCCGTAATAATACACCTTGCGCTCATTCACATTTTCTTGAGCTTTGAATATGCTATCAACAGTCGCAAAATAAAATTGTTGTGATGATTCCCATGCCAAGGTGTTGGCTGCTTTACTACCTTCATCGAGATGACGATTTGCCAACCAATTGATACACTTCATTGGACTCCACATGGGTACAACCCAGGTAACTTTATTTTTAGACTCTGAGTTTGGCATCAATTGTAATGATGTTCTATTTTGCTGCGGTACTGATTTTTTCCATGCAGGACGTGTCAATGTTTCTTCGTCACTTAATCCAGCAGGCATATCGTACTCTTTGCTCCAAAAACGAGGCATTGAAAGATATTCATCAAATATCTGTTTTGCAATTTCACTAGGTTTACCTGTATATTTTTTTGAAACAACAGTAACAGAATCTACAGCTGCTTCCAATGACATGAGAGATAACATGTACATTTGTTGACGGTCTGTGCTTGAGGGAAATCTATCACGAACAGCAAACACATAAAAGGCACGACCAAAAATTTGTGAATCTTCAAATCCTGGTACAGTATATGAAATATTAATAATCTCACCGCCTGTAATAGGAAGTGATCCCACCAAATTTAATCCGTCAGATAAAATCATTGTAGCTGACATGGTATTGGAAAACATATCTTCAAACACAGATAGTTCAACAATGAAATCCTTTAATGGATATTCCTGTCCCGCCTTGAACAATGTGACCTCTTTAATGTTAACAGACCCAGGATTTAACGCTGGGGCATCTATAGGATTTGCCATAATTATGTTATATCAGTATATGCTCGTGAATATGCTGTAATGAAATCAGTAATGAAATTGGGGTCTAGTACCTTAATGGTACGCTTTGCTTCATTTTTTTCTGTTTCATAATCATAGATTGAAACAGAATATATTTGTTGTTGCGCCGCCAATCCTGCGTTATAATCTACAACGTATCCATAATTTATTTCTCTCCACTCATACACATCGGATGGTAAATCATCAGGATACTGTAGTGCAATTTTTTCTAGTAGTTGTTTTTCTGACAAGGGCCATTCTTCGCGGGGATTCACAATGTCATTGATGATTAGGATTACCCAATGATATAATGGTGTCCCATAAAACTTAAAGGAAACAATTTCAGGTGTATCACCTTCAACTACAGTATAGGGCATCAAAAAAGATGCTTTGCGTGAAAAGTCTTTATTGATTGCAATGCGATACAAGATGTCTGATATTGTAATTGGACGTCCTGTATCACTTACTTGAAAATTTCGAATTGTTGCAACACCTGTATATGTATCAGATGCAGGTTCTTCTAGAAAACATAACACATCTGATTCAATGCGAGAGATGATGCCCACCATAACATCATTAACATATAACTCAGCACCAATTACAATTTCTTCAATGAACTTTGTATTGACTCCTGTAATCTGCTTTTCCGTGATGGTAATCACACCGGATAGTTGTGTATCAGTTCCAGTAAATGTTGAAACTGGTACAACAATTTGTGGCAGTCCTCGTAGCATTATAGATTTTCTCCGTAAACTCTATCACCTGTGATGGGAACAATTTCCTTAAACTTCAATGTCATGGTAACTTCAGCGGGCAATCCTGGCGTCCCTTTAAACGTCACGAAATCTTGACCACCATATTTCACTGACATTGAAGTGAGTACACAATCACTGAATTGGTGCACATGGGGATTGATGTTTTCTTTGTACATGTAATACAATGAGAATTCTGCAGGATATATCATATAGAAACTATTTTGTGCAACTTCGGGTAACATGTTTTGACGAAGAACTTTTAATATTGCTAAAACCTGTTCTGCTTCTTGCACACTTTCAGGTAAGAATGTATACTCAAAGGTGAATTCTCGAAAATTCACTTGTTTGAAAATTTGTTCACGATAAGGATTACGAATTTTTCCTAACGATTTATCTACAGCAGCAGTTGCTGCCGCTTGGTCAACGCCTGCAATTTCACCTATCTTACCCGGATTAATCTGTCTACGTAATGTTTCACCCGCCAAACCTTTTGCCGTATTAAACAATCCTTGACTACCCCCACTCAACACAGAACCCAATGCTTGTTCTTCCCATTCCACAGAATAATCAGCTTTTGGGGGTTCTTGTAAGCCTAAACATATTGATGTTGATAATGTTGTTGATTTGTTACTACCTGATGCGGCGGTTGCCAAGGCACCTGCTGCTGCGCCCGTCACACCCTTCACCGCCTTAGTTGCAAAATTTAGTAATGGGATTTTTCCGATTAATCCCCCTGTAGGGCGTGAGGCTCCCGATGCCGCTCCCACAGTTGCTGCTATTGCTGTAGCATTTTCACCACTAACTCTACGAGCACTTGTTTCTGTATATGTGCCACCCACAACATTGCCTCCAGTGGCTTGGCTATTTTGTTCACGCACGCGAATAAGAATTTTCAACCAATGGGGTTGTTCTGCTAACAATCCGGTTTCTTTGGGATATCGAAGTTGTTGGGTTGAACGAAATGTGTTTCGTGACTCATTCTGACGAATGGCACCTTGTGTTAACGCCTCGCGGTATCCTTCTGGGATGCGCTGTTGGCGGACACTTGAATCCTGTGTGGCATCTCTGTTTCTGTTTGGTGCTAATGGAATTTGCGCCATCTAAATAATCCCGTGAAGAACGTTTACCTATTATTTATATGGCTTATACTAAAGATACATACAAAGGCAAATATACACCAAAAAATCCCCGCAAATATCGTGGGGATGTCACAAACATCATTTATCGTAGCAGTTATGAAGTGCGATTTATGAAATGGTGTGATTTCAACGAAGGTGTAATAGAATGGGGATCAGAAGAAATTGTCGTCCCATATTTAAGCCCAGTAGACAATAAAATTCACCGATATTTTGTGGATTTCTTCATCAAAGTAAAAACTAAGAATGGTACTATAAAAAAGTATTTGATTGAAGTGAAGCCATTTCGATTCACGCAAGAACCTCAAATCCCTAGTAAAAAAACGAAGCGATTTATTAGTGAGGTTGTACAATGGGCTGTGAACAATGCCAAATGGGAAGCGGCGCGTAAAGCTGCTGCTCAATACGGATGGGAATTTATGCTCATCACGGAGAAAGACTTAGGGCTTTTACAGAACAGAGATAAATAGTAACAGAATTATCTATTCATCCCTAACATAGTGAATTTATCACCTTGTCAAGTAGTAGTCAAGCCCCCAATTTCACCACTTTATGAAATCTAAGAAACAGAATCCATTTGAGCAAATGAGACCTGATGGGAAGGGTGTGAAATCCTACCAATGGTATCAAGCGCAAATACGAAAGTTGGGATTGAATACCATGACTGCGAACAAGGCATTGGAATCGGGCATAGGTAAGTTGACAAGTAACATAGAACCTGGACGAATGTACTTGTTCATGTATAATCCTAAAATGGCAGCAAAACTTCCCTATTATGATGAGTTTCCCTTGGTGATGCCCTTCAACGTGATTAAAGGGGGGTTCTTGGGATTGAACTTACATTATCTACCACCACTCTTGCGTATGAAGTTGTTAGATGAACTAATGAAATTGGCGGATAAACCCACCATTTCAAATACCACACAACTCCGTATGTCTTGGAATATTATTGGGAATTTTTCTCGGTTCCCAGAAGCAAAACCTTGTGTGAAACGATATCTATATCCCAATATACAATCTCGTTTCCTTGAGATAAATCCTCAAGATTGGCGTGCTGCTATATTTCTTCCTGTTGAATCATTCCAAGGAGAAACTAAATCATCTGTCTATCAACTCTCCAAACAAAACATAGATGCCTAGTATAGAAAATTTTCTCACAGTAGTACGTGCCAAAGGATTGGCAAAATCTGAAAAATTTTCTGTAACTATTGTTTCCAAACCCAACATAGTTACAGCACCCGCTGACCAGCTACTCACATTGTTTTGTGAAGAAGCCGCGTTTCCGGGTAAAACCATTATTACACGACCAGCACGAATACACAATCTAAACATTCAACGTCCTTCTGCGGTTGACTTTTTTGGAGAGTCAGCCAACTTTACATTTTTTGTAGACTCTGAATGGAAGGTGAAAAAGTTTTTTGATGATTGGATGAATGCCATTATTGGCACTTCCCGTGAAGTGGCACCATACAGAGACATCATCGGTGACATCATTATTGAAGCTGTACATGAAGGTCCCATTGGTCCCACGCCTGTTCAGGGATACAAAGAAACAACACGATATAAAGTGAAATTGCATGAGGCATTTCCTAAGTCAATGAATTTGATGCAGACATCATATTCTGCTGTAGGAATTCATCGTTTGAATATTGGATTTGCCTATAAATATTGGACGGTTGAAAACATTACAACATAGGATAAATTATGAAAATAAATCATTTACCAACTTTTGAAACTACATTACCCGTGTCAAAACAAAAAGTGACGTTTCGTCCGTTTGTCATGAGAGAAGAAAAATTATTGTTATTGGCATCTGAAAGTGGTGATAGAAATGCCGTGTTGCGTGCATTAAATGAAGCTGTATTGGCGTGTACAAACGGAACAGTGTCATGTGATACTCATTCTATGGTTGACGTACAGAAATTATTTTTAGAAATACGTGGAAAATCTGTGGGTGAAATCATTGAATTTAATCTCATCTGTGGTAATTGTAAACATTCAACATCATCAACAATTGATATCAATCAAGTGGAAGTGTTATACAATGAACATCATACCAATCGGTTAGAGTTATCGAAAGATTTAATTGTGATGATGCGATATCCAAAAATTGAACATTTGGCATTGTTATCAAATCCAGATGCTACGGTTGATGACATCTACGATATGGTGGCACACTGTATTGAAACTATTCAGACGAACGAAGAAGTATACAACAGAGAAAATGCTACACAAGAAGATTTTCGTGAATTTGTTGACAATGTGACAAGTACACAGTTTGAAATGATGAAATTGTTTTTTGACACAATGCCAGCAATTCATCACGATATTCGTTTTGCATGCCCAAAGTGTGCAAGAAATAATATTGTAAACATCAATGAGATAGTCAATTTTTTCGTTTAACTCTTTCTCATGATTCTGTCATCAATTATTACGAAACAAATTTCATATTGATGCAAGAACATCAATATTCTTTATCTGAGCTAGAGAATATGATGCCATGGGAAAGAGATGTGTACGTTGGTATGTTAATACGTCATTTAGAAAAAAAGGCTCAAAAAAAGAATCAACAATACTAATAGGAATCCACCATGGCTCGTAAAAGTAAGCCCAAGGCAAATAAAACAAAGGATGAGATTGCAAAAAATCTACAGGCAAGTATGTTAAAAACCTCGCCTGCTGACAACTTGCAAAGAAACATGGAATTTGCTGGGCAAATGTCAACCAGTATTGGTTCAATAATTGAAAACTTATCTGTTCAAAACGAAGTAGACTTTTCAGATGAACAGAAGAAGATTTTTCAAGACATGCTTAACGCCTTGAAAAAAATGGCAACCAGTCAAGGTGATACAACCAAAGACAGAGAAGAATTACGAACCATGTTTGCAAAAATGGTTGTACAAACCGAAAAGCAAACAGAAAAGGTGGAGAAGGATATTGTCGTCAATGAGAAAGAAGTGGAAAGTAAAGAAGAAGAAGTTCGTTATCTGAAATACTGGCAAGAAAAGGCACAAGAAGATAAAACTGTCACAGAGAAAGAAAAAGAAGAAATCAAGAGAGACCTTGAAGCGCGTGTTGTGGAATTAACAACATTGAAGAAAGATAAAGAACGCTTAACAAAGTCTCTAGAAACGCAGAAAAAGTTGTCTGAAGAAATACAGAACAAGATGCAAGAACCTGAAGAAAAGCGTCTTACCATGATGGATGCCATTAAGGGTGACACCACAGCCGCTTTACGAAAGTTTGCACCTGGATTAAGTTGGAATCCCGAAGAAGGACAATCATATAAAGATATGCTCACGGGCAACTTAAAGAAGGTGACGACCGGTAAAGGATTCATGCAAGCCTTTGGTAGTGTTCTATTGGAACCTGATAAAAAAGCTCCTAGTAACGCACAACTCATAGAATCTGAACGTGAGGCAATGCGTCAGCAAGAGGAGTTACAAGGATTAATGGGTAGAATGGAACAAGGTTCTGTAAATCCTGAAACTACTTCTGATATGGCGGATGCAATAGGTGATGCCACAGAAAATGCATCTGAAGATAGTGCTGTACTAGTAACACTACAATCTCTGCTACAAGAAGTATCAGTAATTCGTGGCATCGTGGAAGGTAGTCTACAACGTGACAAGGGTGGTAAATATCGGGACACTGATACTGGACAGTATATCAGTAAAGAAACTGCACGCACATCAGGCAGAGGATTGTTCAGTAAGGATGAATTGAATCAACAATTGGGTCTTTCATCTTCTGAATTAAAAAAGACCAGTATAAAAGAATTGGAACAAATGGCAGCAGAAGAAGGAAGAATTTCTCCGATAGAAAGAACAGCGGAAAGCATTGCTGCTCCTACTGAATTGTTGTCTGCATTAGAAGAACAAGGTAAAGTACAAAGCAATATTCTTAGTGCCTTAGAAAAAATTGCTGATAATACAGGGACTAGTGCAAAAATTGATAAAGAACGTGATAGTGAAGAAGATTCAGGGCAATCTACACTCACCAACGAAGAAGTGAAGGGGCAAGTAGAAGCTGTTCAATCCGCAAAAGTGGGAAGTGCAGAAGCACAACAAGTGGCCAGTGCAGAACAACAATCAGGTGGTGGTGGAATGGGACAAATGATTATGGATCGCTTGGGAGGAAGAATGCTCTCAAAGACCAAGGGATTAGGGGGAAGTTTAATGCGCGGATCCTCAAGATTAATGAGCAAGGGAGGATCATTACTATCACGCGCAGCACCTTTGGCGTCCAGAGTTGCAGGTGGATTAGGTGCGCGAGCAGCAGGTAAAGTAGGTGCCAAAGCATTAGGTAAATCACTACTAAAGAAAATACCAGGTATAGGATTAGTGGCAGGATTGGGATTTGGAGCATCACGATTACTATCAGGTGATTGGAAAGGTGCCTTAGGGGAAGTTGCCTCAGGTGCTGCATCAACAGTGCCTGGCATAGGCACGGCAGCAAGTGCTGCCATAGATGCCGGATTGGCAGCAAGAGATATGTCAAATGCTTCCATAGAAGGCGCACCTGGAGATACAGCAGGGATGGTATCAACGGCAACAGAAAATTCAATACCTGCCATGGTAGCACCAACAGGTGGCGGTGGCAGTACGGTCGTCACCAATGTGTCAGGAGGCGGCGGTGGAGCTCCTGCAATAGGACCCACAGAAATACGAATACAAGACAATAGTTTTGTTCGATTCCAAGATAAGCGAGTTGCGCGAGTATAGCAGAAAAGGGAGCTTTCGGGCTCCCTTTTCTTTTTAGCTATATCTAAGAATTAATCTTCAGCCAACTTGGCGAAGTAACTTAGAGTATCATCGTCATCTTCGTCAGCACCTGATGACTTGAAGGTTGGGGCTGGGGCAGAACGCACCTTAGGAGATTCTGCAACTGGCTCTTCATCCATCCGGCTCTCAGAAATCTTATCAGCCGTCATGGAAGCAACCGGGCTTCCCTTCAATACCATGTCGAGCTTCTTCTTCAATTCTTCGTAGCTCTTGAAGTTCTTGGGATCAACGAAGGGTTGAAGTGCATGTTGCTGATTCCAAACTGTTTCGATGTCATCATCTGAATCAGCAATGGCTGAGACAGGTTCGAATTCAGACTTGTCGTAATTGCGATATCCTTCGACATTACGAATCTTGAGCTTGAAGTTTGCACCCTTCCAGAAATCAAAGGGGTTGATGGGCTCCTCATCCTCAAACTGAGGCTGCATGATGTCCTTAATCTTATCGAAAATCTTCTTGCCAAACTTGTACAGGAACACCTTACCTTCGTTCTGAGGATTGGCAGAGTCCTTTACAACAAGAATGTTAGCGATGTAATTTAAACGACGCTTCTGCTTACGAGCAATTTCCTTATTGCTCTCAATTCCGGAGTTCCAAAGTTCTGAATTCAATTCAGATACAGGATCGGGAAGATTCAATGTGGTCAAGCTGTTTTCAATGTACCAGCGACCTGATGGTCCTTGAAACCCATGATTCCAAACACGAATCCAAGGAAGCTCCTCACCCTTTGTGGGAGGAAGAAAACGAATCACGGCATATCCATTGCCTGCCTTATCAACTGAAGGAGACCAAAAACGGTCATCTTCGCGGCGTTCGTTTGTAGGGTTGGCAATCTTTTCAACTTCCTTCATGAGACTGTCGAAATTGCCACGTGACTTGCGTAAATCGGATAAACTTGTGTAAGACATTGTGTTACTCCTTGCGTATAGCGTTGTATGTTAGTGTGTAAAACGTATGATACTACGGACCTGCCATGATATTAATACCTATCATCCACCTCATCATAATCTTCATCAGAGTATGCATCATTAAAATAATCTTCGTCAAACTCAGTGTCAAGCATATCGTAAATTGCCTTACGATGCTTACCGAACTTGTCTTTTTCTACTCTTTTGGGCTTCTTGAAACTACGATAGTCATCATCTTCCCAATCGTGATGTTTACTCATTGAAGGCCTTCTTTACAATCATTGAAAATTTTTCCTTGTTGATGTTAACAAACGGTGAATATTTGTATACCAGTCTAGATGTTGATGCCCATACGGGGTCATTTTTTAGTTGTTCATCTAACTGTTCTCTAAACTTATATAATTTATTTAGAATTACAAGTGTTTCCAACCGACTTTTTTTACCACAATACGACTTCAATATCACCGGATGTTCACCTGTACATTTCCATAAATCATCCACTTTATTCACTTGTAATGTGAGAAAGTCAATGTCTTGTGTAAATGTATATGTTAATCTTTCTTGAATTTTTTTCCATTCAAGATATACTTCATGCCCTGTGGGTTCAAAAATGGCACCCCATTCATGCCCAGACAAAAAATTTGATACGAGAAATCCTACAAATGCTTCTGAATCATAATTATACTGTTTCATCATTTGTTCTAGCTTTTTACTGAACGCCGTCTTTACACCTGTCTTAGGTGCTCTGGGAGGAACACCATTTCGTATATCAAAGTTGTCTGTTGTGAAGTGTAATCGTAACGCCGTGTAAATTTTGTAGGCTTCGTTAATGGTCATAGAGGAAGTTTACTTGTTTTCTTGAGCAAATTCATTTCTTCCGCTTCGGCACGAATTTTTTCTTTCAGAGAATTGGAAATCAACCCAGTTAACGCCCCGGTGTCAATATCATTTTCTTCACAATAATCCACAATGGCTTCCATGTAACCAATCTTTCTACGCACTGCTTCTTTTTCAATGTGCATAGAGAAATCTGTGGGATTTGTGAATTCTCTAGTAATGAGATAGGTTACCGTAAGGGCAACATTCTCTAACTCAGGTGGTTGGGTTGTTTCTTCTTGGGGCATAAAATATATGATTTCCTATTTGTTTAATGGGTTCAGCGAAACTCCAATTGGGGCTCACACTTGTATTATGAAAATACAAGGCATTCTTTAAACTAGTGAGTCGAAGATTCTGTGTCAATACTGCTCGTGCAATTCTTCGTGACTCAGCATAGATGTCTTTTTCCAATCGTCCACGTGGACCGCATGTCCAAGAGAATTGGCATCCCCGAGGATTTCTCTGGTAGACAACACCACACACCGTCTTAGGGAATGACCGAGATTTCACACGATTCATGGTAACCGTGGCTACTGCCAACTTTCCTTCGTATGATTCATCAGGAGCTTCAAATGCTATGTTCTTTGCCAAACAAGTCAATTCCTTTTCTGAAATAACCTTGAATGGCTTTTTGGGTAGTACAGGCACGTGCGCACGCGAGAGAGTGGTAGGCACCACAGCTAATAGAACACATGCTACTAGTATGCTAATGAATTTCGTCATTAATCCTCCATTCGTATCTATTAAACTTAACACCCTTACAGCCTTATGTCAAGTACTGCAAGGGGTAGTTAAAGGTTTTAAAATCTATGTTATAGAGATATTCTGCTGTTTTAATGAATGCTGGATGACGTTTATCTATATTGTGAAGAAATTTTGGTTGAGTTTCATTAACACGCTGTAGTGGTGAAACATCATATCCTAATGCTATTGATAACCAATCATTGAATTCTGTGATGTTCTCATAACGAAATATTTTCACTTTGGGATGGTAGGCATACCAGGTCTGTGTTCTGAAAATAGTGTCGCTTAATATCATTTGTGATTTTGCATCTGCGATATTACTAGTGCAATGTTCACTGAAAAATTCATATAATGACTGTTCACTATCAGTTGGAATATTTATGCTATGCCAAATACATGGGGGACTTTCGTATATACAATTACCTTGTTTACATCTTTCTTGTAAATGTAGATAATGAGATAGGACTGAGAAAAATCTATCCACAGGATTACGCACAACAGTAAATGCAGGTAACATTTCAATATCTTTTAGCTGCCAGTAGGCTTCATGGGTATGTTTGGGTTGCTGTAATAATTCAGAATTATACAACCCAAACAACCTAGAATATGCATATGTTGCTGTTCGTGGTATTTTAATCCACCAAAATTTCAACTCAGGATTTTTACTACTTACAATTTTTGTAGGCATAATATAAAAGAAAATATCAGACGGACAATCCGGTATAACAGTATCCGCCCCAATTGGTACTACAAACACATTGTTGTTTTCCACTACTTGCTGGATTACAATATGTCCAATAGGAACAGCCCCCTCCGCATGCAGCAGGTGTGATATACACAACATCGCTCTCATTTCCACGTAACACTAAATGATAATTTTCTTCCGTTTCAACTTCATTGGTATCGTTGTGATAGATGCGAAGGTCTACACCAGGAACCCCTAATCGTTCACCTTCGAAAAATATCTCCAACATGATAACAATACGCTTGGTAGTGATGTCTGCAGGAGGATTGAATGTGAATGTATTGGTTTCTGTATCAAACGATGCCCAAGAAGGAATTTCATGATGTCTTGCTCCTATCGCAACATTGTGCACATTAACAGCATCTACATATTGTGTTAATTGTAGATTGAACGTTGAAGTTTCCCCAGCCTTGATGATTACAGGAGTTTTAATATTCTCAATTAATGCATCAAGGAAAAGACAATGTACTAGACGATTTGGTGTTGTACCATAAATGGTTTCATTACGGAACAATATATCCGTTGAAGAATATGGTGGTAATATAATTTGAGATTTAATTTCGTCAGCGGTTAATGTTGGGTCTGCTGTGATGTATTGACACACTACACCCGAAACAAGTGCACTCGCTAATGATGTTCCGGATGAGGTAGCATATCCTGACTCAGTATGTATTGACGCCACTTCAATATCAATGCCAGGTGCTGTTACATCAACTTCAGGGCCCCAATTACTTGAGGCACCTGTTGCCCATGAGATAACACGGTCATATGCATCTGAAGCAGCCACACCTATTACCGTATCTAAACCAACGGGAGAGAAATTGTCGGCAGCTTCACCGGTATTACCTGCTGCTGCCACAACAACTAATCCCGCGTTTTGAAGTTCTTGAATCTTTGTGTCAAGTATTTGACTCTTAGGTATTGTCCATGAACAATTCACGACCTTAACACCCGATGTCAATGTATGGTCTGATAAAATGCTGTTGAATGCTGACAACAACACACTTAACGTAGTACTAGCTGACATGGGAATCTTTACATTCTTCAATGTGGCATTTTTTGATGCACCTAATGTATTACCTACAATTAGACTTGCCATTGCTGTACCATGGCCTGTTGTATCGGTGAAATCATTTTCAAGATAACTATGGAGATTTACGATATTTGTATTTGAAAATTGTTCATGGCTACTATCTACACCTGAATCCACCAAATAGACAACCCCCTGCTCACCGAAATTCTTAGGAGCATATGAGGATTTCATGGGCAACATTGGAGTGGACAATCTTAATAAGTGCCAAGGAGTTGAGGAGGCAGTGACACTGATTTCTACATCTTCCTCAAAGGCGATAATGCCTGAGACACTTGAAAAGGACGTATCATTTGCTGAAATGTTTAATACTTTCAGTTCAGAAAATTCTTCGTGAACAACAACACCCATTTCAGATAGTGTTGTTTTTAATACAGAAACATCTGTATCAGAGTGGTAAATGACGTTATATTTCAGCATAAAATCTCCAAAATTTTGTTATTATCTAGTATTTATATTAAGTTGTTTCAGTGCCCAGTCTCTTTCAAGACAAAAGTAACATTGTCCCCCACATTTAGAACCGGTCTCATCATCATATGCCCCACACGATATGGTTTTATCTAATAGTACATGTTCATTATTATCTATATAGAATTTTATAATTTCTGCCTTATCTATGTCAATGAACGGACGAATATGATTTTCATTGAAGGCAGGGCCGCGAACAGGGGGTGTGTCTCCTAGAATGAAAAAAGACGGAGTAAATTCTTCAGTTAAAACTTTATTACAGCCAGAAAACACCACGCCCCCATATATTTTTTGTATAGATTCCACAAATACACGAATGAAAAACTTTCTACTCCAGAATATACAATCTATTTTCTGCGAGAATTTATTTGAAATGTACTCAATAATTTCATCAATATGTTTGGGCTTTTTAAGCATCACATGGCATATTATAGGTACTGATAAATTTTTGTCATGTTTTTCTTTACATAACAAATACAACAAAATGGTGCTATCGGCACCTCCTGAAAATAATATGTGTATTTTTTCTGTGTTTTCAGGTATCATATTCATAGAAAGGGGAATGGGGGTATTCTGTTCCCAGGAACCCCCTTAACCCGGCTAAAGTGTCTTACGCAGCTAAGGCGTAAGAGGTAGCGAATGACATGTAATTGTTGTCATTTAATTGTTTTTGCTCTGCTTGCGGCAGTCGCCTCTCGGGTAGCTCTCTCCTGTACTTCTTCCCCTGTCGAAACCAGGCACCCCCTAAACTACGAACCAACATACTTCTGAGCACTTCTGAGTGGAGGTGAGGGGAGTCGAACCCCTGTCCAAGAAAAGTTTCTATTTAAGCAATCTACTACCATCCTACAATACTATTTATACATCACTTCATTACTTCGTACATATCACGATAGTATAATAATCCTTCAATATGAGCATCTCGTTTACTTTGAAATACTTGCATGAATCCATCTTCAACTGCAATGGCAATCACCAATCTATTCACAGGAATGCCTGTACGTTCTTCAAACATCACAGCATATGCGGATGCCTGCATGAAGTAATGTTGAATATGCTCCACATCTTTTTCTCTGCGAGCTGTCTTGAAGTCAATGACACTCAGTTTTCCTTCATATTCAGCAATGCAATCCACCCGCCCCGCCAATCGTAAGTGATGGGACCATAATGCAACTTCTTGAGCCCGAATGTTGTCAATCTTATTCAGTTCTGATTTAGCAATCTCAAACAGTTCTTGGTCTAGCACTGACTTTAATGAACTATCTGGGAACAGTTTTTCCTGAGGAGCATTTTTCAGATATCGTTCCGCCAGGGTATGAAACTTGGTGCCACGTGTGGCGGCTTGCCGAGATATCTTATTGGCTTCATCCGCACCTACACGTTCTCTCCACTCCATAATACCTTTTTTGGTATGCTGAGATAACACTGTGGTTACTGAGGGATAGAGTTTACCGTCAGGCGTTTGATAAACTCTATTCCCATCAGTACCAGTAGTGGCTGAGATTTCTTCAATTTCAACGGGGTTGTGTATAAATGTTTTCATGATATAAAATTATCTTATTACGTTGTGTTTGTCAAGATACGAGTTGTAAATCCTCGCATTGCATTCTGGCAATGATATATTCTTTCACCAATTGGCTACGAACAATATCTTGCACTTGGAATTCCACATGACGGAATGATTGCATATGATTGGCAATTTGCATGAACTTTCTTAATCCAGACACATCATGTTTTCTATTCAAATCGGTTTGACGAAAATCTCCGCAGAAAATAATCTTGGTGTTTTGTCCAACGCGAGTCATGATGCTATTCAATTCCATGTCGTTGAGATTTTGAACTTCATCCACAATGACAATACAGTTGTCTAACGTCAATCCGCGAACATAGGACGTCACCATGAAATTAACAAGATTTTGTTCCTTTAGTTTTGTGTATGCCTTGGGTCCAAATCTTGGAAATAAATCCTCACATATTTCTTGGTAAGGTTGGGAATAGACCTCTACTTTATCTTTTTCATTGCCTGGGAGAAAACCAATATCTCTTGATGGTACTGCTGAACGAACAATCACAAGTTTCTTAACTTCAGCATCTTCACTTAAAATTTCCTGAAATGCATTATACATGGCGATATACGTTTTACCTGTTCCTGCAACACCATGTAGTAACATGGCACAATGTCCTTTACGATACAAATTGAAAAATGTTTCTTGATTGTGGGTTAAAGGGTAAATGTTTTTGAGGTCAGAGGAAGTTAAGATATTCTTGTTGAACGTGGGGATTTCAGGAGCAACAAGTTTGAGACGCTTTTTACGTGACATGACGTTCTCGCATGGTAGGGGGTGAAAAAACTCCGACAGAGCGCAGGCTCCGCCGGAGTTAAACCGTGAAATGAAAGATGTTTAAATGAAACTACTGTTGTTATTGATACGTGAACCTGGGGTCTTTTCATGAATTTTTTGTAGTACCTCTTTGAATCCACCATCAGGGCGTCGAATACGTAGACGCACGGGGTCACCAATAGAAGGAGCGGTAAACATCACCTTCTTGACTGCCAGTTCTGTACAATTAGGACATGGCTCTTCCTCGGCTAGGTTCATGTTAGAGATGCTAGTATACTTCGTGAAATAATGCTCACATTTTTCACACTGATATTCATATGTCGGCATAAAATTATTTATACTTTGTAGTTGTCTGAAACACGCCGGATACTATCGCGTACCCAACTCAATAAAATTTTGGATGCTTCGGTTTCTAGTTCTTGTTCAATGTTGTCTAACTCATCTTCAATATCAAGAAAAATATAATGAATTTTTTGTTCACATTGTTCCATTAATGCTTCGGTATATTCTTCATGCTTAGTCATAACGACCTCATTTAATAATGGTTGACGAATCAGCAACACTCTTATCCTCACGTAATTCAAGAAAAACCGGTAGAAATAGACTTTCCACGTTGGTCTTTTTGTCACAAATACGTGCGTTATACTTGACGGCAACAATCTTGCCTACAGTATTACTCTTTGTATATTTATCACGCTGTTCATCTGTGAATCCTGACCCAACATTCACCTGAATGATGCCGTCAGCAGATTCTAGTACCAGTGCCCCCAATCTTCCCACATTTTTCCCCGTACCTTCTTGCCAATCCACACAACGAAGGTCACATTCCAACTCACCCTTGAACTTCACTTGATGCTTTACGCGCTTATCTTCCCATCCCTTGGTGATGTCCTTGAGAATGATACCTTCCTCTCCCTTGGCGAAATATTCCTCGAACAAATGATGAGCCTCATCCTCTGAAATGACTTCAATATTTTCAATCAATGAAACACGTTCAGGCATCTCCATTGCTTCAAGAATTTGAAAGCGCGACTCATAGGAACATTTGGACTCACCTTGCTTGAAATGATCCAAAGGAATGATATCCCAGACCACAGCTTCCACCATACCAGCTTCGTTCTCAGAGACGGTACCCTTTACCGCCTTGTTTAAGATGCCATTACCTTTCTGACGGTTCATGATATTGCCAGAACGTTCTCTCACAACCAATTCACCATCAAACACCACAGGGAGTTCACCTGCCAATTGTAGAAACTCGGCTTCAAGATTTCCAAGCAAATCAATTTGCTTACCGTTTCGTGAACGAAAGTCCACTTTACCATTTTCCACGATGGCATTGAATCGCATCCCATCCAACTTCAATTGCACATAGGCGGGATAGGTCATTTTATTCATGATTTTCTCATCAAATCCAGATGCCAACATGACAGGATATGTGGGAATCAAGTTAGGCCAAATCTTGTTTACTGTAGCCTCAGACACCCCACACCTCAAATCCTTTTCAATGACACGTTCAATCACCTTGGCATCATCGGCATCAAGAGATTCCAGGATCCAGTGAAGATGATGAAATGCTGCATTTCCCGTCAAGGTCCGAGAAGAAAACTTTTCCAATTCATCCAATGCTTGTGTAAGTGTGATATGGGTGTTTCTCACGCCCGTCTTATATGGCATGATGCGTCGAATGTAAAACTGTGTATATGGATCAAGAGCAAGAAATAACACCTTGCGGAGTGTTAGGTCCGCAAGGTGTTCCTTAAGAATGGCTTCTTTTTCTAGGCGGCTGGTAGTCGCGGCAAGTTGCTCAAAGATTTGGTTCACCATGAATGATATATCCTCGTTTAAGAGTCTATATGTAATATACATCATTCATTGTGGTTTGTCAAGTATGTACAGGCACCGAATATCGTTTGGAAAACTCTATAGCATCAATGCGGTTGTTCACCATAGGTTTACCTTTAATGTTTAAACTGGTATTTAAAATCATCGGGCATCCAGTTTCTTTGTACCATTCTTGTAAGAAACTATGAAAGTAGGGTGAATCCTTTTGAGAAACCGTTTGTACGCGAGATGTCCCATCTGCGTGTACAATGGCAGGGAATTGTAAAGGATGTTTGCACAATGCCGTGTATTGCATATAGGGACTTTCCATAGTAGGCATGTGAAAATACTCATGGGCATGTTCGGCAAGAATGGCAGGTGCAAAGGGACGGAACTTCTGTCGTTTCTTGATGACATTCACCTTATCCTTGATGTCATCACCGCGAGGATCAGCCAATAAACTTCTATGTCCTAAAGCACGAGGACCAAATTCTGCACGACCAAATGCCACACCTGTAATGCCATCTTTCTGTAGTGTTTCAATCAATTGTCCCGTGGGATATTTCACACCCATATCAAATCCAAGATAGGGACCACGCCAGTTCAAGAATTCTTGTTGATGAGCAGCAATGGCACCGAGACTATTTCCTGCATCGCCTGGATTTGGCATAATCCAGACATTCTCAAAATATTGGAAGGCAATATTATTGGCAACACAATTCAAGGCACACCCGCCACCCAACACTAAGTTTTTACTTCCTGTGAGTTTTTGTGCCTTATCTACTAAATCATGAAAATATAGTTCGTAGACAAATTGTGTTGCCGCGGCAATATCATACAAGTCTTGTTGAGATTTCAATTCAGGGCGCCAGTTCATGCATCCTCGATGAAGATTATCATTCAACTTCAAAATGTCTCTGCTATCAAAGAAATCTTCCAAAATCATTGGGGTATACTTCAAAGGATCCCCATATGCCGCCATGCCCATGAGAATATATTCTTCTTCATTGGGTTTTAATCCTATTCGTTGGGTCATGGCTGAATACCACAACCCTAAACTATGTGGATATTTAACAGAGAATTTCTTTGTTAGATTGTTATCTGTGCCATGCCAAATGGTTGTGGTGTCAAACTCACCGATGGCATCAATTACTAATACAGCCGCTTCTTTAAATGGGGAGGTATAATATCCTCCCGCTGCATGACTATGGTGATGTCCTACAGTAGTGACGGGTGCCGTGATGTTGTATTTGTTTAGATACCCTCTAATACTATTATTGATCCATCCTTGTCCTGCACGAAGTTGCCGTAACGTTTTCAGCCAAGGATTCTCATACCACACAACAACATCAGGCTCACCATATCGTTTGGCGTCTGTAACAATGCCCGGATTTAAATGAGCATCATTTTTTATTCCTGAATATCGTTCAGATTGTGATGCATACAAGATTTCGCCATCTTGGACCACAGAGATGGCAGCATCATGGCTATTGGCAGATATACCCCAGATTATCATTTCTTTTTCAAACTAATCAGTTCTATGTTATCAACATGGTTGAGTTTAATATCTTTTGCATGCTCAACACAAATGTTATATAACCAAGGATAAATTGCTTTCCAATCGGTTCCTCGTCTAACATCTATTTTATCCAAATAATCCCACAACTTACGTAGGCGAACAGGATCAATGTCATGTTTCACTACCTTTTGCTTAAAACCATCTAGATAATTTTTTCTAGGGAACTCCTCAACAGGTATTTGTTCTATAAGGTCATCAAAATATTTTGTTGCATGATGGCCAATAATACATGGGTCCATAAATGATGGTGTCACAACAATATTCCAACCGTAATTGATATATTTTGTTTTTTTCCAGTCATTTAAAAAACTATAAAATTCTGCCATAGTAGGCAAGGTTAATGGCGTGATAGTAGAATGGACAGAAACTCTAACGTGAGGTGAAGTCATTAGTGTTTCAAAGTTAGTTTTCCACTCATCTAAACTCATACCATATCGAGCAAACTCTGCTTCAGGGCCCCAACAATCCATACTACACACAATTTCAAATGATTGTAATTTTCCGCTATCAATTAATGTACCCACGCGCTCAATTTTTTTCTTAAACTGTGCGGGATCATGCTTTAAGTTACTAAATATTTTCCAATTGGTATTTGGATGTTGTCTAGCCTCAAAAAATGATAGACATTCTTCAAATTCAGGTTGGTACATAGGTTCTCCGCCCAAAATTTGAAAATGATATAAGTCGGTAGAATGTTTATCCATCCACTTCCAGAATTCTTCTTTTCTATGTTCATATCCTTCTCTACTTTTGAATCCCATCAGGTCATATTCAGCTTCAATGGGACCAAAGCGTTCAATTTCATTCTGAATTAATGAACTGAAGAATGGCGAGCAATAAACACACTTTTGATTACAAACATTGGTGAAGTATACTTCCAGAATTCTAGGAGTAACGTGAGTGGCATCAGGAACATCAAACAATTCTTTAGGGACAAGGTCTAAATCATTAATAAAAGAAGTTCTTTCACTGGCACCCCCTGCATCTTCAATTGTCTTACAATATTCACAGCCGTTACCTGGCCATTCACCGGCCAACATCTTTTCTCTATCCTTTATTTTATCCGGATGATTATGGAAGTTTTGGATATCATCAGACACATCCCACCCATGACAGCGATGACAACTAGAGGAAGACCCCTCAGAAAGAAATAATGTACTCCAGGTCCATTTGAACTGGCATGCTGTATTAGTTTTAATAGGAAAAACTTTAAACTCTTTTTGCATTTTTACAATCTATTTGATAGTTTGTTGGTAGGGTAAAATACCCACCCAAGTTGAAGGTTCACCCCAGTATAGGCTACTGAAAAAATCCGGAGTGTTATGATTTACATATTGTGGAAATTTTTGTTCTATTATAGAAAATAATCTATGGGATAAGAATCTATATCCATATTCATTGGGATGACCACATACAGGTGATAACATTCCTACACGAAACATTTCTTCAACAGAAGGGAAAAATCTTTTAAATTTATCCATAGTTGTGATATCAGCATCAGATATATTTTTATATTCATTATTTTTTAACAAAAAATTTGAATCCGGAAGATAGGAATTTAAGTACTCATCGTGTGAAAAATATTTAGTATGTAGTTCAGCAAGATTAGTTGGAATATTCGTTTTAAAATTAAACATAGAAAAATATAAGAAGTTGAAACTATAACGGTTACATAAATTTCTCATGGTTTTGACATGGAAAATTTGTTCTAGAAAATGATCCAATATATTATTTTGGGTAAAATTATTATAAGAGACACCGAGTGAATAGTGATTGGTGTCGCCATGTTTATACCCAGGTAATATACTAACATTTTTACCATCTTTATAGAATGATATTCTTTCAGGAAAAGTAAGACCCCATACAACTAATACATCATAATTTTCAGATAAAGAATTTTCATCAAATACTTCTATAAATCGTTTAATTGCATTTGAATCACTAGAACCTCCTAACCCCAAATTTATCAACACATCATAATTTAGACTCTTTTGTAAATAACGAGACCAACTATGCATATGAAATCTTGGTCTATACAATTTGTATCTCTCTACAACAAAATCATTTCCAATATTGTTTGGACGATGGACAGAAGGAATTTTATTCAAATCGTATGCACCAACTCCTTCGGTAAAACTACATCCTAGCGTTATTAACAGTTTCTTTTTCATAGTGTCAATATGTTTGAAAATTCCTCAAACACAGAAGCATAATTTTGTTTACGGTATTCATCATGAGTTTTCATTTTGTGAATGAATTCCTGTTCTAGATTCTTACCTTCAGCATTCATAAAATTTAATACGGAAGTAAGGTCAGTATTTAAATGCGTGTACTTATTGATTTTCTCACTAATTTTATCCTTAGCGAATGAAGAAAGATTTACAATTGAAAGAACCTCAGGGTGATATAAAATGTTTAACCAAACAGGTATTTCTTGTGATTGAAAAAATTCAAGATACTCAGGTAGATAAAATACATTAATGGAACTGACGGTTAGACAAATTTGCGTTCTTCCTGAAAATTCATTTTTAAATCTTTGAATGTTATTCAAAACACTATCCCACTTGGCAGGATATCGTTGATACTCAAATTGTGGTCCGATTCCATCAATACTTAGCATAATATCCACATCCTCAAAATGTGGCCAGATTTCCTTTACAGCTATTTCAGGGAAAATAGTTCCGTTGGTATTATAGTGTATCTTTTGTTTTTTACTATATCCCATCTCAATACTTTTTTGTAATACTTGAAAATGGCGGGAGATTAAGAAAGGTTCTCCCCCATATATTTCAAATAACTCAACATTAGGTAATATAGTATTCAAATCGGTCCAAAAATTTTCATTATAATCAGGCCATTGCATTACTTGCTTTCTATCTGCGTTTACTTTTTGTCCAATATCAGTAACTATGTCAGAACCATATATATCCTTATGTTCCTTTACCCAATTACTAGAACTACCTGGGCTACAAATTCTACATTTTAAATTACATGTGTTACCTAATTTGAGGTCAAGAAATTTTATCTCACATACAGTATTTTCTGAGTTAATTCTTTCTGGTGTAAAAGTTTCGTGATTTATATTCCATCTTTTATTTTCACGTATTCTTTTACTTTCTTTACCAAATTCTTCTTCCTTCCAACAGGCAGCACAGGCAGTGGGTTTTTTACCTTCTAATAGAGAAGTTCTTAAATTTCGGATAGAAGAAGAATTCCATACATCTGATAAGGTGTCTTTACTAAGGGAAAAAAATTCTCCTGTATCCTTTGTATAAAATTCTTGACTCATACAGCAAGGTGCAACAAAACTGTCCGACCGTGCCTCTAAATGCACAAATGGAAGAATACAAAATGTTTTACTCATGAAACATAAAACTCAATTCAGGAAATGTAGAGGTAAAAGATTCCTTTCTAATCTTATCTAGATGTTTAGTGAGGCTTATAAACTGCTCATGATTTACTGCGTCAAAGGGAGCAGTAATATAATTTTTAGCCAATTCCCATCTATCTAACATGGTCTTACCACAAAGTTTATTTTTCGTGAGAAAGTCAATTTTTTCCTGATATTTTTCTGCTACCTGTAAACGAAAATCTAAAGGAACAACATTTGCTTTATACCAAAGAGGATCAGTTACAATGTTTATATTCATATTATCATATGAAATAAAATTATTATCTATCATGTAATCATAGTACTCAACTAAGGTTGCAAAATTAAAAACGCTCAACGTTACACCAATAATAAATTCGACATGTGGAGTTAATGTTTTAATATCACGAATATTTTTTTCTGCTTTGGACCAAGTCAGTCCTTTTCTAATGTACTCCGCTCTGGGACCCCATGAATCTAAAGAAGCTAGTACAACAACTTTATCAAATTTCTTCCAATAATCACAGATATGTGTATTTTTAAATACAACATTAGATAAATTGGTGTTATATATCAGATTGATATTTGTTTTGTTGTGTTCAATTAAAAGATTTAAAAATTTATAGTGCTCTTCCATCAGTAAGGGCTCACCGCCAGCAAAATACACACTTTCTATTGTAGGTATTATTTCTTCTATCTGTTCCCAAAAAATTTCCCTGGGAATATCGGGTTTAGTTACAACAACACTTCCCGCAGGTTTGCCTAAAAGAGTATTATGGTCTAATGCCCACTTACTACTAAGCTCAGGGCCACATGTTCTACACCGTAAATTACAAAAATTACTAAATCTAAAATCAACATAGGGAAGATTCATCTTCTCAACTGTGCCATCTTCTAAAGTCTCATCTACTTTATCAATGTGATGGAAAAAATTACGAGTTATGTCAGTGCGAAGGCTATTACCACCAAATTCTTCTATCTCGTAGCATCTGCTGCATTCAGGAACATATTCATCGTTTAACATTGCTAAACGATTCTTTTTCATTTGAGGTGAATTCCATAGATGCTTCAAAGAATTTTCTTTAGAAAGAACCCCTAACGGAGTTTGTGGGTCAGATGTACAACACATGTATGTGTTGCCGTTAGGCCATGTATGCATATGTATCCACGGTATTAAACAAAATCTTTTACTTTCTTTTAATAGCTCTTTGTTAAACATGTTCATCTAATACACTGTTAAAGGTTATGAATTTTTCTCGCATACTTTCTATGCTAGGTTTTGACAAATGATTTTTTACATTATCGAAATCCCATGAGTACATGATGTTCCGACACTGCTCTATTATAACACTCTTTTTATGTTCTTCTAGATGCCATGCTTGTTGAAATACTGGATCATAAACCCAGTTTATGTGTATTGGAATTTTTTCTTGATGAACTATAAAATCATAAAATTCAGCTATATGTTCAATATTATATAGGCTAACAGTTTGTACGACACTTAATTCTATCCAGGATTCCTGTTTTAATTTCCGTAGATTTGCCAACGTTGTTTCCCACACACTATTGGTTCTGATGTATTCATTTCTTTCTCCCAAATCATCTATGCTTGCACTTATAGTACACTTCTTGAATTGTTTCCAGTAGGCTAATAATTCATCATCAACATTAGTGAGATTTAAATTGTACCAAAGTTCAATATTATTATTTAATCCGGTCTCAATGAGTTTTTCAAGATAGGAAAAATGTTTTTTAATTAATGTGGGTTCTCCTCCATTAATGTATATTCTTTTAACATTGTGTGAATGAGATAGCAAATCATCCCAGAAGGTATCACTCTCATACCATGTGCCACGTTCAATATCTCCATATTTCGTGACGAACGAAAGTTTATGTTCTAACATTTTATGGTCGCGTATCCATTTGGTACTACTTGCAGGATTACATGTTCGGCATCGAAGATTACACACATTACCCAAGCGAAGTTCGATGAATTCAAAGTCAAGGGAAATAGTACCGTCAGAGTTAGTGTGTTCTACAATATCATCAGAAAAATATCGCTCATTTTCTTCAATTCGTTTACTTCGTAGTCCCATGCGCTCATCATCATAACAGCGTTTACATGAAGCGGGTTCAACACCGTTTAACATTTCTAAACGAACCTGACGATAATAATCACTATTCATGATTTCATTGATGCTGTTCGTGTTTAACGAAAGCCACTCAACCTTATCTCCTTGAAAATTTCTTGCTCGACTTGCTCCACCTGTGTGGTCTGAAATGCAACACAATGTACAACCACCGTGAGGATGTGTGGCCAAATGTTTCCAAGGCAATGAGCAAATTTTACCGTACGGATTGTCTATTCCACCAGTCATATAATTCTGTATCCTGTTTGTAAATATCTTCGATAGTATATAGTTCTCCGCGAACTTTATCTAATTGTCGATGCCAATTTCTTCCATTAAAGAATTTTTCTTCGGCATCTGAAAATTGTTCCTGGAAGGTCGGGCGCTTCTTCATCTCGTTTAACGTGTTTATTAGTGAGTAGCTTTTACCTGTTGCCCGAGGTGTCATATATGCCAATAGTTCGTCAATTTTTCTATCTAGAATATGTCGTGGCCATGCAAAAGGACTCAACACAATATCGGGATGAAATGCAAACATAATTTTTGTTTCAATACGCACATTTAATTCCAATGATAAATCAAACAAATCTTTTAATGCAAACATGCCTGGTCCTGTAATAGTCAAGTCAAACAACATTCTATCTTGACCACCTGGAATTTGTAAACCTTGTTTGAAATTGTTTAACCATATATCCCATTTAATACCTTTACGAATATATTCAACAATGTCGCCCGTGCCATCAATACTGGCACACATCAACCAATCTTTAAATTGTGGGAGATAGTCATATAAGTTCTTGCCATAGTATTCCACACGACTTAAATTGCTATTATATCGAAGATAACAATTTTTTGCACTACCGTTTTTAATCATTTCCTCCAATGCCCACCAATGTATCTCATACATCAGCGGTTCCCCTCCGACCCAGTAACATTCCTCAACAATGCCGCGAGAAATGGCATCACGAAATTCAGGCTCCACAACATCAATCTGGAATTTCTGCATCTTCTCTTTGACTTCAGGAATCATGAAGGGCTGGTGTTCAGGTGTCCAGAACCCATGTTTCTTCTTTTCAGCCTCCCAGGATGAACTAAGCTGTTCACCACACATTCTACATTTGAAATTACAAATGTTAGAGTACCGATAATCAAATGAAATGGGTTCCATAGTTGTGAATCCTGTTTCATCCGTCTTGGTAAATGCCTCTTGAATCTTGTGTTGAAATAACGCACCCGTGAACCATTTACGATAACTACTAACACTCAAAATGTCATCGTTACATACATCACACTGAGGGATACGTTCACCTGCCATGAGTTTTTTACGAATATCCTTCATGTACTCACTATTCCAGTGTTCCTTAAGTGACACAGGATTGAAATCATCTGCTGATGTTTTTGATGCTTTTACTTCACCATATCGTTCATCATTTGATGCATCAATGTATTGTTTTTGAAAACTATGTTCCTCACGGCTGGCACAACACAACCTACGTTCTCCTTGCGGGGAGATGTAGGTGTGTGTCCAAGGTGCCATACAAAATACTTTATTTGGACTCTCAGGATCCAGCTGGCCATGTTGCCAGATTGGAAGAATCTTACTCATTGGCTCCTAACTCATCCTTGAGGGTATTCCATCCATGAGATGTATCTTCATCATATCCTGCCGTAGTGGCAGGATCTCCTGCCATGTCATGTATAACATTTAATTCCTTACGATACCGATTATTCTTGATTTCATCTTCTGTTGGCACCGGAACATCAATACTATCAATGAAGTCTACAAATTCCTTCGGAAATGTTTCACGGAAATTTTTTCCTCGACGCACATCATATTGTAAGTAGAAATTTTTGAAATCATTATACAACATGTCCTTCTCGGCAGTATTTTTATGTGGTGTGTCAACACTATCAAGATAATCAATTAGTCGCTCCACATGAGCTTGCTCCCATGGGCTTAATAGTGTGAGACCGTTCATATCCTTCTCTCCTTTCACAAGAACAGCATCAAGCCAAATTCGAAGTTTATCACGGAATTTCTCCTTCATGTCTTTGGGCAGTACAGCTGCACTTTGAAATGATGGGAAACGAAGAATGTTTAATGACATGTTCATGTACTGACGACCATATTTTCTCTTGAACTCAAACATATCATCCATAAATTCTGTGATTGATGATAAACACAGGCTGTTAATGGTCATCATCATATGTAAACTTTCAAGATTACCCTCAGAAATTAACCGATGTAAGTTGTTCTTCCATTCCTCATATTTCATACCATCACGAATATATTCGGAATGTTTACCCACTGATTCATTTGAAGTGTAAATTTGAAAACGAGGTACATGATGACTAGCCTCAATCAACTTGTCCAGTGTTTCTTGTTTTTTCGGTACAAGATTTGAGTTCATGGCAAATCGCATATTTCTACCACGTTCCGGATTTTGCTTGAACCAATCAAATAACTTCCAGACTGACGGTGCCATCAAAGGTTCGCCGCCTGTGATACGGATTTCTTCAAGATTATCTGCCAAATCTGATTCCCACCAACGCCAAAATGCCTTGACATACGGATTCTCATCCTCGTGACGATATCCTTGAGCCCAGGGTGCAACATCAATGAAATGTCCTCGTCCATCACTTACAATATTTCTATATGGACCTAAAGTTTTAATGTCTTTCACCCAGGTTGTTGAGAAGGCAGGGTTACAATATGAACATGCAAAATTACAAGTCCGTTCAAAAGAAATTTCTAGTGTACGAAGCGTAACATCATCCTGCCAATTCATTGTACTGGCACGAAGAATGTCCGCATCCTTGTAAATTTCTGTTTTGTATACTCGGTCAGAGACATTGTTTCTTCCGATATCTTCCACCTTCCAACAATACTCACATTCTGCTGGGCGTGTACCTTCTTGCATGTACTTACGCATTAGCTTTTTATGTTTTGTGTTGTGAATGGCAGAAGGATTTGCTTCCAATTCTGCGACATCAATGTTATGACCAGGAGGATGGTGACAACTTGTAGTCTGTCCATGTCCCAACCAAATGGTTGCATTATACCATTTGGCAGCACAGAAACTTGGGCTGACACTATCAATCATTCGTTTCTTGAATTCTAAGAAGTTTTCATCTGAACGTCTAGTCATCTATTGTATGCCTCATGTTTACATTCTAAAAAGAATTGTTCGTATTCTGGGAAGGTTTTCACAAAATTTGTATTTCTTCTCTTATCGTGTTCTTGAATGAAACGATAAAAGTTTTCTTTATTGTCACGAAGTTGTTGACTATCTATACCTTCCTCCATCAAGGCTAGATTACGCTTCAACTTTAAAATTTCATATGGCTTGAATCCCGTGAATGTCTCGGAGTAATCTTCACCCTGAACATTGTCTTCCATGAATTTAATGATATCCTGTATTTTTTCAACACCTTCCGGTCCTGCATTTTGAATCATGAACCATGTGGGATATCGAAGAACTGGAATATCAAACCAAATTCTCTGAAATTTCTTTTTTACAAAAGGAGGATGTACAACACCGTGTGTGGGAGCAACTTCTACAACATAATCTTGTTGGTGCTTACCTCCAAATTCTTCGCGCAGGTCTAGGATCATCTGTAAAAACTGTTTCAAACTAGGAATACTGAGAATATTGAATGTATTGATGAAACTTACACTTGTATGTCGTGTTTCTCTCAAAAACGTTCTCACATTATTCAGTAATCTTGGAAATTCCATACCATGACGCATATACTCAGCTTGCTCACCATAACCATCACAACTCACAAATAACATGAAGTGTTTGAAGGCAGATTGAATATACCAGTTGTTATTCGTTTCAGGATTTACGTTGTGTGTATCTTCAAAAACACGGATGGTTTCCATGTCTTTAACTGTGCTCATGAATTTTTCAAATAATTCTTGACGCGGAGGACACATGTTAGAAGTAATGGATAACTCTATCTGTCCATGGGGGTGATTGTTAACATAGTCTAGAACCTTATAGGTATTGGCATCCATTAAAGGTTCGCCGCCCGTCATTCGAAATACACGGAGATTATGATAAATTTGTGGCCACCAGTCCCAAAATGCCTGAACATACGGATTATCTTTCTGTGCAACGTCCAAAGGCATCAAATTCATATTTTCTAACGCCTTAACATCATTGTGTTCAAAATTTTTCAATGCATAGGGACCAAATGTTTTGACTTCATCATGCCAGGTGGTACTTAAATGCGGGCTGCAGTACATACACTTGAAATTACAGGCTTGATTGAAGTTTACCTCAACATATCTTGGCGACACATCCCATTCAGCCCCATTTTTCACAACCTCATCAAATACAGGTGCAGCCCACCATTCACTACTTCTATAATGACGGTCGCTCATATGCCCCTCTACACCTCCGCCGGGTGCATCTTCCATTTTCCAACAATAAGAACAACCAGCAGGACGTTTTCCCTCCATCATCATCCGTCGTTCTTCAATTTTTTGAGGTGTATTATGTAACACACCCGGATTCTTTTTCAAAAGTTCAACCGGGATGGAATGTGTGGGCGGGTGATAGCAACTCTGTGTTCTTCCTTGAGGCAAATGTAGAGAAACCTGAAGCCATTTTGCAAGACACATTGAGGAACTTACACCATTCAATTTTTCACGCATTATTTCTGCGCTATTATGATATTCTATAGTCATGAGTGCACATATTTAAAAGTTTGTACAGTAAAAAATCACTTCACACCTATAATCATAAAACGAGTAAATTGTTTACAATCTAAAGATCCAGTCATACGAACATTCATTAGAATGAACGGCGCATAAAATTCTTCCAACGTGTCTACACAATTAACATGTTCATCACAATCAAAATAGTTATTGCTTTGCAAAGCAATAACAGTATTATTGGGTATTTTTCTATACCAGGTATCAAGAATTTTTTGGTTTACGTGTTCAACTGAAGTATTAATTACCAAAGAATCATCGCTATAATCAGAAAAATTTTCCATTTTTTCTGTGATAAAGTTTATTCTAGAATCATGATTACATAATGCAGCTCCTATTGCTGCACATTCAGGATCCTGGTCAATAGAAAAAACTTTCACATGGGGATATGTATCCACTATCATTTGTGATAGAATTCCGTACCATCCCCCGAATATGTATACGTTTGAAAAATTTTTAGTGTTGGTATTACAAAGATTTTCCACTAACCAAACCTTACTTTTAATTTGGCTCTCCCAAAAATTTTCTAAAATACGATATTGTTTAGAAGAATCATGTTGATAGCTACGAATAACATTCATCCATTGAATGATTCTTTCAGGTGCTATTGTAACAGTTTTCATGGATAAATGAATTCATCGTTATTGTTCTTTTTTTGTCTGTAAAATTTATAATCTAGCAACTTTGTGATAAGCCAATCAACAATTTTATCTACAATTTTCATCATCGCACCGTATATTGCTCCAAAGAGCGGTTAAGGACATTGTTTACTTGGATGAATTGTGCCTTTTCAGACATTTCCGAGATATTTATCGCGTCAATATAGGCACATGTTGAACGAATTCCGCCTAAAATGTCAATAACAGTGTGTTCTACTAGTCCCTTGTATGGAATTTGTACGACACGCCCCTCGGAAGCGCGGTAATTTTTCACTTGATTGTGCTTTTGTTGAGCTGCATGGCTGCTCATGCCGTAAAAAGTCACTTTTCCATCACGAATTTCTTGTTCCGACTCATCATGGCCGGCAAAAATACTGCCTGCCATCACCATTTGTGCTCCTACGGCCAGTGCTTTTGAGAAATCACCAGGAAAAACACACCCGCCGTCGCTCTGAACGCCGCCTCCTACGCCTTCAGCAGCAGGAACACACTCCATGAGAGCAGAAAATTGCGGATAACCCACACCCGCAACACGCCGTGTAGTACATACAGCACCGGTTCCAATGCCCACGCGCGCTAAATCTGCGCCTGACAGGATCACACGCTCAACTGCCTCAGGTGTAACTACGGTTCCTGCCATGATGAAGGCGTCAGGTATGCTCTCGCGCACACGCGAAACGAAATCATAGAAGGTGTTCATGTAACCATTCGCCACATCAATGACAATTTTCGGCTTCAATCCCTTGTTACGCATATATTGTGACACATCCAACGCCTTACACAGGTCATCATCACTCATACCAATTGTTAAGAAGGCATGAGAGATATCTTCTTGCACCATCCAATCATCTAACATGTGATGTTTTGTAATGGCAGTAAACATATCAAACTTCTTCAATGCGCGATGCATACTAAATGTACCGACACCATCCATATTGGCAGCAATGATGGGGACACCCGTGATGGATGTACCCCACTTGCCTTGGATTGTTGTAGTCACATCTACCTGACTACGTGATGTAATGTCAGAAAATTGTGGCACAATTAAGACATCATCAAAATCCAACTTGACCATATTATGACGCCTTCTTGGTTACAGTTTCATACAACTGCTCAAAATCCTTATGCAGTTCAACTTCTTCACTGTAATTGCCCTTGTGGTAGGTGCGTGCCAACTTGTTGAGCACCTTACGATTCAATTGTAGGTCGTCGCAGACATCGTTCTTTAATGTTTTCATCAGGTCACGCTCCGCCTCAACGCGGGTCATGCTGGCCGAAATTTCCTTTAAGGCATCAAGTAACTTCAGCTTATCTTCAGGTGATGCAGGTAGAGTCATGTTCTATGTTCCTCAAGTCAAAGTTTTTCCCTGGGTCATGTTTTCTGCCCCGAGGCCATGCAATATCTGAATGACCTAGTATGGGTTTCTCAACATTATCAGGATACCGCAATCTAATATAAGATAATAAATTTTTCAAGCTCTCGTACTGCTTACAGCTATAATTGGTGGAATTTGTTCCTTGTAGTGCAATGGCTATGCTAAAGCCATTCCAACCAAACATACCACCCCAACGTGAATCGCCTGCATGTTTTGCACTATGGCGTAAATCCATGAATTGAAAAATTGACCCATCAGTTTGGATGAAATAATGGTATGCCAATTTTCTTGCCCGTAAAACCAATCGTGTTGCACTCGCATTTAAATTCCCTCCATCATTATGAATAACAACATAATTTTTTGTTGTGTCACGGGGAACCTTACCCGGCAAGAAATTCTTTTTTATCTTTGGTTCTGCCGCTGCGAGTTGTAGCATCACTGCTAGTGATAGTGTTGCCAGCATCTAGTTCTCCTTTTGTGGGGATGATGAACCAGGCGGCAAAATATGCAATCACAATGGGCACCGGGGTGAACAATAGGCAAAATGCTGCAATGCGTACGACAGTAACATCCCAATCGTACATCTCACCAATACCGCCACATACTCCCCCAAACTTCTTGTTAGTTTCACTTCTATACCATTTCATGTTGTATCTCCCGATATTTCATCAGTGCAAGTTCTTTCGCCTTGGTCTCAAGGTCTATGTCAATATTTAGTCCATAATCATCAATGAAGTTGAATGCATAATCAGAATGGGCACGAGGATTGCCCTGTACATTCTCATTGAGATTTTTACTTTCGCTGTAGTGAAACAGCGGCGTACAATCCCACGTGGTTGCTGCCAAATGCGCGGCACCATGACTTGTCATACCATCAGGATGAAAGGTATGATGAAAATAGTCAAAGGTGATGGGTGTATTGATTTGTGAATAAATGTCATCATACAATTGCTTAACCGAGAAGGCATTCGCCTTGTCATCATTCTCCACAACCAATCGCTTTTGTGTATCTTCCTTGAGCATATGGAATCGGTCAATGAATCGGTCAATGACATCCTTACTGTAATTCATCCCGACATGAATGTTTAGTGGATAATAATGATTGGCAGGTAATTGCATCATAGCCATCAAATCATTGTGATGATTCAAGTCATGAATAGAACGCCGAGCCACCTCATCCTTCACAGTGCCGAGTTTGACAAAATGGTCAGGATGAAATGAGACACGTTGACCACTGTCACGAATAATTTTACCGGCATCCTTCATGATATCTACAATGTCAACCATGTCAGGTAAATCATCAATCACATATTCTGAATTCCATGGGAAGATGTTACTGCCAATACGAAACACCTTGATGTTATTTGCAACATTCCAATTCAAGATAGCCACCAAGTCCTTGGCATTCTGTAAGGCTAAAGCGGACGTGCGAACCAAACCTGTATCCTGTTGGAATGAGGCCTGGCGCATCGTCCGCCCAGTGGTGATTTTTTGCTTACCTAGTGTGACATTGATGCAACAGTAACCTACCTGATGTGGCATAACACCTCACGATTAGAGTCATATTGTAATATAACACCTTTAGGTGGTGTTGTCAAGGCATCACTACTTAGATTTTTTAGGTTTGCGAAGATGTGGTTTCACGCGAACCTTCTTCACAGTTCCTGTTTTCTTATTCTTTATTTTACGCCAAACTTCAGCGATATATTTATTCGCCATTATCTCTTTCTGCGAATATTGCGTGCTCGACGCTTTTTGCTACCAACCTTTCGCCGGCCTTTACGTGGACGGTTCTTGTGTGGGTGTGGCATCATTCCTCCTGTTTATCAGTTGAATTATTTTTTAAAGTTTCTGGATATAGAATTTCAAAATCTCCAGAATATAGAGGTTGTAGTATTTCAACAATCTTTTGAAGAAGAACTATATTATCTCTTGAAAGAATAGCATTTTTATTAAAACTCCCCGTATGCCATTCAAAAAATTTATCATGTATAACATGAGACAATGAGGTGATATTCACTATACGGTATTTTTTTGGGTCACCTTTTGTGTACTTGAAATAATTTATTAGTGGCACCGTATGGGTATCATACTGTAGTAAATCATATAATTCATAATCCTTATATGAGGAAAGAAAATTATATGCACTTGAAATTAAATCAGGATGTTTGTTGAAAGATAATTTTAGAAATGCTTCTGAATATAACTTATCATTTGTTAAATTATATTTAAGATTACTAGCATCTACTTTATCCCTGTAGACGAATACATTATACCAAGCCATAAATCTATCAACAGGATCTCTATAAATGAAATATCTTTCTTTTATAGAAAGGTCATCTATTAACTCATTAGATGACTCATCACGTATAGCCAATTGTTTATATCCCTTTTTATTAAAAAAATTTTCTAAAAAAGTGGATCCGCACTTATTGGCATATACCCACAATATACCTCGAGGTATAGAAAAATTTCCGAAAAAAGAAGGAAGTGTCTGATCCATCTTTATCCCATGTTAAACGTTATACGACACATTTTGTCGGATGCACTGTTCCTTAAGAGCCTCAACATGGTTCTTGCTCAATTCGGTTGCCATCTTCATCAATTCTGGGATGTTCTCCCGTGTAAGTTGCACTTCGTTTGGATGCATTATAACTCTCCGTGTTAGGTAATCCGCTATACTCACAAATTTCTTCTTGTTTTCCAAAGATTCTATCCCAATTGTCATTGTAGATATTTTTATCTACACTTAACGGTCTGGGTGCATCTCCTTTACCATTCATAAATTATTCCTCTCAAATGCCCATGTTCTTTCAACACAACCAATACATTTACTGCAATGTGATATTTTATCTATGAAACAACTATGTGTCATATTCAATAATTCTAATAATCCTTCATTTTTGTACATCTCAATGATTCTATCTTTTTGTAATCCTTTAAAAGGTAGAACTATTTTATTGTTATTTAAATATTCGCGTTTAGGTAAATGGTCCATATGTTCATTGCTGCCAATATATAACATATCAACTTCCACCTTTGCTAAATGTAGTGCCCATCTAATAAACGTTCTATCCTTATCTTCTTTTGTATTCTTCACAGGGATTGTAAAAGGAAAATTCACACTAACATTATTATTTTCATTTATATATGTTACTATGTTTTCTATTCTGTCTAAGTTAATGGAAGGGTCAAGTACAGTATAAAGTTGTAACACATTATCTTCTTTAGACAATCGGTTCAACAACAAAGTACTCTCAACCCCTCCCGTAAAAAACAATCCAACTTTCATCAATCTTGTAAATCTTTATCTAATCCAAAAGAAACGTAATTATACCATAGACGTTCATGGAAATAATATAAGGCAATCTTTGTGATGACTTCCACACCACCCACTGATACACCAATTTTCCAACTACCGGAAATTAATCCGGCAATTATCATGGTGTCTATAGTACCTAGTATTCGCCAACTAATGGCTTTGGCAATGTGTCGTTTACGCTGAACCATTACAATCCCATCTCCTTACGCACGTTAGTTGCCGAGATGGATTCTGTTTGGGCATCTAGATGAATTTGTTCCACCTTGTACCCAACATCTCGCCCATAATACACACCGGTGATGTTAGGAAGATAATAGATGTGATACCGTCCTTCATACTTGTCGCGCAATTTTTCATCAATGAAATTTTCAACTTCATATGAAGTAAACGGATTCTTTGCATCCGTGCCGTGAGTGTCACGGATACCAATCAACACCTGCCCTTCCTTTTCCAAGATGGTTTCAAACAACTTCACATGCCCATCATGGAAGGGTTGAAAACGTCCAATCATCAATCCTGTGGGTGCCTTCCAATTGAACACAGGCCTCGGAGCAAACGTCTTTTCAATCTTGGCAACAATGTCATCTGTCTGAACATTTACATCGCCCCAAGCTGTGATTTCAACATCAACAAAATCTGGGCGAATAAACACCTTATTGGTATCTTCAAATCGTCCTGCCTCAATGGTGTTCATGAACACGACGAAATCAGGTTCAAATGCCCAGCGCGTATCTGGTGTGGGGCATACAAAATCAGCAACACTATATTCCGTGTTGGCTACATGTGATAAGTCGCGCATGCGTGAAGCCTGACGAATTCTTCCTTCTTCTGAAAAGTCCCAATCATTGAACATCTTACGCACTTCATCGGCATTGAAATATGCCGCCTTGAGCTTTTCAGCAAGCACCTTTGCCAAGGTGGTCTTGCCTGAACCAGGTAATCCCATAACTAAAATTTTCATACTGTCTCCGGTGAAGTTGACCAAACAATGCTATTCAGTTTATACTTATATTCATTACGAATTGTCCTTTCTACAAATCGCCTAAAATCATCAACATTACGGAACATATGATTTGTTCCTTGATGCACAACACCAAACACACCCACTACTTCCAATACATCCACCTTGTTGATAATTAAATCTGTAACGTCATTCACATGCATGGCTTGAATGACATCATCAAGATGTAACCAGCGCACCTGTCGCTTTCTGCCTGTCGTGGCGCCAAATTCTTGCCCCACTTCTTGAATGGATGCAAACACAGCATCATCTTGTGTGTAATGTGTTTTAAATCCTGAGTAGGTTTCATATGCCTTCATGACACCATACACATTGCGCCATGTGCGCGGAGCAATACCATTCAATGCCACGGCGCCTGTTGTGCAATGTGAACTTGTGACATAGGGATAATCTCCCCAATCAATGTCAATTTGAAATCCTTGAGCTCCCTCACACAATACAGTTAATTCACGCGGCATCTGAAAAAAATATTGGGCAACATCAATTACGCCATAGGGCCGGGTGAAATCATTGAATGTAACTAAATCACCCAGACGATTTCCTGTACGGGCATACTTGTCCCGATAGGTGGGACCAATGCCTTGGCGTGTTGTCCCAATTTTATTATCTTGACCATCTTCGGCAATATGGGCGGGTGCCGTGATGTGACAACGCTTATCAACATAAATGTTGGTTTCAAATCCCAATTTCTTCAACATGTTAATTTCTTCAACCAAGGCTGGAATATTTACGACACACCCAGGACCAATAATGCAGGGAATGTTGTAGAACACCCCCACAGGAACTTGATGTGTCACCACCTTTTGTCCTTCATGATAGATGGTGTGTCCGGCATTGGCGCCGCCATTGAAACGTAAGACTACATCATAGTCACGCTGTTTTGCCAAATGATGTGACACCTTACCCTTTCCTGTGTCACCTGCCTGTAAATCAATTACAATGTCTGCATGTTTAATCATAATATAATCCTATGTGTAGTTATGCCGAGAAACTTGACCCACATCCGCATCCGCCTGTGGCGTTGGGATTTTTAAATGTAAATCCGGATTCCGTCAATGTCTTGACATAATCCAATTCAGCACCTTCAAGATATTGCGCTGAGAAAGGATCAACAATGATTTTCACATCGGCGGCGGCATCAATGAGCACATCATCATCGGCAGCAACATCTTCCAACATGAGTGTATATTTAAATCCTGAACATCCGCCGGGCATGACACCCATGCGATAATGTTGAACATCATGCTCCTTGTTGGCACGGAGTTCTGTGATGGCGTTATCAGTTACGTGAATATTCATTATC